GCATAGAATATAGAAATAGATGAATACTATATATCATAGCATATGTACCTAGCATATATTTAAAGAAATAGTATAATACTATATATAATATATATAATATATATAATAAAGCTAATATATACAAGCTATTTAGTATAGCTTGTATATATTAGCTTATATATTATACTATCTCTTATATAATATATATATATATATATATAATATAAGTACCCCAGATTTCTTCGGAGCGCTGCCGATCCAGAAAGAACATCTCAGCAACTCGTTTCCCTTCCTGATCTTGTCTGCCCCAAGCAAACTCGCCATACAGAAAATTTATCGTTAATGCTTGACAAATCTCTTGATTTGTGCTATAATAACTACGGATGGTGGGAGATAGGCTTTTCATATGGGTGCTACACCGAGCTTTCAGGTGAACATCTGCTGATCTCGCCTTTTCTTCACAACATGCAAAATCAGTCGTTACGTCAAAGGAGGCCGCATGGAGCAGATCGCAATTACCAAACTCAAACCTCATCCGTGGATTCCAACAATGTTGGATTCCTCACCCAGCATGAGATGAAGAACCACAAGATTTCTGTATGATCGAATAGGAGAATCCACATGCAGTACAGCAAACAGGAACAAGAAACAACAATCACCTGGGATGAGCAGGAGCGTATAGCCCACATCTACTCATCCTCCCCTATCACGATTCGCAAACTCGACAAGCTGGTTGCTCAATTCCCTGATACATATTCATGTGTTTGGTCTGAACCCGGTAACACCGCAAAGAAGTATACCGTCAGCCACAAGCTAATTAAATTCAGCAAGCCAGCTAAACCCATGTCCGATGAACAGCGTGAAGCTGCTAAAATCCGTGGTAAACTTCTAGCGGAAAAACGGCAGCTTGCGCTTTCGTCAAAAGACTAAAACAGCGGATGTCAACATTGCCTCAAAACACATAGACTTTTCCTTATACTTTTTGACCTTCAAATTCTACCCTAACACGAATACGTCTTGACGTTTGGAGGTCGAAAACTATAGACGATTTCCTATCCGTTTTGATACTAGAATTGATTTCCGCTTAATTGGTTCGCTGCAAATGCAGGAGAGTCCTATTATGACTCCCCTTGAAAGGATGATGCTTATTGGAACAAAAGGCAAGCCATAGACTAATCTTTAAGCTGCATACCGCTCAGTTAAAGAAAGCCAAATGGAACCTTACCCTTGATCTCAAGGTAGCTATGCGTGAATACCCTGAAACCGTTGTCGCCCTCAACGATTCTCAGATGCTTCGCTGGATTGACGAGATCAATGGAGTGACCGACATTACGCCGAAGGTGAACTACATCTATCGGCAGCTCAAAGCTGAAAAGCGAAAACCCAGAAGTCGTGCGACGCAATTGGCCGTTCGCAATCTGTATGATACCCTCTATGATCTTCAATTCCAGAAGGATTACGTCTGTATCATCATGGACAGCTTCAAGGATTATGACCGCGCTAATCAGGGCTTTTACATCAATGGCGTTAAGTACCATCGGATGCTCGGCACTAACGGCGGTATTAAGAACTCGACCATTGTCTATGTCAATGACAGGATTTACCCTGAACTCTATAAGCGGATGTGCAATGGCCGCGATATGACAAAGATGCTGGTTCCCGCAAAACTCGAAGCATATCAGGCGCTTGTCTGTTCTGGCTCTGTTCCGCTGCCTGAACCTCGGATTATCGTGGTCAAGGATTGTATAACCAGATTCAGGGAAGATGTGATTCTGATAAACGACGAGGCAGACGGTGAACCTGTCATGACCTATGAAAGAGATTATGAGATTGAGCATGACGATTCCGATGGCTTTGGTCTGATGTCTCCTGAGTATTCGCGGAAGGTCAACGGTTGGCTGAATGGCGACTACGAAAATACTGTCTCAGGATTTAATTCCCGCTATGCCTGGACAAAGGGAATGGTTTACTGCTTTGACTTCGTTGAGTTCGCTGAGAAGATCGCTGGCAGCTACATCATTCAGGATGTTTGGGGTGATCCTCGTGACGTTCGGGAAGCCGACGTTATCCTGACTGAATCCATGCTGAAGCTCTGGGACAGCTACGATTCATGGGAAAGCTACAAGAAGAATTGCGACGAGAATCACTACGAGTTTTCTGCCGCAAAGACTACGCCTGACCAGCTTGAAAATGAGCGAGACAGCAATTACCAGTTCCTACAAGACCTCGATCTGTCTGATGATGACATCGCTGAGCTATGTAAACACACGTTCGATGAAATCAACGACGCGCTAGGTATGGACTACCGTAAGGCATTGACCTTCCTAGTCGGCTACAGCCTCAGTGACAAAAACTCTTTCAGGGATGATATGGATTATGCCGTTCGCGCTCTGATGGTTGAACCTCGGTTGATTAACGACTCCTTCATTCGCAAGAAGATATGGAACATGCTCAACCGAAGGATTACGGGTGCAAAGCGTGGTGCGTTGCGACTGGAAGCGAACTATGCTATGATCTCTGGCGATCCGTATGCGCTATGTCAATCAATGTTTGGCCTTGAAGTAACCGGTCTGTTGAAAGCTGGCGAGGTCTATCATAAGTATTGGATCGACAAGGGTTCGGATGAAATCGCGTTGTTCCGGGCACCAATGACGGTTCGTTCATCGATCAGAAAGATGGAATTGTGTAAACGCGAAGAAGTAGCATATTGGTATCAATACATAACTACGGCGCTGGTCAACAATGCATGGGATTCAACATGCGAAGCTATGAACGGTGCTGACAAGGATTAACCGCTAGTCCTTGTAAAACTTGGTGAACCCATACTTGTGGGGTGTCGCGTAATGCGGCTAACGGTGGAACTCTGATTCAGACAATACCGTGCCGATCCGAAACGGAAACGCTTCGGCAGGTGTAACGACTAGAGAATACGAGCTAAGTCGAAAGATATGCTTATGAATCTCGTACTGCTGCGGTGAAACTCCGTGGCGGGAAGTACCAAGCTCCGAGCAATCGGATGAAGAGATAGTCTAATCCTGCTGGTGACAGTAGGTATCAATGGGCGATACAAACATGTGTACGGACAATTCGGTTATTCTTCGCTGTTTTGAGAATCAACCAACGATCATCTGTATGCAACGAAAAGCTGACAAGAAAGTGCCAACCGAGTCAGACATAGTAGCTGCGAATAAGCTGGCGTTCAATGATGAAATAGGGATTGTTACAAATCATGCGACTTCCATGATTGAGCGTCGTGCTATGTTTGAGCCAGGAAGCAAAGAGTACGAAGTGCTGGATTACCGCATTAAGTGCGGCCAGTTGTTCCAACAAAACACAATAGATAGAGCTAAAGGCATAATTGCAAAACCAATGCCGTCATACTGGTATTCTTACCGTGACTGTATGCCTGATGAGAACGACGATTCTGAAACTTTGGCTCTGAAAGAGTTTAACCGCAAGATTGTCGCTTCTGAAAAGCCATACTTCATGAAGTACGTCTATCCGCAGCTAAAGACTAAACATAACCAGTATGAGAAAGAAAACAAGTACAAGGCTGGCCGCATGTTCTTCGACTATGGGATTTCTTCAATCTCTGATCTTGAAGCGTACCATGAAAAGACGCAAGCCATGATTGACTTCCTGGATAACTACTACGACCACATGCCGGTTGGCAATAACCCATGTGTTATCAACCGAATCTGCTGGCTTGCAGAAAAAGAGTTCAGCACATTCAAGTCATCTAGTCTTGGCAGCGCTGAGTTTGACTACAGTATCTTGAAATGTGGTTTTCCATACACGAAGTATATGTATGACAAAATCGCAAGTCTATACAACGACTACAAAGAGAAACTGCGTATGTATAAGAACCACAGAAATGCTCTAAGCGAATCTTCAAAGTCAGACGATGAACTTTACTCCAACTGGTATGACTCTATCACCAGTTCGTTCCAGCGCGAAGCTACCATGACTTGCTCAAATGAAAATGAGCTATGCGATATTCTGATTGATCTTTCTTATGGCAATGAAGAAGGTAAGATGTTCGTTTGGACAACGGTAGGACAGGTTATACTCGATAATCTGCTTGCCAGAAACAATCGTGAATACAACTACCCGGAACGTGTTGACAATGACGGAGAATTTAGATTTGCCGGTATGGACTTTGTAATGAGAAAAGTGAGGATTGAAAATGAAAACGATTGTTCTGAATGAATACGTCTATGCCTATAAATATCTTCATGAGGATTTCTACGAGGATAAACCCTATCTCACCCTGGCAATCCTTGCGAAGTATTATTACCACAAGGAAGGTCTGCGCAAAAAGAAGATCGAGGCCAAACTGAACGAATACGCTGAAAAGCACTCACGCGATTACCGTGATAACAAAGCATACTGGCAGGATTACATTGATAAACTTGCAAGGGATGCTGGCAAGAAGAAACTCTATGAGATCAACGGGGTTAGGATTACAAAGACAGAAATGGAAAAGATAGACAGCATTGAAGATGAGCGTATGCGGCGCGTGATTTTCACCTTCCTTTGTCTTGCCAAACTCGGTATAGCCAGAAATCCAAAGAAGAACGGTTGGGTATCAGACAAGTCTCAGAATGTTTTCAAGCTGGCTCATGTGTCCAGCCCGATTATGGAACAGAATGTCATTATTGGTAAACTGTATAAAATGGGGCTTCTTGAATTTGCTGAACGCAATGATAACCTCAGTGTCCGTGTGACGTTTATCGACGAAGCATCCAATGAGGTTCTTTTCGTTTCTGATTTTCGCGAGTTAGGCTTGGAGTACATGAATTATAAACATGGCGGGTATGGACGTTGCGCCGAATGCGATAGGCTGTTCAAACGTAATAGCAATAGTCAAATTTACTGTAAGGCTTGTACTGGTGATACACCAATGCTTTTCTCACCTGTCGTTTGCGAGAATTGCGGCAAAGAGTTTGTTGTATCGTCAAAAAATAGAGAGAAGAAACTATGTGATGACTGTTATTATGAACATAGGAAAAAGAAGCAACATGAGAGTTATCTGTTAAAGAGAAATAAAAGCCTGTAATAAATTCGTCAGCGCAAACCCCAAATAGAAACTATCGTAATTTGGGTTAGTGAATACTGGTTTTGTACTCTATTTTCCTGCTTTTTGTTGCCAAATAAAAAGTGGTTATTTAGACGATTCCTTTTTAATCGGTAAGGTAAGGAGAATAAATAATCTCTCCGTATCATTCTCATTTCTCTATCTTTCTCTTTCTTATGTAGGCGTCGGCACATGCTGTGCGCTGTGTCGGCGCTGCACTTCGATTGAGATGATGAGTAAAGCGGATTATTCAATTACGCTTCGCAATGTGCGACACGGAAACATTGCATGAGCTTGCCGATGGAACGTATACCGCGTAGGTGAAAAAGAAACAGCCATAGTGTCAAGCTCTTCGATGCGGGTTAATGCAGTGGTCAGCAGAACGGCCCCATAAGCCGTTAGTCAGAAGTCCGAATCTTCTACCCGCAACCAGTTCGTACATAGCATACCTACGGGCGCTATGTCTAGCTTTACCACTCGGCTGCTAACTGAGTGGTTTAATCTGATACCCTCCGAGGTCTGCGGACTGACGGTGAAAGCTCGGTACTCTGCGGAGACATGAGAAAGGTCTTGATTTATATTCAGTGGCGAAATAGGTAGACGCTATTAAGACGCTATGCGTAACAGGCTGCGTAGTAGAGGGCGCGTAGTCCCAGAAGAGCATGATTAGCCTGGTCATGCATGTATGGTGCAAATCCATACCTGAATTGTGGTCACGTAGTTCAGTTGGTTAGAATGCCAGCCTGTCACGCTGGAGGTAGCGGGATCGTAACCCGCCGTGATCGCCAAACAGTTACCCCTACGCCTCTGACGCAAGCGCACCACAGGGGTACATATTATTTTAGAGAAAGAAGAAAAATATGAAACAGATTACTAGCGAAGAAATGAGAATCCTGGAAAAGAACAAGAAGATTGTGAACACCAAGTATGGCTACATTGACACTAACGGCAATCCAATCGGCTTCAAGAATACCCGTCACCGGAAATATGTGGAATCAAGGTTCGTCGATATGGCGAGAGAACTTGCTAAGACATAAGGGGCGGCGTATGAATGGCGAAAAAACTTAAAAGGGATTGCATTGCTTTTTATGGTCAAGCATCTAACGATGTGACCGGCTCAGAATACTACATCCAGTTCGGGAAGTATAAATGCCTGTTGGAATGTGGACTGTATCAGTCATCAACCAACAACATGCTTTCGGCTTACTGGAAGAACAATTCAAAGTTTCAATTCAAGCCAAGCGAGATCGACTATGTTTTTGTTAATCATACTCATGTTGACCATATCGGAAGAATACCGAAGTTGGTCAGCCAGGGTTTCCACGGTAAGATCATTACCACAAGTAAAACTGCCGCAATCATGAAGCCTCTCTTGCTGAACTCATGTTATATCATTCAGGAAGAAGCGAAGTTTCTTTCAAAAAGGATTGGGCGTAACTACTGGCCTATCTATGAGTTGCAGGATGTTTATAACACGCTCGACTTGATAGAGGTGTATGACGAGTATAATCGAGTTTATGAACTGAACGATCAGATTAAATTTCAATGGCTGGAAAACGCACATTGTCTTGGCGCTGCGCAACTCCAGCTTATTCTCTCTGACGGCAACAAGCTAAAGAGAATCCTATACACGTCTGACATGGGGGCATTGAATACAAAGAACCACTATGTCAAGAATACAGTCATACCTAACATGTATTCAGACGTAACCATCATGGAATCAACCTATGGTGCAAATTCTAAAAATGTCAAGTCTAAACGAGAACATGACTTGAAGCACCTGAAAACGGCGGTCAACACAGTTATTGACCGTGGCGGTTGTATAATAATGCCCTGTTTCAGTTTTAGCAGGACGCAAGAGCTTCTTACTGCGCTGTACTCTATTTACGGCGAAGATAATGATTTTAAAACAGAAATTGTGGTTGATTCAGCTTTGAGCTGTGATATTTGCAAGCTGTATTCGCAAATACTTGATGGTGAAGATTTAGAACTTTGGAAAAAAGTTTCAAGCTGGGAGAACGTGCGCTATATTTCTGATCGTGGTGATTCACGCGCTTGTCTAGCTGACAGCACACCCAAGATTATAATTTCTGCTTCTGGTTTCTGTACCAATGGCAGGATAGTGAATTACCTAAAGAAATATCTGCGCGATCCTAAGAGCATGATCGTATTCTCTGGATTTACCGGCGACAATGAATCTTATCTTTCTTACAGGATTAAGAATTATCGCAACCAGAGACACATAATGATAAACAAAGAAAGAATACCTAATAGAGCAGATTGTATAACGCTGACTTCCTTTAGCAGCCATGCTAATCAAAATGACCTTGTGACATATGGCAGTTCTTTGAATACTGAGAAGGTTGTCTTAGTTCACGGTTCAGAGGAAAGTAAGAAAACGCTGGCCGTCAAACTGCGCGAGGCGATTTCTAAAAACGACAAGTCGTATAAAGTCGTAAGCGCAATCAAGGATATGGTTATCTATCTGTGATGGAGGAATGTATGGAGATTGAGAATAAGGCCGAAGTAAATTATAGCTATACTTATGAGGACAAGCTATTACAGGAAAACCTAGATAATCGTCGTTTGTTCTTAAACGAAGAAATTGACGATGATGTAATCAGTTCTACGGTGTTTAATATTATTCGATTCAATAAGCTGGACGATGGTATTCCAGTGGATGAGCGTAAACCTATACTTCTATACATGAATACACTTGGCGGTTCCATGTTTGATGCAATGGGGTTAGTGGATGCTATTACCACCTCCATTACACCTGTGTACACTGTCAATTTAGCTATGTGCGCATCCGCTGGTTTTTCTGTGTTCATTGCAGGAAAGAAAAGGTTTGCCATGCCACATAGCACGTTTTTAATGCATGATGGTTCTATGGTGGCCATGGACTCTACCGCCAAGACTAAGGATCTGGTCGATTTCCTTTGCGGTGAGTACGAGAATCAGGTTATGCAGCATGTCTTGGATCATACCAAGATTGAATCTGATTACTATGAGGAAAAGTATCGCAAGGAATGGTGGATCTTGCCGCACGAAGCAAAAGAACGTGGCATTGTCGATTACATCATTGGCGAGGATTGCGATATTAGCGAAATCCTATAAGTTGGTGATGCTATTTGAGTTTTAATGTAAACAGAATCCAAGGCGAGAATGAAGAGCAGTATTTATGGCGTTTAGGTCAAGCCAAAGATAACGGCTTGATTGATCTTGATTGGGAAGGAATTGCACAGCTTATCAACCGCGAGTTCAGGGAAGATGAATCTGAATATCGTACTGAAGCCGCATATCGCAAGCCCTATCAGCAAGCCAGCCGTTTTTACCACGCTGGCATTTTCGCAAAGGATGAAGATAAATACATAAAGGAACTACGCGACGCGAAGCATGAACTCCGCAAGGAAAAGCAAAAGCTATTTGATGAGCGCACTTCTCTGAATAAGACATTACGCGAACAGGCGAGAGTTGATAACGACCTTGCCTATCTGGAAGATGTAATATCTAAAAAGGCTTTCAATGCGCTGCCGCCGCATAACACCGTGTCTATCAGTTCCGATAATGACATGATTATTTGCCTGTCTGATCTGCACTATGGATTATTCAATAGCGGTGCGTTTGGTCAGTATAGTTCTGACATTGCGACAGAACGTATGAGCAACTACTGCGACAAGATTCAGGAATTGCAGAAGTTACATAATTCTGAAAACGCATACATCATTCTTTTGGGCGATGAAATTTCTGGTGTTATTCACCAAACGATTCAACTGGAAAACCGCGAAAACCTTGTTGAGCAAATCCAAGGCGCTGCCGAATTGATTGCCTCTTTTGTCTACGCGCTGAGTGCGGTGTTCAAGAATGTTTATGTTGCAAATGTTGGTGGTAATCACAGCAGGTCAGCCTTAAAAGATGATGTACTTCGCGGTGAGAGGTTTGACAACCTTATCCCGTGGTATATGAAAGCGGCTTTGAAACATATCGAAAACGTACACTTCCTAAATCAGAAATATGACAGCACTATTTGTGATTTTGAAGTTCGTGGTCAAAAGTACATTGGTGTTCACGGCGATTTCGATTCGTTTAGCGAAGCTGGCGTTTCAAAACTTGTTATGATGCTGGGTTATAAGCCAACCGGCATATTGTTTGGTCATATGCATCATAACTCATATGATGACATTTACGATGTGAAGATCATCCGTAGTGGTAGCTTCGCCGGTACTGGCGACAACTACTGCATCCAGAAGCGCCTATATGGTAAGCCTGGTCAGATGGTGTCTATTGTAAATGCGAAGGGTGTCGAGTGCTGTTACCCTATTGAATTGTAAAACGGAGTAAGAGAATGAAGAGAAATGAGCTTATTTCTGCTATCGCGCTTGATACCGGTCTGAGCAAACAGAAGATTGATAATGTTATCGAGGCGATGGTGTACGAAATTACAAACGCTTTGTTGCAGGATGAAAGAATTATACTCCCCAATCTTGTAACATTCGAGATAGGAACCCGCGCCGAGCGTACTGCGAGAAATCCATCTACTGGTGAAGTAGTCACTTTCCCGGAGGTAAAAACGGTTCGCTGTAAAGTAAGTCGCAGATTAAAGGAAATAATTAACGATAGGGTGGATTTCTGACATGAAAGAGATTAAGATTAGCAATATTGAAGAGCTTGCCGATATGATGCTTGATGACGCTGATAAGGGCGGGTTTGTTACATCGTTGGTTAAATATGAAGATGCTGTCGAACTTATTAAAAGTATTCTTGACAGCGAATACACTACCATTGAATGTATTACGGTTGAGCCTCCTGAGCATGATGGCTATGATAAGGAGTTTTACGTTACACTTGACAATAACTTGAAGTTGTGGGTAGAAAAGGCGTGGCATGAAACCAACAAGTATCATGAAGCTGGTTATCTCATGACCGATGCCGATGCTATTTATATTTTAGATTATTGCAGCAGCAAGATTCTTGAAAAGCTGGATCGTGAGCATTGCGTTGTTGTTACGCTTGATGACGATGATGATTTTGAACCCGCAGAGCATAACAAGTTTTCTTTTGTGAATTTCATTTTTGATACGCTTGGCTCTATCTATGATGATGCCAAAGAAGATCCCGTTCTAAAGTTCATCAATGAGCGATTTCCTGATGATTCTAATTGGGTAAATGGTAACTGCTATTATTTTGCCAGGATTCTTCAAGATCGATTCCCTGACGGCAGTATCTACTATGATGTGATTGATTGCCATTTTGTATTTAAGCATGATGGGAAGTATTACGATCATACCGGTGTCGTGAAGTACGATAATGATAAGGGTATTAACCATTATCTGGTCGAGTGGGATCACTTCGACGAGTATGATTCAATCCAGAAGAAACGCATAATCCGTGATTGCATTAACTAATGGGGAGTCCTAATATGACTCCCCTTATTTGAAAGCGAAGAAGATGATTGGAATGAACAAGAGCACTTCCCAAGATTCTAAAGCTCATTACAAGTGTTGTCTTTGCGGAAGTGACCTGCCAGAAGATAAATTCTTCAAAAGCAATAGCCCATTGTATAAGGGTTCGGGTCATCTTCCAATTTGCAAGGATTGTTTTCGCCAGCAGGTACAGCGCTACGTCGTTCAGTATGGCGATTTAAAGAAAGCACTTTTACGAATGTGTGCCGCTTATGATATATACTACAAGGAAAGTATTATAGGCGATCAGACAGATGTAAATGCTGCTGTCTCTGGTTATATTCAGCGTTTGAATCTTGGTCAATATAAGAAGAAAACATTTGATAATACAATCGAAGAAGGTATATTTAAGTCCGAGCTTCCCAAAGGCGTAGGCCCCGTAGAAAATCTATTCGAGGACGATAGGACGATCAAAGAAAGACTTGTTGATAAGTGGGGCGAAGGTCTTAACTTCCCTGACTATCAGGAATTAGAAAAACACTATAAGTATTTGAAGTCTGCTAATCCTAACTGCGATAGCAACCAGGAGATTTTCATAATTGATCTGTGTTATATCAAGATGCAGCAGCTTAGAGCCGTGAGAGATGGCGACGCTGACACGTATAAGAAAATGGCAGATGCTTATAGACAGTCATTCCAACAGGCCGGACTTAAAAGCAACCGTGAGAACAATTCAAATGAAGAATTTACGGTTGGCGTTACCTGCGAGGATATTGAGAAATATACCCCCGCTGAGTTCTACAAAAACAAAAAGTTGTATAAGGACTTTGACGGTTTGGGCGACTACTTCACTCGCAACGTATTCAGACCGCTAAAGAACTTGATGTTTGGCAGCAAGGACAAAGATCCTGAATACTACGTCAAAGACGAGGCTGATGTTTATGACGAAGATTAATCGAACATCAGTAGAATACAATTCAAAGACCGATCTGGATGAGAAGCAGCGAAAAGTATATACAATGTTCCCTACGGATAGTTTTCTGGGAAATCCTAATAATGTCGAACATTTTATAGCTTGGGTAACATTTTTCAGGAGAAACCTACACCGATTTGCCATTGACTATCTCGGATTGAATTTACACCTATATCAAGTTATCTGGCTATACCTGATGGGTATATGCCAGTTTTTTGTTGTAGTGGCAAGCCGTGCTTCTGCTAAGTCATGGATGATTGCCGTTTATGCGTGTTGTAAATGTATACTCTATCCGAACTATATGGTAGTTTTGGCTAGTAGTACGAAAGGGCAATCGAAACTGCTGATTTCAGATAAGATCGAAAAAGAACTTATGGGCAGATCACCTCGGCTGAGAAAAGAAATAAAGAAGATTGTTTCAAACCAGACCGAAATGATGGTCTACTTTAAAAACAATAGCACAATTCGCGTTGTTACTGCAAACGAAGGTGCGCGAGGAAACCGAAGCAACTGCGTTGTACGTGAAGAGTGCAGACAGCTAAAGCGTTATATCGATGAAAGCGTTTTATCACCGTTCCAGATTTTGCGTCAGCCTACATACATGACTAATCCTGAATACGCTGATATAGAAGATTTGAAGGAAGAAGCAACGGATATTTATATTTCTTCAAGCTGGTTTGATAATGGTAGTGAAGATTCGTGGATGTGGAACATCGTTGACAATGCCTTTGATGATATGATGAAAGGTAATCCATCCTGCCTTTTGGCGTTTGATGAAAGTGTCGCGCTGAGACATAACATAAAGAGCCAGAGGTATTATCAGACTGAGAAGAAGAAGCAAGACCCGATTACATGGCGTCTTGAATTTATGAATGAGCGATTGAAGGAAAACCGCGCGTCTTTCTTCACTTACGACATGCTCAGACAGAACCAGATTTGCAAACAGCCGTTTTATCCAAGGACGATCTTTGATTATAAGAGTGGGCGCAAGAATCCATATTCGATCCCTAAGATGCCTGGTGAGATCAGGATTGTAGGCTGTGATATGGCTTTCGTTGAAAACAGCAATAATGACAACAGTGTATTCACATGCATGAGGTTGTTGCCTGAAAGCAAATCAAGAACATCTGAAAGTGGAAACGATGTAGAGTTTGATAACGCATACAGAAGAGTCATCCCATACATTGAGCATATGCAAGGCGGCGAAATCAAGAAACAGGCCGTAAGAATCAGGGAATTATATGATGACTTTGGCGCTGATTATATCTGTCTTGATACCCGCAACTCTGGTATTTCGATATACGACTTCTTAGCAAGAACCCTATATGACGAGGCGCGAAATATTGAGTATAAGGCGCTTACTTGTATGAACGATGAAGGTCTTGCAAACAGAATCAAGGTGGAAGGAGCCGAGCCAAGGATATTTGCAATTAATGCAACACAAAAGCTAAACTCTGATATTGCCCTTGACTTCCGCAGGAGGTTACTTGAGCATCAAATTGATTTTCTTGTCAGCTTTGAAACCGCTTCGGAAGAAATATTGCCAGACATAAAAGAGTATATGGCAGCGGCTGATGGCGACGAAGCCATCTTCTATGAAACACCTTTTCTTGAAACGCAAGCCCTATTTGCAGAAGCAACAGAATTGACTTATGAAAAGAAAGCTGAAACCGGTGTAATTGTATTACGTGAACTTGCCGGTAATCGCAAGGATAGGTACACTTCTGCAAGCTATGCTTCATGGTTGGGCAGTTTGCTTGAGCGCGACCTGTTATCTGATAGTAATGAATATGAGGCATGTGTCTTTATAAACTAAGAAAGGAGGGCGCAGATGACAAAACCAAATAATTATAAGAACCGTCCTCCTAAAAGGTCGGAAAACGAACCTAAGAAAGTAAACGAATTTAATTCATATGTGAGCAGGTCTGTTTCAGTTAGCGCGAACGCTACTTATTCATTTAATCTGCTAGACCTTTATTCGGCTGAACAACTCCAGAACATTGTCAAAGACCCAATGGGTAACAATGAAATTCTCAGGGACATTTCTCTGACACTCTACGGCACAAACGGAAGCTATACTAACGTAGTTGACTACATGACTTCACTTCCCACACTCAGTCGGGTGGTTGTGCCACATGGAAAGAGTGACAATAAAAAGAAGCTGAACAAAGACAAAATGGATGTTGTTCTCAGGTCTATCAAGGATAAGGAAGTTGTACGCGACGCATTGTTTAAAGGAATGGTTGAAGGTCTTGCCTTTTACTACTTTGAGACAATCCCAATGCCGATAGACAATAAGAAGACTCTGACAGATTATGACGTTAATAGCATCGTTGAACTGAACGACCTCGGCATGAACGTCAGTATCATTCCCCTACCTGTTGATTATACCAGAATAGTCGGGCGCAAAAATTCATCTTATGTCATTGCATTTAATCTGGATTACTTCACGATCAATACGCTTGAACCCGTTGAGCGCAAGTTGAAGAAGTACCCAAAAGAAATACGCGATGCATACTATAAACACAATAGGCCGAAGAATCCCGATTCTGGTAATTGGGTTGTCTTGGATTGCAATCACACTATTGTTCATAAGATTCGCTCAAAGATGAATGAGCCTTTTGGCCGTCCGCTGGTTTTAGCTGCTATCAATGATATTCTGTATCGTGATTACTTCACTGGCACTAAGCGCGGCGTATTAGACGAGATCAACAATAGAATCATATATCAGACGTTCCCAGAAGGAAAAGATAAAGGTACTTCTGCTTTGACCAAGCAACAGCAACAGCATCAGCACGATTCAGTCAAGAGCGCTGTTATGACTAAGAATAACCGTGGCGGCGTTTCATTCTTCTCTGTTGCGGCTGGCACAAAGATCAATCAACTGGAAACTACAGATACGGACATTTTCGATGAAAAGAACGAAGCCGATCTTGATAATAAGATTTCGTTGGCGCTTGGTTTTGCTGGCAATGCTCTGTCTGGTTCGGGAAGCGGCAGCTATTCAGCGCAGCAGACCAACTTAGAGTTAGTCACTTCCCAGGTGTTCCAGTGGGTTGAGCAGATCGAGTCCGAATTAAACAAGTGCATCAACGCATGTGTTATCAAGGATTCTCGAAATTGGGTTGAAGTGAAATATCTGCCGATTACCTATCTGAACAAGAAGAACATGGTAACTTATGCCAAGGAATTGTATTTGCAAGGTTGTGGCAGCTTATCGCTTTGGATTGCCGCATGTGGTGTGGAACCGGATGCCTACTTCGCTTTGTGCGATCAGGAACTTGAATCGGGGTTGTTCGACCGTCTAAAGCCGCATCAAACTAGCTTTACCTTATCTGGTAAAGATACATCAACAAGTAAAGGCGGCAGACCTGAAACGGATGAACCGACAGATAACACAATTCTATCTAGGAGTAACGGCGGCAATCAGCTAGTTACCCCATCCGACAAATAGGTTAATAGAAAACAATTTCTTTAACAAATAAGTATGCTTGAGAAAGGTGGTGGAAAATTGAAAACGTTTGAAATGTCTAAGCGCGTGGCCAAGAATGGACGCAGGAAGTTTAAACTGGTCTTGCATGAAATTTATCCTGACAACACCGTTGATGAAGAAAATGAGGCTGGCACTGTATATAACAAAAATGGTATCACATGGATTAGTGAATATTGCGAAAAGGCTATGCCTACCATTACAGATATGCCGCTGCGTGTTGAATTTCTTGACGAAGATCGTACAGAGATAGCTGGTCATGGTGATACTGGAATTGTTGACGGGTTGCCAACATTTGAAAACGCTGTTGAGATTGGACACTTCACAAAAGGATATATTGATACAGTCTCAGATGATGACGGCGAACATACCGTTATGATGGGCGAAGGTTTCATTGACGAGATGTGTTATAAGAATTTCGTTGAAAAACTCTTTGCAGACATTGAGGATGGTGAATACCCGTCATGTAGTGTCGAGATTTGCAGGACAGAAGATAACGACGGTATCATTTATAAGTATGGTTATAAACCTGATGGCCGCATACCTTCTGAGTTCATCTATTCTGGCGTGGCGCTTTTAGGCGTTGAAGCCGCCGATTCTCAAGCAAAATTAATTGAACTGAATAAAAAGGAGGATGAATGCCAAATGAATGAGTCCGAAATCAAGGCTTTGATTGAGCAGACTATCAATGAAATGGCTTCACATACTACTGAACTGAATGAATGCAAGGCTGATTGCGAGGCTAAGATTGCCGAGGCCAATGCTAATGCTGAAGCCAAGATCGCGGAAGCGAACGCTGCTGTCGAAGCCGCTATCACCGAAAAGAACGAAATCATTGCCAACTCTGAGAAGATTCAGGCCGCGCTCGATGAACTGCGCAAGGAATACGATGAACTTGACAAGAAGTATATGGCTCTGCATGAAGAGCGCAAGGCTCTGGAAGATGCTCTGGGCGAAGCCAAGGCTCGTGAGCGTCTGGGCGAGATGAACGCCGCGCTGTCTCGTTTTACCGATGAGGAACGCGCTTATGCTAAGGAAGAGATTGACGCTTTTACCGCTGATCCTATTTCTTCTGAGATCAATTCTATCACCGACAAGATTCTGATGAAGATTGGCGAAAAGGCTAAGGAAGCTGCTGAAACTCATATCGCTGAACAGAACTCTGCGAACCATGAGACTGAGGTTGACATCTTTGGTGAAATCGACATGGGCAACACCAAGGTTGTCGAAGATGATAACATTTTCTAATTTTGAATAGGAGGAAAACAAAATGATTAAGCACACTTTGGTGTGCATAGTCCACCGCATATCGAAAGGATGCGGCGAATCCCTTTGAACTGCTGGAAACCCCTTAGAGCCAATATGCTACAACGCGAGGATGAAATATGCCTGAACGTGAATGCTTTAAAAGTTATTGGATTGGGAAATCAGCAACTAAGACCCGAACAGGGTAAAGCTCAACGACTATTCCGTGAGGAAGTAGACTACAAGCGTAGTCGAAGTGGAGGGCATCTTAACCAATATTGGAAAGATGAAGATATAGTCTGGACACGTATGAAAGTACGTGAAGTCATTTGACTTGCTAGGTTTAGCGAACCTTAGATAAACGCGACGTAAGATGGAAACTGTGGGCATGATCGAAGTCTCCAAGAACAACCCCGTTCTGACTTCTAATACTGCTACTGCTAATTTCTCTTTTATTACCGATAATGATATTCTGTACCTGATTGCTAATGAGCCTACCGGCGACGCCTCTTATGTTTATGACTACGAGATTCCCGCTGGCGAGTTCATGCGTGGTTTCCAGGTGGATGCTTGGATTGGCCAGAAGCTCATCGTGGACAGCAAGCATATCGCTTATGCTTCCGGTAAGTCTTATGATGATCTGGCTGCTGATGACATCCTGACCGTGACCAGCGCTGGCAAGCTGGAGGTTGCTGATGACGCTCCCGAATCTGGTATCTACTTCAAGATCACCGATAAGGTTACTCTGACCGAGGCTGCTGTTAAGGTGCTTATTTGCAAGGCTTAATAGTTAGTTATTACTAATCGAAAGGAAGGAATAACGATATGATTACTGAAATGAATAACGTGCGCAAGGATTCCGATCTGTTTGCTGGCACTTTCACTAAGAACTCTCCCGTTGTTGAGATTTTTACCGCGATGGTGAACGGCGAGGAACTGTCCCGCTTTGGCGCAAAGGCTGACAAGGCTGTTAATTACATCAAGGATCTGGGTTCTCGCGCTGATAATGGCGATCCCGTGGCTGTTGCTGAGCTGAACACTCTGCGTCGCTTTGTCGTTGAGACTCCCATCATGGAGGAAATCAAGCTGCTGTCCATCTTCGGTTCTTATCAGGCTGTTGGCTATGACGAGACTATTGAGCGCGAAGTCTATCATGAGGCTGGCGAGTATTCTCGTGAGCAGGCTGTTTCCGGCGATGTTGTGTTCCCGGCGATCACAAAGGAAGTCTATGCCGTGCCGACCTTCACCATCTCTGGTGGCTATGCGGTTGACTATCGTCGCGTTGCTCTGGGCGATATGTCCAAGGAGAACGAGGGCATGGCTCATGTGCGCATTGACATGCTGAACAAGGCCAAGGCCGCGATCATCCGCAAGGTGTACAATGCGATCAAGTACGCCACTGGCGTGAAGTATTGGGGCGAGTTCGCTGGTCTGACCAAGACTGGTGTTGACGCTATCCTGAACAACGTGCGTCGCAATGGCCGTCCCACCGTTATCGGTGACTACGCCGTGCTGTCTCAGTTCACTCCTTGGGCTGGCTATGCTGCCGTGAACACCGTGGGCAATTCCACCGTGAATGTGGCTGGCATTTCCGAGAAGGTTATGAACGAGATTCAGGCCAACGGTCTGCTGTCCACCTACAACGGCGCTATCCTGGCTGAGATGCCGAACCCCTACAACGAGTACAAGCTGAACGCCGCTGGCACCAACTTTGAGACTCTGCTGCCCCAGGGCCTGGCGTTCATCGTGCCGTCTGGTGTCCAGTCTCCGATTGCGACCTGGACGAGGGGCAACATCACCTCTCTTACCGGAAACGATATTAAGACTGGTAAGGTTTTAACGCGCTTCGATTTAGAAATGGCCGCGGATGTTGCCAAGGGTCAGGAGCACCGTATTGGTGTACTGCTCGACACCAACCTGACTCCCGTCGCCTCTCTGTAATTAAACTACAACTAGCACCCCGCCATGTTTCAGGCGGGGTGTTTTCAATGTAAAAATGGAAAACCTAAAGAAATACAGGTCGGATGATGAGAATTTTTACTGCTACTCGATACGCCTTTATCACTTCTTGGCGGCATTCAATGAACATTGTTATAGTTCAAAAATCAATCCGTCAAGCAATAATCGCTATTGGGTATTCAAGAAGTCTCAGCGACTTGACAATCTGATTTCTACATACAATCAGATGAAACACAAAAACTTTAGTTGAAATCGCAAACAATAGTTGAAATGAGGATGTATACAAAATGGCTGTAACTAAGAAAGAATCAACTGAACCCGAAGTCCTGAATCTTGACGTTAAGGTTGCCGTTCGCAATATCGCGGACTGGGATGCGAATTTTGCCCGTGTTGTCGATGGTATTGGCGACGTGCGCATTGTACCTAATGGCACTGTAATGCTGTCTCGCAATGAGATTATTGCGCAGGTGCAGACCGGCAACACTTTGCTGGCTGGCATTGATGGCATGGGTAGCCACGCTAATCTCTACATAGAAGATGCCGCCACTCGCAAGGAACTTGGTTTTGAAACCGACACTAAGAAACAGAATATCTTAACTGACGAAAAGGTTAAGAAGCTGTTTAGTATCGCTAATCAAAAGCAGTTCGAGGAAGAGTTCAAGAAGGAAATCATTACTCGTGCTGAAGCCAAAGCTCTGCTTAATGCTGTGAAACGGCTGAACATTAACGACTACAACAAGATTAGGTTTGCAGAAAAGACCACAGGGTTCTCTTACGAATAAACGAGGATGGTGAAGGGTTATGGCTACTAAAGCGCAAGACGTTATTGATAGCTTTGAATCGTCCTTCCGCGACAAAGCCGTAATTCCTTTAGAGCTAGAATTGCTTTGGCTGCGGAAAGCCGTATCACGCTATTCTATCGAGATTGATCCGATTGAGTATTACGCCGAATCATGCGAGTTTGCAGAGGATATTGATGGTTATGCTATCGATATTTTAGCCAACTTCATGAAAGAGTTGTACATGGAGCGAGAAGTTTCAAAAGTAAATAAGCGTGTTTCAATCGTCACGAAAGAATTGTCGGTTGATGGGACTGGAAATGCTAAGACCGCTGCTAAGAATGAACTAGACTATGTTTCTAGTAAATCCGAGCTAATGATAAATAATATGCTTCCTACTGCTTATGTTTAAGGTGGTGATCTAGTGTCTAAAGAATGGTACTTGATGCATCCACCGCACGAAATATTAAGCGGCTTTGAGGAAGAAGCATTAGCTGACTTTGGTCAAGATGGCTTGGAGGAAACACTTGAATCCGACATAGCCGACGATGTGGTTTTGTATAACTATGATTTGTCTGAAAGCAAACCAATCAAAGCTATCATAGGCAACAAAACCCAAGATACAAAGTTAAAAACATTGACGCGCCATATGATGGTTCCTATCGGCACTTGTAAAGCTGGCATGTATGTCTACTATAAAGACCGTTACTGGATAATCGTTGGCATCGTCGATGATAACAAGGTATACGAGAAAGCGATTCTTTCTATATGCAATTATAAGCTATCATGGCTTAATGAAGCTGGCAAGCCGGTTTCGCGTTGGGCTAACATTACGTCTGCTTCTCAGTACAATAACGGTGAAACGCCAAACAACAATTTTACTGTGCGAAGCGACCAGCTATTAGTTGTTATTCCCGACGATGATGAAAGCGTAACGATAAATACAAACAAGGTCAGGTTTATCGTTGATAGACGTTGCAAGGTTTATGAGCGAAGATTCCCAGAAGGAACAGTTAAAGACACAAGTAATCCGGTTCTTGTATATCGTGTTACTAGAAGTGATTCTGCTTTATATGATTACGGAGACTCCGGTCATGCAGAATACATGATATATGAGACTGAGCAGCACTACGACGATGGTTATTACGTTATAGACGGTCAAGGTTATTGGTTGTGTAGCGAACCAGAAGAAAATAGTGATGCTAGTGCTTTAACTTGTGAGATTCAGAGCGAATCAGATGAAGTATTCATTGGGCTTGAACCCACAGAGTTTATTGGCGTATTCTACGATGATACCGGGAAACAAATAACGGCAACCGCAGAATGGACTATAGACTTTGATTATGAGCTTGATGTTGATTACGTCGATAACTCTATCTTGATCTCAACCGACAATGATAAACTTGCCAACAAATCATTCACGCTTACATTAACCGCAGATGGTTATACGCCAGTTTCAAAGCAAATCTTTATTCGAGAGTTCTTCTAAGAAGGTGGCCTATGAGAGTAAATACAACTGCCGAACTAGGCAAGTTTAAGACGCTTATCCAAACAGCGTTGTATAAAAGCAATGACATACGCGACTTGATTCTGGGCGACACAAGCGCTATGAAGCCAAGCGAAGTCCGCAAAGAATTTAAGAAGCATGTTGATTCCCACCTTTTTGTTGATGAAATTCTCACCGAAACGTCAACTTACATTTTTTATGATGTCCGTATTCCATATTTGCACACGCAGACCAAGAAGTGTGAAATCATCATGTATATGATTTGCCATCGTAGTATCATCGATGATTACCACAAAGAAGGTTATTATGGTGATCGTGTTGACATACTCACTCAAATGGTGGAGAGAGCTATTATCAATGATAAGGATATAGCTAATAGTTTCGGTATTGGAAGTCTAACCCTGGACAGCGTAGACTTCTATAATTCAAGAAGGTTTTATGGCCGCTTACTAACATTCAGTGTTCCAGATTTTAGGATGAAACGATCTTAATGGAATTAGATTACGGTATGTTACTAAGCCCCGTGTCAATCCCGCTGTCCGTTGGCACATTGAGAAAACCAACAATGCGTGAAATATCTCAACTAACATTTCCCAAGTTTTCAATGTTTGAAGCCTTTCTAAAAATCACACCAGAGGAAATCTACACATCGTTCATTGGAGAATCAGAAGAAAGCAAATGGGATTCGCTACCGGAAGATACGCGAGACTCATTAACTGTTTATGACTGTATTCTTGATGACGAGAATTTACAAGGTGTGTATCGTTCAATTTTCGATTTCTTCTTTGAGGAAAACGTGATCTACTATAAAAACCTATTTGTCCTCTTGAACGAAGGTTTTGATGCTGAACACCTCACAGAAGAAGCAGTTCGTGGTGTGATCTCTGAAAAGAATTTTCAATCCGTCCTTGAATGTATTCAGCAGACATGTTGCATTTACACCAAGAAGGAAGAAGAAAAAGAGCGCACATTCAAAAACGATCTTGCCAGAAAAATGTATGAGAAAATGAAAAAGGCTCAAGCAGAAAGAGAAAAGGCTAAGCAGAAACAAACAAATCTTGACTACAGCTTGCCAAACATCATGTCTGCCATTTCAAACAGGCACCCGTCTATTAATCCAATCAACGTTTGGGACATGACGTTGTTCCAGCTTATTGATTCGTTTAACCGTTTGCAGGTTAATGCTGTTTACGATATAGACTGTACCCGTGTTTCCGTATGGGGAGATGACCGTAAAAAATTCGATATTTCACTTTGGTATAAGAACAACCAAGAAAAACAAAAAGACGATGATTTTTAAAATAGGAGGAATATGCAATGCCTGAACTCAACAAGGCTAATCGACAGGTATGTGACGTTGATATTCGCATCCTGAAAACTATGGCTCCTTTCCTGAAGTTCGACACCGCCAATACTACTACCGCTGGCGTTACCAGTGACAGCGTGTATGCTATGGCGAAGGGTACTCGTCGTATTGCTTTCCAGAATCCTTTGGAGGGTACTATGACCATCGAAGCTCAGGTTTATCCTTTCAAGTTCTTCGCTCTGCTGTCTGACGGCACTATCTCTAGTGACGCCGTTTATACTGAGCATCGTACCATCAAGTGTACTACTGCTGGCGAGCTGCCTCTGGCTCTTACTGGTGGCACTGTGACTGGTGACGTGTTCGTGTACCCCGCTGGTTCTTTTGGCGACGATTCCGCTGCTATTGAGGCCACCTATGCTTCCGACAAGATTTCTGCTTCTGCCGGTTTGACCGTGGATTCAGAGTATGAGGTTGGTTTCATGGTGAGCCGTAATTCTGGCGTTAAGAAGATTGCCTTTAAGAATGACAATCTGCCGCAGGATTACTTCATTACCATGCAGACTCTTGATAAGGACGAAGAGGGTACTCTGACTCCCTTCCTGATTACTGCTTACAAGGCTACCATTCAGCGCAGCTTTGAGCTGTCCTTTAGCTCTGAGGGCGATCCTGCGTCCGTGACTCTGACTTTCGATCTGCTTGAGGACAAGGATGGCAACATTCTGGATATGGTTGAGATCGAGGACGAGCTAACTGTTAATGGTTAATTCACAATGGGGAGTCTTATTATGACTCCCCTTCCCTATGGTGATTTATATGGTAAAGAATTGCAAGGTAATTCTGAATAACGAACTTGTTACCGTTCTGGATTTTGACGGCAAACAAATACAAGTTCCTTCAATCAAAAGAAAGGCTAATTACGTTTCCGTGCTATTCAAGGATAACAAATATCTGGTAGTTCCTGACGATTACGTTGAACCGCTTGAGCCTGTTATAGAACAAGTTGAACCTGTTCAGGAAGAAAAGCCAAAGAGAAAAAGAAGGAAAAAGAAGAAAACAACTGATGAAGAGACTATCAAAGAAGAGGGTAATTAAGTTGTTATTGGAGTTATAAGGGAGATAACCTAATGCGACTTGATTGCTTATGTTGTCTCCCATTATTTTGCGCAATCAAGGAGAAAGATAAGATGAAAAGAATCCAGTTTAATAATCTGGATGAGGCGATTGAATGCTATGGCCGTGAAAACCTTATTGCCATCAGCAACCTCTCACAGATTATTTTCTACACGCGATACGGTGCGCAGCCGAAGTTTATCTGGGAAAGCGAAGATAAACCAGGCAAAATTACCGCATGGTTCCATAAAGATGAAACGCATTATATCTTTAAGAAGTGGATGGAAACAAAACCAAAGTGAACGCTGGCAAACGTTTCGAGAACGATGTAAAGGCAAATGTGCCAGAAGGAGTTTTACTTCACAGAGTTTCAGATTCCGCTAATTCGTTTGGCGGCAATGATAATTTGCGTTTCACTTTGAAGAATCCATTCGACTATATAATGTGGGATGATAACAATAGAAATCTGTATGCTCTTGAGTTGAAAACCGTACATGGCAAATCCATTTCATTTGAACGCAGCAAAGAAGATAGAGGTGAAATCCATCTTCATCAAATACTAGGTCTGAAAAAGTGGGATGAATACCAAGGTACTATATGCGGCTTTGTGATCGAATTTCGTGAGCTAGAGAAAACTATCTTTTTAGAGATAGCCGAGTTCATAAAACTTGCAAAAAGTATAGATAAAAAGTCATTTTCATTTTCAGATTTAGACAAGTACAGCATACGATATTTCATTATCCCACAGACGAAAAAGATCACTCACTACAGATATGACATTGGTGATCTTATAGCTAAAACAAAACATCTAACTCAAAACAAGAATTAAAGGAGAACCAATATGACTGTTAATACTAAGCTGAATCTGTATGAGTACGTTGCAGCGGTTCAGGAAATTGCCAACGAATATTTTGACGAAGAAGGAAACTATCGCCCACATTACGGTATTTTGAACGCAATGCGGGTTTTTTATAATATGTGCGTCCGAATCAGCAAATTCGACGGTGTGCTTCCACATGACTTCATTGATCTTTCACAGGTCGAACAGCTTGCGGCAGATGATGAATTTATTGACGAGTTCAACGCAGCGCTAATTGCTGATCGCATTGATACGTCTTTTGCCAATGCTTACCGCGATGCTCAGGAGATTGTTGAATATCGCAAGCACTCGGTTGGAAATATCATTGACATCCTGAAGGTTCAATTCAATAAGCTACTTGCTGAAATCGGCGCTGTCGATGTAAACGAGCTTGTTACAACAGTAAAGAATGGCGACGTTGATAAACTGATTGAGAAGTATGGCGAGAGCGAACGCTTCAAGGAAGTTGTCGCTGAAAAGCCAGATGAAGAGATAGAGACAAAGGAAGATATTTCGGATAAGGTTGAAGATCCTGCCACAGCAGTAGTGGAGCTGCCTGTTGAGGAACCGACTGACGAGGTTATTGAAGAACTACGGAATATTTCGCCTCTCGGCAGTTTTATAGCTGGTCACAAAAGTAAAGTAGATGATGTAAATGAGAACAATTAGTAGCCTTGGCGAACTGGAAAAGGCTTTACAGGCTGAAATGAGAAAGGCGCTTAGCGTTGTTCAAGCTCAGGTCGAAGGTGATATGTACGAGGAAGCCGGCGATTACTATGGCGGTGGCAATCCAGTTATGTACCAACGCACTGGCGCGTTAGGCGATACTCCCCGTACCACCGCTGTTTCCGCAAGCGGCAACACAGCATCATTTGAAGCATATCTTGACACAAGTCATCAGTATACAACCGGCGATAATCCTGGTATGGAGCAAGTCTTGATGCTTGCCAACTATGGTGCGCCGTGGACTACAAGTGGTGGACGCGCAGCACATCCTACCGTTGGCAAAAAGGGATTCTGGGAAAGAGCACAGCAGAAGATGGAGAAAACTGCCAGCACTACGTTTGGTCAATTTTTTAGTAAGTAGTATTAGTGGAGCATAAAATTATATGAGTAAATTTCTTTCTTCCATCTTTGCAAAGATAACAAAGAAACGTCATGGCAGACATGAAATTGGCCGCGAGAAGTGTCAAAGTGAAGAACGACGTTTTCATGGGGTAGACTATGATCCTGACGAGGTTGAAGAGCAGAAAACAGTGCTTGGGTGGTACTCCGCACACGGAATTGTAAAACCACTCGTATTGAGCAATAAGGAGCAACCTGACATGGTAACTCTGTGGCTACTCGAACGACTTGCTGTGTCGCCGGGTTCCCAAGCACAAGTAATTCATACAGATCGCTTTTGGCAACAATCCGACCACGGTATTCAATTTTACAAGATTTGATAGATAGCATTACTGATGATTTGTTAGTTAAAACAACATCAAGAAAGAACAAATCTTTGCCGACTTCTGGCTTTAGCGATTCAGGTATTATTTTAGCTGAATCTACCTGAATTTGCACTCGCTTTTCTTTTTCATGGATAACAGCTAATGCCACTGATAGCATTAGTGATATGGCACTAACTACTATACTGATAATACTTAGTTTATCACTCATACCTTTATGCACCCCTATTTTATTATCGCACAACAAGCACCAGAAATCAATAACAAAAAGGAAGTGATATGGTGGGAGAACAGAGAACAACTGTATACAATAATATAACATCTAAAGAAAAGATGAAAAAGGTCAATCCAAAGAACCTTGAACTTGAAAAAGATTTCCTGGAGTATCTGGCTTCTGCCAATAAGTCCAAGGAAACGATCAAACAATATAAAGCGAATCTACATGTGTTCTGGTGCTGGAACCTTGAATTTAATAGCAACAAATTCTATGTTGACTTGAAGAAGCGCGAACTTGTGAAGTTTCAAACACATGCCATAAATATATGGGGCTGGTCATCCAGACGGTTGCGTACAGTAAAAGCAACCCTTGCATCTCTAGGTAACTACGTCGCAAACATACTCGATGATGAATTTGAGGACTTCAGGCCGATTGTCAGCAAGATCGAATCGCCGGTTGACAAACCGGTCAGAGAAAAGTCGGTCTTTCAAGAAGAAGAACTTGAACGGCTGATGAAGCATCTGGTGGACAACGGCGAGTTTATGAAAGCGTGTGTCATATCTTTAGCCATGAATAGCGGCAGACGAAAGGCTGAATTGCTTAGATTTAAGATTGGGTATTTCAGACCTCAGTTCATGATCTGCGACGGTGCGCTATATCGAACACCTGAGATGGTTCAGACGAAGGGTAAAGGTGAAGAAGGTAAACCGTTAACGCTGTATACTCTGGCCGCTCCGTTCCAGCCGTATTTAGACTTATGGATTAAAGAGCGCAGACGTTTAGGAATTAACAGCCAATGGCTTTTCCCGAAGTGTGTGCGTGGCAAATGGCTAGATGAACAGGCGACTATATCAACGCTTGATTCGTGGGTGCATGAGTTTAGCGAGTTTTTAGGTAAACCTTTTTACTGGCACAGTCTAAGGCATTTCTTCAATACAAAGTTAGTTTCATATGGTATACCTACTCAGGTTATTCAAGACCTTATCGGCTGGGAAAGTGCTGATATGGTTACTAGATACGATGATACTGATAAGGATGATCGCTTTGAAAAGTATTTCGGAGCGATTGGTATAAAGCGTGTTCAACCAACTACGCTTGATAAAATTTAGCAATCTTATGGTTCAGCCATTTAATGATTGCTGGAAAGGATGATTAAATGGCGAATGAACTTTTTAAAGCAAAAATACTAGCTGAACTAGATACCTCACAATTTGACCAGAAGATGAATGGTCTGTTGAATCAGCAGAGGCCGATCAAGCTGACACTTGATATTGCTTCTTTTGATAGACAGCTTACAAATATAGAACAGCGCCTACAAAACCTTGCTAACATGAACATCAATCCGTTTGGTGGCGGCAATGGTGGAGGCGGCGGTGGCGGTGGCAACCGTGGCGGTCAACGCCAAGCCGATGCATATGCAAATTCGTTTAGCAGACTGTTAAAGATCACTAATGAACTAAATAGGGCCAATGAAAAGCTACCTGCTTTGAGACAAAACGGCAATGCTCAGCAGATTGCGGCCTTAAATACGCGGATAGCGGAACTTAGGACTCTGCAAGCGACTGTTCAACAGTCTATTAGAGGTGGCTTAAACGCGGATCAAACGACCCGGATGGGCGATATTGCAAATACGTCTGCTGCCAAGATTGCCGAACTAGGCGCTAAAGTATCTGATACAGCTAATCGGATGCAAAACGACCTGAATAACGCGATTAATAACTCTTTGGCGAGTGGCGAAATCGATAATGCAATAGCTAAAGTATATTCCGAATACGAAAAGTTATCTACTACTGGTCATGCTAGTTTATCCGTTATTCAAACAGATATTCTAGAACTTTATCGTCTACAGTCTGATATGAATGATTCGGCACAGGCGGCAAATCTTTCTACAAACTACGAGCGATATGAACAGGTATTGAACCGTGTCAAGAACACTCTGTCAACCGTAGCTATCGAATCTAAGAGCATGGCAACAGCTCTGCAAGCCAGCACATCTACAAACAAGATGGTGCAATGGCTGCAGAATAATAATCGCGCCGCGAAAGATTATGGTGATGCCATTCAGGGGATAATTGATAGAATTAAGGAAATGTCCTCAAATGGTACGCTATCAACCGCGCAACTCAAAGTGCTTAATGATGAATTCAAGCAGATTACAATAAATGCGGAAGCTGCTGGCAAAACCGGCACATCACTCGGTAAGAGTTTGATGGATTCTTTTAAGAACATTGTTGGCGTTGTCGATGTTACCCAGGTTATTCGTAAAGGCGTCCAACTGTTAAAGGAAATGTCGAAAGAAGTATTAGCTGTTGATACTTCTATGACTGGTCTGCGAAGAGTTACGAACCTAACCGAAGCACAGTATGGTCAAATGTATTCTGAGATGGTTTCATCCGCAAAAGAATACGGTGCTACATTGACTGATATAATCGATGGTACTACAAGCTGGGTGAAACTAGGATTCTCACCTAATGACGCGCAAGAACTTGCCGAGATTACAGCCATGTATCAGCACGTTACAGACCTTGATGTGCAAACCGCAACAAAGAATCTGGTAACTGCTTATAAGGGTTTCGAGAAAACACTGCTAGAACAGAGTGGTGGAGATGTTTCCGCTGCCGTAAATCGTATAGCTGATATTTACGACAAGTTGGGAAACGAGTTTGCCGAGTCCGCTGCTGATGTTGGTGACGGTCTAAGTAAATCCGCTGCCGTTCTTCAGGAAGGTGGCGCTTCTATTGAAGAGGCTGCTGGTATGTTTACCGGTATCAACGAAGTTATGCAAAATAGCTCCGTTTCTGGTCAAGCACTTAAAATATATACACTACGAATCCGAGGGATGAAGGGTAAGCTTGAAGAACTTGGCGAAGAGGTTGATGATAACGTTGATTCAATCTCTAAGATTCAGACTCAAATCCTAAATCTTACTCATGGTAAAGTAAACATCTTCGATGATGATGGCAACTTTAAAAATATTTATGATATAACCAAGGAAATTGCCACTATTTACTATGACCTTTCGGACACAGAGAGGGCTTCTCTGCTTGAGATTATTGCAGGTAAAAATAGATCAGCAGCGATTGCCGCTTTAATCCAGAACTTCGCTCAAGTTGAAAAGGCTACCGAAGCAGCATATAATGCCGCTGGAACTGCAAGTGCTGAGCAGGAGAAGTATATGGCTTCTCTTCAGGGTAAGATCGATTCTTTTAAGGCGTCCTGGCAAGCACTAGCTAATACAGTTATTTCATCAGACTTCCTAAAAGGTCTTGTTGATTCTGGAACATCATTAATCGGACAACTAGACAAAATAATTAGCAAAGTTGGAGCATTACCAGCTCTGCTTACAGTAATTTCAGGAATACTAGGACTAAAATCTGGCGCGGGTGAACTAATTAATCAGTTCCAATCCAAATTATACTATGGAGAATATGCCCGCGAAGCCTTTAACTAATGGTAACACGAACGAGATCATCTTAAAATTCGCTTGATGGTCAAGAGGGGCTAAGAAAAATGGGTTAATTGGTAGGGGTGATTTCCTACCATTAGACTGGGACGAACCACGAGTAAACCTACATATAATAACTCGTGGAACTATCAGCAGCCACATCCCGATGCGAATACGGGAAGGTTCAGAGACTACCAACCCACACGGCAATAGTCGTGAATGTATAGGCCAAACTGTACTCGGCAGTAGGAATAGCCGAGGTAAAAGATCAAATCGGTGTGCTAACCGGTGTATAAGAAATAGCGGGATGCACTTCCCTACTATGCTTGAAGTATAATGTGCGAATAATGATCGAATGTAATTTTCTCATAAAAAAGGAGAGTCCTAGAAGGACTCCCCCGTTTCATTCACTTGGCGCTCTAGTTCCACATCTGCTACAGAACATATAAGAACTATCGTTTAGTGAACCGCACTTCTGGCATTTCCATTGTTGAGATTTCTCACTTTTATTGCTAGATGACTGGTTAGCGACGAGAGCTTCAATACTTTCTCTCAGTATCTTGTCTGGCAATCCGACACAATATAATAAGCCGAAGATACCAAGGAGAAGGCCATACATAAAATGCCCAGCGCTATATCCCTTCTCTTGTGCTACTCCCATACACAAAATCCCTATGAGCGTGTTGACAATTGCGACTCCACCCCAAAAGTATCCAGCATTTACATTCATTTGCTTATCACCTCGCTAATCTATTATAGCATATATTTTAACTTGAGTCAATTACAATATACATTTCAAGCGTGTATATTGTTGCAGTTTGATATTGGGTGTACTGAAAGCTGGCGGTATCGGTTTAGCTGCCGCAGGTATTTCAAAAGGACTTGAGTTATATTCAAAATATTTAGGTCGCGCAAAAGAAGCATCTGATGCCGCACGCGAATTGGCGAAAACAGCGCAAGAAAATGTAGCTTCAACCAGAGAACAGTCTGAGCAGGTAGATTCTTTGGTAGAAAAATACCGAGAACTAAAAGCCAGTGGACAAGATGATTCGGAAACACGTTCACAAATTGCTGATATACAACAACAAATCGTTGGTATTGTTGGCGAACAAGCTGGCGCTCTCGATCTAGTTAATGGAAACCTTGATACAGAGCTTGGAAAACTCCGTGAAATACAAGAAATAGAAGCGCAGCGCGTCGCTGAATCTGCTTCTGCTGCATACACATCTGCGCGTGATAGCTCTGGCCTTGCTGTTGGCGATACTGACATAGGTCTTTTAGGTTTTAATACGACATATGGCCTTTCTAATCTTGGTCGTATTCGGGAAAAAGAAGTCGAACAAATCCTTCATAGAAATGGTTATAGCAATAACTTATTAACAAGACCACTAGATGATAATCTATATCTAAATACATCAATAGATGAAGCTGGCAATGCTCTGACAGGTGCTCAAGAACAACTTGCTTTAGTTAGCAGGATGATGAGGGACATCAGGAACGAGTTCCCTGATTATCGTGGAAGTTCGATCTATAGCAATCTGCAAAAGGCGTATGACTATTTCGACAAATACGTGTCAACGCAGCGTGATGCGGCACAGTCTGCCTTATTAGCAGAAATTAACGCACAGTCACAAACCAATGATGAACTGAGCAAGCTACAGATTAATTCTCTTGATGATTATAACGCATATCAAGATAAACTGGTCGGATTACTTCAAAACTCGCCCCGTCTAAAGGCCGCAATACTTGACGGCATGATAACCGAATCCGATATTCGTGACCAGGTTACTCAGTATCTATCAAGTTCGTCAGATTTCGCAGGTTGGGCTATTCAACAAAGCAACGCAGACAAGCGTCAGTCTATTTTTGATACTTTTGGAAAAGCTGCCGATAGACGTGGTTTAAGTCGCAAAGCGTACTCCGAGTTCCAAAGTTGGCTTAATTCTCTTTCCGGGGAAGAATTGAATGTTGTGTATACTGCTTCTCTCGATGAAGCAAGCGCAAGTTATTCTTTTGAGGATTGGAAAAAGTTATTAGAGGATCAAATAGCGGAAGAACCAATAGCGCTGGAAGTTGATTTTGCCGAAGAACAGACTGGCATGAAGAGCGTCCTGGATGCTATCAAGGAATCTGTCGCTCAAACTGGACTAGGCGAAGAATCAATCGGTGCATTAACCAATAGATATAAAGACTTAGCTGGTGCTAATTTTGATGCGTCAAAGCTATTTGAAGTAACTGCCAATGGTATTCATCTTAATGCACAAGAGTTGTCTAGGTTAGAATCTACATATGAGAATCTAACTAAGTCAAATATTGACAGTTATTTACAAGATTTGGTTAATCAGTATAACGACTTAACCGATCAGATAAATAACGCAGATAAAGCAACCGATACCAGCGACCTTTATAAACAACGCAACGATATAGCCGACCTTATTAATAGCACACAGGCTCTTGCCGCCCAATACAACGGTCTGACTTCTGCCTACAATAAATGGAAGAACGCGCAGAGTATGGGCGAAGAGGGAGACATGTACGATGACATCACCTCGAACCTTAAAAACATTAAGGAGTTATATGATGAGGGATTAATCGGTACAAACAAGTTCCGTGCCGCTGTAGGTCTGATGACCAATGAAGATGTTTCTGGCATGTCTGCCGATGAGCTTGTTGCTATATACGACAAGGCTTATCCTAAGATGGAGCGCTACTTCAAAGATGGTCAAACCGGCGTTGAAAACTTCTTGAACGACATCAATAAGCTCAATTCAAGTTGGGCTAGTATGGACGAAAACGGTGTTTGGAATCTTGATTTCAACGCTGACGAAGTTGCGAAACAGTTAGGTATCTCTACAGAGGGTCTTGAAATCATAATGCGCAAGCTGAAGGATTTCGGATTCGATGTAAACCTAGAGGGAGTTGGCGAAGGTCTTGATAAGCATGTAACTGATATAGATTCTGCGGTACAGGCGCTCGATGAAGCAAAAACGAAGCTGAAGGAAGATTTGACCAGTGGCGATATTACTGTTGATGAATTTGCTAAACAGACTAAGCAAATAAACGAAGCAGAAGAAGCCATAAAGAGTTATTCAGATGCAGTATCGGATGCTGGAACTGAGACTCTTACAATAGATCAAGCGCTGGATAAGATTTCAGAACTGCAAAGTGTTATAGCGACACTCACATCTAATGGTATAACTATTCCGGTTGTCCTTGAAGGTCAATATGAGGATTTAAGCAGCTTGATCTCTTCTTTGGGTTATAAAGAAGGAGAGAACGGGGAGAATGGACAGTCGGGTTCGTTTGAATTACATGTTAGTGATCCGGAAGATGCCGCTGGTAAAATTGCCGAGATACAAAAGGCGATTGACACTATCAATGCCAATCCGAATATTGACGCTAATATCAAGGCCGCTGTAACCACTGCCGGTAATGCGACTGTTGCCGAACTTCAAAAGATTGTTGATGCGCCTGATAGTTCATCAAAGACTATAACGCTGTCTGCCACAGATGAAGCAACGCCTGTCATAACGACGATAACTGACGGTGATTATTCTGCTAAAGTAAAAACAAGCACTGATGGTACTGCGGAAACACAGATCCAAGCGATTGAGGATGGCGATTACACCGTCACGTTTAAAACCAAGTTTGAATTTGGCGATGGTGGCACTGTCGATCCGCGCGAACTAAGTGATGAAGAGATAGCCGAGTATCAGAAAGAGCATGGAGAATATTCTATCCCCATGCTAGTTGATGATAGCCTTCAGTCTGGTGCAGATAAAGCTATAGATACCCTTGATGATGTACAGGAAGTCGTCGAAGAAACTAAATCTTCTATTGCTGAGGGTTGGGAATGGGGAATTGATGAAGGATTAGCAAGTCAATACTCGACCATTGAAGAGCTTGTTGCAAGACAGAATCAGACACAAAGCACAGCGATACCGATTGATATGTCAACCATTCAATCAGCAGGTAAAGGTGTTAGCGCCCTGGTTGATGCTGCGAACAAAGCTAACGTTGGCGCTGGCTTTATCAACGCTTTATCTAATGCATACAGTAATTTGGCTTCTGCAATGCAAGCTGCGAATGAGGCTGACCCGCTCGACACTAATCAAACGTCGGTAGCCGCCGCAGACCTGCAAGAAGCTGCTACCGCTTTCCAGACGGCACTTTCAAATGTAGCCGAACAGACATTTGCTTCTGGTGATATTCCAGATGTAGAAATTGATGCCGATACTTCTTTGGCTATGGCGAAAATAGCCGACTTGTCATCTACTGATTGTGAAGTTGTTTATAACCCAAACACAAGAGCGGTTGATGCATATAGACCAAAGAATAAGAGTGCAACAGTTAATTACTCTGCTAACTTCTCTGGCATTTCCGCGCCTACGCTAAATGGTACGGTAATCTATACCCGAAAATATGTTGGTAGCGATACAACCGTAACCCAGAGCGCAAAGGCCACAGGCAACGCTTTCCCGATGGGTACATTGGGAGGTGAGGTCGGTAGAGAACTCGTCGTTAGGAATGGCCGATGGTTCACGATTGGCGACAATGGTGCTGAATTCTTTGACTATCAGAATGGCGACATTATCTTCAATGCTTCACAAACCGATGAACTATTGAGGACTGGCCGTGTCCGTTCTAATGGTGGTCGTGGTCTTATTATTGGCGATGACTCTGCTTATGCCAGTGGTAATGCTTTTGCATTGGTCGAAGATACTACTGGTAGCAAACGAACTGCTTCTGCAAGTAACACTACAGCCAGTGGTAAATTTCAAAACACGACAACAAAGAAATCAACATCTTCATCATCAAGTTCACGAAAGAACAAAAGCTCAAGTTCAACAAAGAAGAAAGACAAAAAGTCCGAAGATAACACCTTTGATTGGATTGAGGTTGCGATTGAACGAATCGAGCGCGAGATCACGAATCTCAGCCGTGTAGCCGAAAGTTCATTTCGCACACTCGCCCAGCGCTTAACTGCAACTGAAAAGCAGATTGCAGCGACATATAATGAGATAGCAATCCAACAGCAAGCATCTGACTACTACATGCAGAAAGCCGATTCTGTTGGTCTAAGCGACGCTCTGAAAAAGAAAGTCCGCGAAGGTGCTATCGACATAAAGAGTTATAAAGAAGAAACCCAGAAACTCATTACCGAATACAAAGAATGGTATTTGAAAATGCCACTTCATGCAGCGATGCATGTTGACAATTTTACTTAATTGCTGGAAAGCCCTTAGAGCCATAGAGCCACAACGCAGGTATGAAACACGACCAAACGTGACGGTTGAAAATCCTATGGATTGGGTAATCAGCAGCCAAGCCGCGAACAGCGGAAGGTTCAACGACTATCCCTATGGGAGTAGGGTTGCAAGCGATTGGCAATCCGAAATAGTAAACCTCCTGATTTCAGGAAGAAGATATAGTCTAGTCATACGCGAAAGCGTGTGGAGTTTAACTCGGCTGGCGTAGCGAACCAGTTAAATACAACGATGATAAAGCTCTTAAAGCATCTGATGCCGTAGAAGAGCTTAACGAAAGTCTGGGCGAACTTTATAGCAAACGGTTTGATGCTGTTCAGGAAGATTTCGACAATCAACTATCTCTGCTCGAACACATGACCAATTCATACAATCATGGATTGGACGAAATCGAAGCAAGAGGTATGCTCAGCGGTGAACAGCTATACCGTCAAATGCAAGCTATCCAGCAGCAGAACATCCAGCTACTTGAAGCACAATTAGCCGCGATGATTCAGGCCATGTCAAGCGCACTCAATTCAGGTAAAATTGCCAAGGGGTCGGCTGACTGGTACAAGATGCAAATAGAGATCAATGGTGTCAAAGAGGCAATTCAAGCCGCGCAAATTGAAATCATTAATCTCGACAACAAAATACGTGACGCAAAATGGGAAGCGTTCGACTTCTTGCAGCAGCGAATTTCAACCATAACAGATGAAGCCAATTTCCTGATTGAACTCATGGAAGGTTCAAAACTGTTTGACGATGGTCAACTGACGCGCCAAGGTCAAGCTGTTATCGGTTTACACGCTGTAAACTACGACGTACTTATGGCTCAGGCCGACAAGTACGGAGAAGAAGTCAAGAGCCTGAACGCTGAAATTGCCGGTAACTCAACCGACAAGAATCTAATCAGCCGCCGTGATGAACTGCTTAAACTCCAGCAGGAATCTATCATTGCCGCGCAACAGGAAAAGGAAGCCGTTTCTGATCTGGTCGAAGAAGGAATTAACAACGAACTCGATTCCCTCAAGGATCTTATAAGTGCGTATGAGGACTCTCTTGATAGCGCAAAAGATTATACTAATAGTCCGCTATACTGTGAAAGCGTATAGTGTATCTCTCTGAATTGCTGGGAAACCCTTAGAGTTTCAACACCACAACGTAGACATGAAACACGGTCAAGCGTGATGGTCGAAAAGTTTGAAAATTGGGCAATCAGCAGCGGAGCTCCGAACAGGAGAACGTTCAACGACTATCCCTGGAATGGGAGTAGGAGCAAGTGTTCCGAAGTAGAGAGCACCTAAACAGAAATGTATGGTGAAGATATAGTCTACACTTTGGCGAAAGTCAAAGGCATATATGCCGTATGTCTTAACGAAACATGCGAAATACCTATGGTTATACGACTATCAAAAGAAAGTTTCAAAGCAAACCAAAGAAATCGCTTCACTTCAAAAGCAATTAGCCGCCTATGCTAATGACACATCAGAAGAGAATCGCGCGAGAATCCAGAAGCTAAACACCAGCTTGCAGGAAGCTCAGGAAAACCTTCAGGAAACCCAGTACGACAAGTACGTGAAAGACCAGAAGAAGCTCCTTGACGATCTCTACGATGAGTATGAAACCATGCTCAATGAGCGCCTTGATAACATTGACGCACTCATGGATGACATGATCGACTACACCAATGCGAACGCCGCAGACATTCAGGCAACTATTGCTTCTGAAACTGCCGCAGTTGGTTATACCATGTCAGATGAAATGAGCACGATTTGGTCAGGCGCAGAGAATGTCGTTTCTAAATATGGTGATAGTTTCTATACTCAGTTGACAACTGTCAATACAGCATTGAACATGATTAGCAACCAGATTGCTAACATGAAAGCCGCTGGCGATAGTATTGCCGCTGGTTACATTGCAGAAACAACACCCGAAACGGAAGCCGATCCAAACGCCCCAACCTTGAAACCAGAAGCCAAGACTGAAGAACCAGCGAAAGAGGAACCTGCTTCCGAAAAGAAGATGGTTAAGGTTGTCAACGGTCAATGGTGGCTGTACAAGAACGGCCCCAAGAAAGGCAGAACCGACTCAATTGTTCACAAGGGCGAAACGTATGAATACCTCGGTGAAAAGAATGGTTACACCAAGATTTTGTACAAGGGCAAAGAGCGTTGGTTCAACTCTAATGGTGCGAGAAAGATGGGTTTTGCAGAAGGTGGCTTTGTTGCCGGTCTGCAAAAGATGGCCTATCAAAATGGCGACGATATGCTGACGTTCAATACCTTAAAGCGTGGTGAAGCTGTGTTCACTGAACGGCAGTACAAGCAAATTGAAAAACTTGTCAACAATGTTCCCGGTCTGCAAAAGCTGATTGATATGAACGATCTTATTACATCTGTTGGCGCTAGTAGCTTCAATAATGGAGACACTAACGTTCAGGTTGAGGTCGGTGGAATCAATATTCAGCATGTCGAGAATCTGGATGACTTCATGTATCAGGTTCAGAGAGATGGCAGGTTTGAGAAACTTATCCAGTCTATGACTACTGATCTTGTGGTTGGTAGACAGAAACTAAGGAAGTTCAAGTTCTAATCGAAGGGGAGTCTTAATAGGACTCCCCTTTTCAATAAGTGGAGGAAGATAGATGAATTATGAGAGAAAATTTGAGATTCAACGGAAACGCGCAGAAGAAGCCGAAAAGCAAATACAAGACTTAGAGGCTGAGCTGGCGGTTGTTAAAAACGAAAACAAATCTCTGCAAATGCAAGTAGACGGTTTCAATCAGATGATTGACGATATTGAAAAGCTCGATCATGAACGCCGTGAACTTGTCTCGCAAGCAAAAGAGATTAAAGATAAATATCAAAAGGCAGTAGAAGAAATACTGCTGTTGAAAAAGAAATACTCGCAACAAATGCAAGCCGTACTCAAAGGCAAGAAAATAAAAGGAGTTGACAAGTGATGTTCACTTCCTCGCAATTAGTCGCTTTCGTTCAAGCTATGATTGGTATGCCGTATTGGTATGGAACGTGCGGCTACAAATGCACCGAAGATTTACTACAGCGCAAGGCGAAGCAATATCCTAGCCATTATGGTGCTAGTCGAATGAAGAAGTACCGTCAAGCTATCGCAGACAAGAAAGTGTGCGTAGATTGTATTGGAATGATTGGCATTATGCTTTAGTCATCGTTCACAGTGATGTGTTCGCAAAATAACCTATCGAATTGCTGGGAAACCCTAAAGCTATGTTTACTACAGCGCAAGCATGAAATACAGCTAAACGCGAATGTGGCGAAAGCAGAAAGAAAAACATAGATGGTACATGGTTAAACCCTAAATACTTATAATGGGCAATCAGCAGCCAAGGCTCGAACAGAGCAAGGTTCAGAGACTATCCCTTTGGGAGTACATTTCAAGTGAAATGGAAGTGGTAGGCGTCCTTATAGGATGAAGATATAGTCCGAACTGAGTAGAAATATTCAGACTAACAAATTGTAAAGCATTTTTCTGGACTGATGGTGGTCAAGGAATACTTGATTATATTAACGGAACGGGCAACTTTAAAAGTACATATGCTTCTAATGGTATGCCCGACAAGTCCGCAAACGGTTTCTTCTCATGGCTAAAGAAGAAGGGATGTAAGCATGGCAAGATTGCTTCTATTCCTGATGTTCCTGGATTAGCTGTATTCATGGAAGGTCACGTTGGTGTTTATATCGGCGGCGGCTATGTGGTTGAAGCGCGTGGTTTTAACTACGGTGTTGTCAAAACCAGGCTAAAGGATCGCAAGTGGGTTGACTGGTCTTATCTGCCCGAAAGCCTGATTACATATGATGATGAACCCAAGAAGGAAGAATCTAAACTCATTACTCGCAATCTCAAGCGCGGCTTAAAGGGTGACGATGTTGCCGAACTTCAAGAGAAGCTAAACAAGCTGGGCTTTAATTGTGGTGAAGTTGATGGCGACTTTGGCAGGAAAACCGAAGCGGCAGTTAAGGCTTTGCAGACCGCAGCCAATATTGAAGTAGATGGAATCTTTGGCAAGAACAGTCTGAAAGCGCTAAATTCTATGTTGAACAAATAAGGGAGGATGACGAATGTATGCGCTAGATTTTGAATATGACGGCGTAACGCTGAGTAGCAAGGATTTTATTATCTGTAACTTTGACGGACAGACAGGCACGTCTATTGGTATGCCCGGGCATAACATTACTTTCGATAAGGTTGCAAGGGACAAAGGCAGAAAGTATGGTCTGACCGGCACTCAATACATGGAATGTTTAACCACAACTTTTGATATTTGCAAGAATCCAGAATTGCATGATTACAGCGACATGGAGATTACAAATACTGAATATCGTGATATTGCAAAATGGTTAAACAGGAATGAGTTTCTTCCTTTTAGACCGCTCTATGATATAAACGATCTGACGCATAATAATCAGTTAGTCCTCAATGCATCATTTAATGTTAGTAAGATATATGTAAACTCTATTCTGTATGGAATCAGGCTCGTCATGGAAACGGATAGTCCGTTTGCTCATGGATATTCGGTAGTGCGTCGATGGGATTTGCTTACGTCTGGCGGTTCAATCAGTCTCGATGATAATTCAGATGAAATAGGCTATCATTACTTGGACTCGTTTTCTGTTAAATGCAGCACGGCTGGCGATCTAACCATTTCCAATGCTTTTACCGGAATGGTTACTACTGTTGCAAACTGTTCAGCGAATGAAAAGATAGTTTTCTACGGTGACACCCAAATTATTACCACTGACAATTCCTCACACAAAATATATAATGACTTCAATTATGTATTCCCTATGATTGGCAATTCATATACAGATAAGACGAATGTAATCACATTTTCATTACCTTGCACAGTGAATATTCAGTATACACCGTTGATTAAAGACATTCCAGACTAAGAAGGTGAAGATTATTGGCAATCAAAATCAAGTTTGATAATAACAACAATGCGATACCGCCGACTTTAGTGCTGGCAAATCGTAACGGCAATAAGCTCGGCTATATCCCAGCTCGGAATATAGTTACTGCCGATAACCTGAACGAGTATTCCGAGCTTCAATTCAAAGTATACAAAGCAGAGAACGGTACAGATTACCCACTATGGGATGATGTTCAGGATTTCAGGCTTGCGTGGTGTCCTGAATGGAATATCTATTTTGAGATATACGTTGAAATAGATGAATCTAACAGCATTTGTAAGAACGTCACCGCGAAGAGTTTGGGCGAAGCAGAGCTATCTCAGGTCAACCTTTACAACATTGAGATTAATACCGAAACTGATATTTCGCGCGATGACTATAAGCCAACTGTCCTATATGATTCGGATGATCCAGATGCTTCACTTCTTACCCGCCTGCTTGACAAAGCGCCGCATTACAGTATAGACCACGTTGACAATTCAATCAAGAATATTCAACGCACTTTTACCTTCAATGACAAAACCATATATGACGCTTTTCAGGAGATCAGTGAAGAAATTGGTTGCATCTTTATCTTCGATTCCTCTGATGTTGAAGGTAAACCCGCGAGAAAGATTAGCGTTTACGACATGGAAACAGTCTGTGGAACATGCGGCTATCGTGGCGTATTCGATGGCGACACTTGCCCTTCCTGCGGTGGCACAGACCTGAAACATGGTTATGGTGACGATACCACGATTTTTGTTACAGTCGAGAATCTTGCGGAAAGTATTAACTATTCATCCGATGTCGATTCCGTGAAGAACTGCTTCAAGGTTGAGGGCGGCGACGATCTTATGTCTGCTACCGTTATTAACTGCAACCCGAATGGCAGCGCGTATATCTGGAACCTGACTGATGCCGTCCGCGCTGATATGTCAGAGGAACTTAGGACAAAGCTGGCTCAGTATGATTCGCTGTATGCCGATTATCGGGACACACATGTGACAACTCTCGATTCTGATATTGTCTCTGCATACAATGCTTTGGTCACAAAATACAACAATATAATCGCGGCTGACAGTGGAATCAAGCACGATCCTTTTAAGACGATCAGCACTTCAATTACTGGCTATCCTAATCTGTTGAACGCGCTGTATGAAACCATTGACATGCAGCTATTCTTGGAAAGCGTTCTCATGCCCGGAGTTGACATTGGCTCTTCTGCTGCTGATGAAGTTGCAAAGCTAAACCATTTAAGCAGCTTGCAGTTTGTCGCGGTCAAGAGCAATAATTATTCGCTGAACACCGCGTCCAATGCTGTCATTGCTCTGGCGAAAACTTATCTGGACGATGGCTATGCCGTTAAGATCAAACCCGGCTCAACTAGCTTGACTGGTTCTGTCTGGAAGGGCGTACTTACTGTTACCGGCTATTCTGATTCAGATGATACCGCGAACACTAACCAGATTTCGCTGACTGTGACATCTGACTATATCACCTATGTCAAGCAGAATCTAACAAAGACATTGCATAATGGTGTTGATGGCACCTCGGATATTACTGAGCTGTTTAAGCTAGATCAAGACGAGTTTATTCAGGAGATTAAGAAGTATTGTCTGGCCAGCCTAATCTCATTCAGGGATGCATGTCAGGCATGTATGAACATCCTGATTGAGCAGAACAGCACACAAAATGCATCTGGCGTAAATCTATATGGTACTGTTTACGTGCCGTATTACAACAAGTATAATGCGCTGCAATCCGAAATCAATCTGAGGAACAATGAAATTGCTATCGTTACCGGCGCGTATGACAGCCAAGGTATGTTGTCTGTAAACGGTATGCAGACAATTATATCTGATGCAAATGCGGCTATTCAGAATACCCTCAATTTTGAGAATTTTGTTGGTGAAACATTGTGGAAGGAGTTTGTTTCTTATCGCCGCGAACAGCTCTATTCCAATGATAACTATATCTCTGACGGTCTGGACAACAAGGAATTGTTTGACCGCGCGAGAGAACTTATTGAAGCGGCGACAAAGGAACTGTACAAATCATCGCACTTGCAGCACAGTATCACAGCGACCTTGCAAAACCTTCTGTTTATGAAGGAGTTCCAGCCAATCGTGGATTACTTCTGCGTTGGCAACTGGATTCGGCTGCGTGTTGACGGCGAGATTTATAAGCTGCGCCTGATCTCATATCGGATAGACCACGACAACCCAGCTAGTCTAGCAGTAGAGTTTTCAGACATTATCCGTACCGCTGATGGTACTTCCGATCTTGAAAGCATTGTCAATCAAGCATCCAGCATGGCAACCTCTTATGACTCAGTCATGCATCAAGCGTCTAAGGGCAAGCAAAGTAAAGATGAGATGGACGTATGGGTAGACAAAGGTTTGTCTTTGACGTTGATGAAGATCATGAGCGACGCGGAAAACCAGAAGCTACTCATTGATGAAAACGGTGTTCTGGCGAGACAGTATGACGATATTACCGAAGATTACGATGATAAGCAACTCAGGATTATCAATCGCGGCATATACATGACTGATGACGCATGGAGAACAATGCGGTCTGGCATTGGTGATTTTGTGTATTATGATCCTGAAACCGGAGCAGAAGTTCAGTCTTATGGTGTTATCGCTGATACGCTTGTCGGCAAGTTGATGCTGTCCAATAAGGTTTACGTGTACAATCGCGGTGGCAGTATCAAGCTGGATGAAAACGGATTGACGCTGGTTTCAACGAAGAATGGCGTTTTTGATGTGTTCAAGGTTAAGTCACGCGCAACCGCACAATGGGGAACTGATGCTTCTGCAAATATGAAGTATGTTGTCTCGCATTATGTGGCCAGCCGCAGCTTGTCAGAGGAAACCGTAGATGTCTACGTTCAGGCAACCAAACCAGACGCGAACGAAGCGAACGTGAATGACCTGTTTGTGGATTCCACCACTAACAAGGTCTATTACTGTTCAGGCACAGTGAACAATCATACATGGACAGAATATAAGGCTTCAAGTCAGGTAGAAACAGATTATACCCTTTCATGGACAGATGGAGGATATATTAGCGATTCAGATGGTTCACTAATACCATACCAAGACTGGATATATACTGATTTCGTCGCCCTTGGAAATACAGAAGCTATTGAAATTACAACAACTTCACCCGACAACTTGCAGTATAACGCACTGTATAAAGAAGATCAGAGCTTCCATTCTAATTTGATGGCTGGCACAACTACGATCATACCTTCTGACGCAAAGTATTTCAGGCTGTCCACAAGGAATAACCGTACTGTAACTGCTAAAGCGGTTGGAGCACAATCTGTGATTACAGGGCTTTCAATCGGCAAGTATCAGCTAATGGTGTACGAGGATGCGCCTAGCACATTTGAACCGGGCGATTGGTGGTATGAACCTACTGGCGACACTCTGGAAATCGCGAAAAGTGTTTCAGGCGATGAAGATGTTATCTGGATGGACAATGCGGGTAACGCGCACTTCAAGGGAACGATTGACGCGGCGAACGGCAGTTTTACCGGCGCTGTTACTGCTACCAGTTTGACAATTGCCGATGGCGCAGAAGAAATGGATATTGGTGATTATGTTGCGTCTATGTCTGTTGCGACCTTTGCGCAAGATAATGCACCAACGGAAGGTATGCGCGATGGCGATATATGGTGTGATACCAACGATAATAATAAACTCTACCGTTATGACGCTGAAGAAGAAGAGTGGGTAGAGATCACCAGCGAGAGCATGGGATTCAATATATACGGATATGGCTCAGACCCACATCGTTATCGTGTTGACATTAATCCATATGTCGGTATTAAGGTAAGTGACCAAAACGGTTCGTATTTTCAGGCGACCAGTGACAAACTAGGGTTCTATACTATCGGTGGTACTGCATTGATGGAAATTTATGGTGGCAATGCGTATTTCAGTGGTAATATTCAGGCAGCCAATCTACCCACAGATGGAAGCGGCAAGATTACTTTTGGTGGCGTAACTGGCTCTGGCTTTTACTCATCAAGCGGTTCTATGCACGTTAGCGATCTTACTATTGATGGTGATTGCACGATTAAAGGCGCATTAGATGGTGCTACAGGAACATTCTCTGGTAACTTGTCAGCAAATGTCTCTACTTTTAATCAAATACAAACGTCTGGTGCAACCACAGCGGGTTCGTATACTACTATAACGAATAATGGATTTAGAATGTATAATCCTACCTATGGTATGCGTATTAGGGCTTCAACATTCTATACGGCTGGCGATGAGTATACAAACGAATGGGGTTCGCTACAAGTGTTCCTTGGCGAAGTTAATAGTAGTGGCGATCTAAAAACTAGCGGTTCAGCCGTTTCGCATTTAAATCCATTAGGTCTTGAAGTTGGTAAGCGAAAAGATAATCAGAGATATGACGGTGATATTTATTGTCGTAATGTGTACGCAGAAAAATACTACATTGGCAATGAAACGAGCTACGCAGAATTTAGTGGCGGCGGTGGTAGCAGTATTACTGTATCAGCATCAGATTATGTTTCTGATCCGAATGCTATAACTATTGGTAGTATAACTATTAATGGTAGAACTACGAATTACAAGATGCCACCAGCAACGCAGTCGTATTATGGCATGGTCAAATATGATAATAGCACAATTAAGGTGAATAGTAGCGGTCAGCTATATGTTGCATCTGGCGGCGGCGGCGGCACATCATATTCTGCTGGTAATGGTATATCAATAAGCAACAATACTATTTCTGTGGACTATGGTTCTGGACTTGGAATTTTAAATGGGAAACTGTATGTCACATCTGTTCCTACTACTAATGTCAGGGTAGAGTATGGTACAATAAATTTCTCCAGCGAAGATGGAACCGTAAACTTTACTAATTCATTTTCTTCGACTCCAATTGTTACCGTTACTCTTCTAAAGGAAACATCTGTAAATATAGGTTATTCAGTTCATGCGAGATCAACTAGCGGTTTTAAGATTTCAAAAAACGGTGATACTAGTTCGCGTAGTTTTTGTTGGATAGCTGTTGGAACCTAATTAAGAGAAAGGATAGAGAAATGAAATACAATCAATTTAACAACGCATACAATGCGCTTCAAAAACTTTCAAATATGAACCTTCCTGTGCGTGACGCTTATAACGTTTACAAGCTCACAAAGGAAATCGACCAAGTATACCAGTTCGGTGTCGAACGCGAAAGAGCGCTTATCGAACAATACAAAGGTCAGCCCAATCAAGACGGCACAATCCGATTCGTTCATGGCGATGACGAAGAATCAAAGCGCGAAGGACTCAAAAATATGATTGGCTTCTCAAAGGCAATCGACGAACTCAACAATACAGAAATGGATTGCGAGTTCTCCCCTATCACCATAAGCTATGATTCTTTGGGCGACCAGACCATGACCGCGAAGGAGATTATGTCGCTTGACGGATTTGTTGAATTAGTCGGTGATTAAATGAAATACGTTTCAGACGAACAATACTATGAACAGCTCAAACGCATAGAATTTCGCAACGACCAGATACTTAAAGCGCAAATGCTGAAAGAAGCAAGATACAAACCGCGCAAGCATATCGAAACAAGCAAGCTAATTGCTATTTACCTGTTCGCGCTGCTGAACATCATTATCTTGTATTCCATGATTGCGATGTGGCACTTCTCCGATCTCAGCTATTTAGGTGTACTCATTACGGATATTTGCGCACAGATTTTGACGTATGCGATTTACTGCCTGAAAGCCTACCACGGCAAGAAGCAGGAAGAAAAGATGAAATTCTTGCGGGAAGAAACGGTCATAGACGAAGATGAACTAGAAGAGGAAATGAGATAAAATGAGTATTTTAGATGGCTTAAATCGTTTCTTGACCTTCATTAATGATAACTGGACAAGCATCCTTGTGCTGTTGGGTCTGGCCATTGGGTTGTACAAAAAGATCGCGGATTACCTTTCAAAGACTACAGATGAGAAAATTGAAATAGCAAAAGTTCAAATCAAGCAAGGTATGCTAAAGATGATTACTGAAGCCGAGATTGACTTTGAAAATTGGAACAAGGCTGGCGAAATCAAGCGTTCGCAGGTTATCGCCAAGATTTATGCCCAATATCCAATTCTTAGTAGGGTTGTAGATCAAGACCAACTCATTGAATGGATTGACGCCGAGATTAATAACTCGCTCAAGACTCTGCGCGTTATCGTGAAAGATAACAAGGTTGAATAGCTATGTTTAGGAAAATCATAGCTCTGTTTATGGCTCTGATTATCCATTATGCCAATTTATCTCCTGGTGCATACGGTAGGCTGTACATCCCATCTGTCGGCATTAGCGTCCAGCTTTATGAAACCGTCAACGGCGATCATAAAGCACAGGGTTATGTTGATGCATGGGATAGCGCGGCTTACCGCATTTCTCATAAGGGTGGCTGCGGGTTTATAGCAGATCATTACAACCAAGGATTCATAGACATTAAGAATTGTGAGGTTGGCTGTTTCTGCTATATTATCAGCGAAAATGGAGTAGAGGTATTCAAATGCGTAAAAACAACTAACGGAAGAAACGATGGAAGTAATTTGTATACGGCAGACGGTGAAAAGCTGTCTGACATTGATTATGCTGATTTCGCGTGTTATACATGCGATGGTAATTGGCAAAACGTATACATGGTTTTCTTCAAGAGGTTTTAAGATGATAGATAGAGTTATAGAGAGAATTAATGACCTGATAAGATATGACGAGGGTGAACCTGGCTATTTCGCAGCGCTGACCGAAGTCTTGAAGATCATTAACGAGGAAGCGGAAGATGAATTGCAGGTGGGGCAAAAGTATTATGTCGTGTGCAAGGTCAAAGGCGAATACAGAACCTTGCAGATGGAATTAGTTAAGGTAAGCCTCACGATGCGCAAACTTACATATGAGTTCAAAGAGAAGAAAACTGGAAGAATAGTAACAATAAACAGCGGGAAGGATTTGAAAACGCGCGTACACAATTCTGCGCGTAGAGCATATCGTGCAATAACAAAACTACGAAAAGAGTAACAAGATCGTCATAGCGGCGGTCTTGTTTTTGTTAGGAGGATAAACCAATGAAAGTGATCGACGCTTTGATTGAGAAGATTAAGGGGATTGCTACTGAACCTCAAAATGCAGATAAGCCGCGAGAAGTAGTTGTTATCAACGGTAAGGAGGTCTAACTATGATTATGTTAAAACGTGGTAGTCGTGGCGACATGGTTAAGGCCGTACAGTATATCGTTGGTGCTGCTGCCGATGGGATATTTGGCGCGAAAACTGAAACGGCCGTAATGAATTACCAGAAAAGATATGGGCTGGATGCTGATGGTATCGTTGGCAGGAATACATATCAGAAGATTGTGGATAATGCGCCTACATTGAGGTTCGGTTCTACTGGAATATATGTCAATGCACTGGAAGTGCTGATTACTACCATGAAGCCAGATGGCGTTTATACGTCTGATGAGATCGCGCATGTTAAGACGTATCAGGCTTCTAAGGATTTGGAAGTTGACGGTGTTGTAGGGAAAAAGACTTGGAGTGCTCTGTTTGGGTTGAGTGCGGGAACGGTTGCACCTAGTATGCCAACAAATCCTACCCAGAGGAAGAGTTGCAAAAATTTTAAGCAATACAGTGAACCCTACGCATCACATGTGTATACAAAGAACGGCACTTATAACAAAAAGCAGACTATTAGAAATTCTGGTTGTGGCCCCACAGCTATGGCAGATGTTGTATATGAGTTCTGGGATAAGAAAGTAACACCGATTATTCTAGCCGATTATTCAGTGAAGCATGGTTATCGGACGGAGAACTCAGGGACAGCTTGGGGATTTTTTAGGGCTATAGCCAATTATTATCATGCAAGTAAGTTTATTCAAACAGATTCATTTGAAGCCATGCGTAACTGTCTGGCAACAGGCGGTTTAGTTGTTGTTTCATTCAGACCTAGCAAGTGGACAAAGGGAGGTTGGCGTAATGGCCTCCTAACGCGGTGAACCGATACGTGTCGGGTGTCACTCATTGAGTGGCTAACGGTGGAAGCTAAATGGAAACACATGCCCATACCGTGCCGAGCCTTTTAACGAAGGAAGGTGTAACGACTATTCCGAGAGGAAGTACATTGCAGGTGAAACTCCTGCTTTGGAAGCGCCGCGCTCTGATATTATCAGATGAAGATATAGTCTGGCCTCATGGAAACATGAAGGATTAACGCATTTCTGCTGCTTGTGGGCTGACGATGGAAAGTATATACGTGTTTGCGATCCTGCAAGCGCTAGTTCTGACCGAGCAAAAGGAACTTACTCAGAAGTAAAAAAAGCCGCCAAGCAATATTTTTTGTTCTGGGCTTGAGTTAATACATATGGGGGAGTCCTAACATGACTCCCCCTTCAATAGAGAGGATGAAACAGCATGGACACAAATTCGGTCTGGTCAACGCTTGCAGACATAAAAATAGGAACCCTCATAGCTTGGGCTATCGTCATAATCGCAATCCTAACAGTGATTATCAAAGGCATAACCAAACTCTATGAGGTGTTCGCCAAATATAATAAATTGAAAGAAGATAATGAGAAACAATCGGAGTTATTGAGGGCGCACGATGAAACGTTAACTCAAATTAATGCGTCGTTGCAACATATCAATGAGTGCCTAGAAGAACAGAAGGGTGTCAACCTCAAGCAGATTCGTCACACCATTGTTGATACCTGCTATGAAGCATTAAAGGCTGGCGAGATTCAGATAGGCAAACTCAAATCGCTTGAAGAAATGTTTCAGGAATATACCGACATATTCCACGGCAACGGCTATGTGAAGCGGCTGGTTACTCAAGTCGAAGAACTGCCAAAGGTCGGTAGTCTGGATGATTGAGGTGGTGTTAAAGAATGTATGATTTAGAGGTGAGTGTTCAAGGACATCGGCTTGTGTTGCCATTTCCGGGTCACATGATGACATCTGACAACATTCAAGTTGATAGAATACATTTCACTTTTGACAATAATTGGACTGGGTATACATGCACTGCCCTATTTTGGGGATATGATACAGACACGCCTTATTCTGTTCAATTAACAAACGGGTATGCCGTTATTCCCGCTGAAGTTCTGGCCGACAAAGGCAAGATATACTTTGGTGTTTTCGGCATTAAAGGTAATTCCCGCATAACTTCAAACACTGTTAGTTATACAATAATGAACGGTGCTTGGAGTGATGATATAGCCAATACTGGAACCGTAACGCCAACCTTGGTTGAACAGCTTCTATCCGCAGCGGAAACCGCTATGAGCGACGCAAGGATTATTCAAGAATCCGCTATGAACCAATTGGCAGATAAGAGTATTGAAAGCTATTCACTTTCTTGGACTTCCGGTGGATATATCGATAACACGAATGGTTCTATTGTAGCATATAGTTCTTGGAAGTACACTGATTTTGTTGAGATCGGCAGTAATACCACTATCAGCGTAACATCTACTGCTCCCGATAATAAGGATTATAATGTTTTCTATGATGAGCATGAAGTATTTTTGGATAAGTTTACTGCCGAAGGTGTAATAAACGTTCCAGATGGCGCAAAATATTTCAGGTTGTCTTGCAGAAACAGTGAAACAGTTACAGTTAGTTATGATCTATATACTTTCAAATATCTGGATTACTCTAACATATTGTTCAGTAGCAACCTAGAAACTGTAAACACGGCCAGTTCACAAGGATATGCTTCCAGGCTATTATACACATATAACGGCACAATTTCGCTTGGAGACATTTATACGGTACAAGCAAAGATCATAAAGAATAATCCTGATTCATCGCCATTCACAATCTATCTGTATAACGGAAGCACGTTAGTTAGAACCATATATTCAAATATTGTCAACATCCTACAGAGTGACATAAGTGGCGGTGTTAATAAGATAGAGTTCTACTTATACCCAGCCCGTGGTAGCGGATTGATCTTTGGTGATGTGACATTTGAAAATGTTACAATTACAAAGGGCAGACCTACCGGCGTTACCTTGTCTGATGATTTAAGGGATGCCGTTGTAAATACTATGAACTTCTCATACTCTCTGCCTGATTATTATTTTGCAAACAATTACCTACAGAATAAGGCCAGGGCAATAAATGAGTATGGTAAAGAAGCGTCCGACGTTTTCATATTTATCACCGACGTGCATTGGAGTTCAAATAGGCAGCTTAGTTTACAGCTGATTAATTATATCAATTGCAATTGCCACATACCAAGATTGTTTAGTGGCGGTGATACAGGCGACGGATATAACGAAGAATTTTGCGATGGTTTAAGGAGAGTGTTCCCGCACAAAATCTACCATGTGATAGGGAATCATGAATGGTTCGCAGATGGCACGGCTTCCAATTTATACTATCTGATGGATTCATATAATAACGACCAGATAGGTAATCCTGATCGTCATTACTACTATGTTGATAATATGCAGCAGAAAATCAGATATATTATTCTCAATGCTTTCCATGCTGGTGATGAGTTTGATTATGATGCATCTGAACTGGATTGGTTCGTCAATGAAGCGCTAAATATGCCGCAAGATTGGGATGCTATTGTATTCACACATTTTATGGGTATGTCATCAAAAGACGAACAAACCAGCGTCATTACCTTTATCGGTCAAGGCTCTGAGTATGCAACAGCCATAGACACATTAAATTCAAACACTGATCGCAACGGAAAAGTTCTGGCTGTATTTCAAGGTCATAATCATGCTGACGCTATTTATCATACGGTTGGCGGTACACCCATTATTACGACTACATGTGACAAGTGTGGCGCATACGGGAATACAGAACCATATATTAGGCAGTATCGTAGAGTTGGCACTATAACTGAACAGGCATTTGATGTCGTGGCTGTTAAGCGCGTGATTAGCGGCAATGCCCGCAATATAACGATTACTTGTGTAAGAGTTGGAGCGCCAGCTATGGATAATATCGACGTACCATATACTGAAGGTGATTTTGACTTTACAAGCACTTTGGAAACGCGGCAGGTCACACGCTCTTTCCCATACCAGACAGGAGGCGATTAGGTGAATATAACAGTTACTATTGAAGGTCAGCATCTTACTTCAGATACAATTTATATTGTTGACCAATCAAGGAACTTCGTCAAGTTTACATTCTTGCTTCCAGACGATTGGTACGGTATGAACGTAATCGCGCAATTCAGGCAAGGCGGCAATCACTACAACGTTGAACTGGACGATGATAAGACGGTTACACTTCCAGCGGAGATAACATGTGGCATATGCAATTTAACTCTATATGGCACTGGCGAGGAAGTTGTGGGAACAACCGATACGCTTAGTTTCATGATTGTGAAGTGTGATTTCGTTACTAACGATCAAGAGGATGCCGCTGAACCATAAGAGAGATTATGTTTATAACGAAAAGGATGTGAAAAAGTATGAGCGTAGGAATGTCCTACAGAAAACGAGCTAACAGACAAGTTTGCGATGTTGACATTCGCTATCGCGCTTCTGGCAAGCCGTTTATGTATTTTGAAACCGCAAACACTACGTCTGTCGGTATTGAATCAGACAGCGTATACGCTATGGCGAAAAGCACAAGGCGTATTCAGTTTGCGAACCCGCTTGATGGAACTGTTACTATTACCGCGCAGGTTTACCCTAGCAAACTCTATGAGTTGATCTCAGGCAACGTGAAAAAGTCTAGCGCAATTTATGCTTCAACTGCTGTTGTTGCCTGTGTCGAAGATGGTAAAGTCCCCCTGAGTGTGTCTACTGGCGCTGAAATTAAAGCGGGAACAGTATTTGCTTACCCAGAAGGTTCGTTTGGCGATGCGGATTCTCTTATTCCGTGTACTTTTGCAGACGATGAGGTTAGCGGCAATTTTCTGGTTGGTCACAAGTATGAAATTGGTTTCGTAGTGACAAGGAATACAAAGGCTTCAACATTCGCGTTTAACAACAAGGCTCCGATGACTGAATACAAGTTCACCATGTCAACCATTAACAAAGGTGAAGATGGCGACTTCACTCCGTTTCTGATTGTGGTTTATCGCGCAATCTTGAACAGGAATATTGAAGTGTCATTCTCTTCTGAGGGTGATCCTGCTGAAATAACGCTGACATTCACGGTGATGCCTGATCGCAAAGGCAATATGATTGATATGGTTGAGATTGCAGATTTGGATTCATTCCAGCCTGGCGACGTTGAGCTTCCGTATTATGTTATTCTGACTGATGATGATAACGGCAATGTGACAATGACTTTTACTAATAAGGCGGTGGGATAAATGTCATGGACGTTAATTAAAATTGGCGGCATAGGCGAGAACTTTGGCGAAGCGCACAAGGAATACATGATCGATGATGTTTCTGATACTGCGACTTTGCCAACTACTGATGCTCCTGGCAGTTCCGCTTCAACTGCTGATCTTCAACTGTTATATCGCTTAGATCAACATGGAGTTTGGAAGAAAGTCGGTGAAGCGTAATGGATATTGAAACCTATGGCGCGTTGCTAGAAAAGATTCTCAAGAACAAGGGCGACAAAGGCGACGCTGCAACGATAAGGGTTGGCACTGTCACAAAGGGAGCGCTAGCCGTTGAGAATGTTGGAACTGATAATGACGCGATTCTGAATTTCGTTTTCCCTTATTCGACAAACATTTCTGCGTCGGATGATGGCAACGGCAACGTAATTCTTGGCGGCTAAAGGAGGATAAATAATGATAGAAAAACCGATGAAATCTCTAGCTGTTGGTGAGGTAAAATATATCATAACAGACGCAGAAGCTAGAGAGGATATAGAAGAGTTAAAATCAAATCTGCAATACTCTATTAACCAGACGGATTTGCCCACGGCTGCAACGTCTTACCCATTCAATTTTATTGCGGGTCACAAATACAGGTTGACAGTTGTTGGTTCAGACATAACTTCGTTCCCGAAATTTTTCACAACCAATGACGGTCAAGTATCTGGCAAAGTTGACGACTTTGGTTCGTTTGGTAATGGTGAAAAGACTGTTGAACTGGAAGCGACTGCGAACGCTACGCACATCAGGAAAAGTTCACATGCTGGCGGTAGTATCTCGTTTACATTAACCGATCTATCTTCGATTGACGAAAGGCTTACCAAGGCAGAGGAAGATATTGAAACTCTACAAACTAATGTAACAAATATTAACACAGACGTTACGGAGATCGAGGGTGATGTTACTGACTTAAAGAGCCAGATAACGCAAAAAACGCGCAATATCTTTGATAACGGTGCTTTTGATATTGATACCATTACACTTGATACAGATGGTTATTATGTCGGGACTGTTAGAGCGTTCTATAATGCGTTTTCGTCGATTTTGCCTGTCGATGGTGTGTTTGAATCTAACGCTCGGTATACAATATCATTTGACTATTATATTAGCGATATTGGAGATTATACGCATAATGCAATAGCCATAAAAGCAAATTATACAGATTCTACAGGGGCCAATATCTGTGTCATGAACGCCAGTATTGCAACGCCTACAGCCATACAGGGCACGACTGCCGCTGCAAAAACAATAGATCATTTATCCATGGCTATTGTTGATTCGAGGGCGTTTAACTACCTCCTGCACATCAAAAATATGCAAGTGGAGATTGGCACCGAAAAGACAGCTTTCACTCCGCACATCACCGCATATGACGCTGTTGCAGAGGCACAGATTGCCGCGCTGGAAACGACTGTTGATGGCATCACTCAGGATGTGTCCGACCTGTCGCAAACCGTTAGTGGCTATGCTAGCAGGATTGATGCTGTCGAGCAAGAGACAAACCAAACGGCAACCGAATTTGATGCTTTTTTGAATGGAGTGGCGTTCGATTATACGCAAAGCGCTACGCTGGAATATGCGATACCTGCGAATACCGATTGCATTTTGGATGTACAGACTCGTTCGGGCAGTGCGTCGGTGTTTACTGTCGGATATGGTTCGGACGTATATGCCGTTATAACGGCTGCGGGAAAGTATGAATTTACAACGTTGCACGACGGTAATCTGCGTTTTTATGTCGGGCCGAATAGCAGCATAAACGGCAAACTCTATCTTAAAACGCGGTTTGATACGTCGGAAAGCAGCGAAACACAAACCGCTATCCCGGTATTGGATGCTATTGCAATCAAGACCATCAAAGCGTTTGACAGCTTTGATACGGTGGAAGGGTCATACAGTTTTGATGGAACGGCTACGATCGATAATTATAGGAACTATGCCACGACATCGACTTATGCTCATAATACACCGCCTGTCGCCATACGCGACCAAAGCGGGGCATTGATTTATAGCGGGCTGCGCCTGAACGAAAATGTTGACAGCACATCGATAGCGTTTTGGGTGTTTGGAAAAGATGGTTATTTCCTGCGCAAGGTTTCATTTCAAGCTCTTGCACAAAGGTCGGAAACTTTCTTGGCCGATGAATACTACGCTATCCTTAATCAGTTTTATGGGTTCGCTAAAGCGTATTGGATTGTATCGGATATTAATATCGAGTGGCTGAACCTTAAATCCACAGTTTATACTGTCGGCGGTAGCAGCGCTGATTTCGCGACTTTTACGACAATGCTGATAGCCTTGTCTGACGATACACGCGAGAAAACCGTCTATGTAAATCCCGGCGAGTATGACATCTTCGCGGAAATGGGCGGGGCAGATTATATAGCCTCCATTTCTCCGCAAGCCTCGTCGCTGAACTGGCGGGATGTGTGCCATGTTGTACCGCCGAACACAACCATTATCGGCTTGGGTAATGTTGTGCTGAAATGGTTGCCTACCGCGGAACAGATGATAAATTCCGAAACAGCGTTTCTTTTCTCTCCGCTGAATATCAGCGGCACATGTACGATTAAGAATATCAAAGTGCAAGCGCAGAATTGCCGCTATGTCGTACATGACGAAACCAGCGGGATTGCCGACTATAACGGCTCCAAGCATCATTATATCGACTGCGTGTTCACGCTCCTGCCGGGGACGTATGGGACGTATGTATACGGCGCGGGCCACAATAAGCTGATGGAAGTTACGTTTGACAGGTGTATTGTCGAATCACAAAATTCTGTCGGAATTTGGTCTACGCATGACGCTTATGCTGCTGTAAATGATCGTTCACGGTTCAGTCTGACGAACTGTGTATTCGTGTCGAATAAGGCGGACCCGTATATCCAGTTTTCGTCCAGCGACCAAAACGGCAGAAAAGACGAGGTAATGATTTGTAACTGCCACATCCCCAAAATTCGTATGGTTACTGATGGGAGTTCGGCAAAGCAGGGGTATGATGTTACATTGATTGGATGCAATAATGTCCCCGTAGAGTACAGTAACCTCGTTACGGACAGGTATGTAATCAATCAATACAACTCAATCAGCTAATGACCGTTTTAAATCAGTAACTTCAACAATTACAATGTTAAGGAGAACGATGCTTATTCGTTCTCCTTTATTTTTGCCTTTTCAATTATATCGTCGATAACTTCTTTGAAGATGGCGTTTGGGACTAGCCCCAGTTTCTTGCAAGCGTTCTTAAATTCTTCGGCCTTTTCTTTTCTGACGGAACATCCGACCTTGGTTATGTTGTTCTTATGCCATTTGTCTGTTGCTCTTCTTTGCGCTTCTGATATAGGCAACTACAACACCTCCCCTTCTTCTAGTATAGATGGTCAGAGAAAATTTGTAAATGTAAAATTATGACAGAAGTATGAAATAACCTTGACAAATAGTGGGACACACTATATAATATAATCACAAGTTTAGTGGAGGTTGTAACGATGTCTATTGCTAGCAAACAAATCTTTGTTGCGAATATCAAGAAAGAATTGAGTAATGTTTTAACAGTAGATCAGATGACAACTGTCATTGACACCGTGTCCGAGCATCTTGGTAAGTTCGACATGGAGCGCATAGCTGACACTACCGTTGATTTTGAAGCGGATGAATTACTGAACGAGTTTTTGTCTGCAAAGGAAATAGAGGGCAAATCTCCTAATACAATCGAGGCATATCGTTACCTGATTACTCGCGCGTTCAAAGAAATAGATGTGCCTATCAGGGAGATAATGGCTGCTAATCTAAGAAAATATCTTTCAGATATGCGATCTTCTGGAAAAGCAGACTCTACGATAGCCAGTGTTCGCAGCACACTATGCTCTTTCTTTGGATGGGTTTATAGAGATGGTTTACTTCCAACTGATCCTTCTGCAAATCTATCACCCATAAAAGTACATAAGAAGATCAAAGTTCCATTTACTGGATCTGACATTGAACGTTTAAAAGAAAAATGCGAGTGTAGCCGCGACAAAGCTATAATTGGTTTTCTTTATTCTACTGGTTGCCGCATTAGCGAAGTGTGCGGCCTGAATAGAAGTGATGTAGATTTCACAAATAAAAAGTGTGTGGTACTTGGAAAAGGTGGCAAAGAGAGGACGGTCTACTTTGATGATGTTGCGGCCATGCTACTTTCAAGATATTTAAAGTCAAGGGTCGATGATGAAGAAGCTATATTTATCGGCAAAGGTTCTACCAGACTAACACCAGGAGGTATAAGAAATATGTTGAAAGCCTTGTCCGAAAAGGCTGGCGTTAGTAATGTGCATCCTCATAGGTTTAGGAGAACGTTTGCAACCAATCTCGTCAACCATGGAATGAGCATCGAAGAAGTCGCCCATATCCTTGGCCACGAAAAGATTGACACTACGATGAAGTACATCTACATTGACCAGAAGAACGTTCAGAGTTCATATAATAAACGTGCGTCATAATTGGAGGTTGGATAAAATGCTAATGTATAAAGTTATGAGAACCAAATCAGATGGTATGCTATACTCGATCAACGTCAATCGTCGTAAACCGTACAACATAGACGAGTGGGTAACTGCCGAGTATATACTAACGAAACACTACCATGATAAGAAAGGCTTCTATGGATTTGAAAAGCCGGATGTTACAAAATACAAGGACAATCTGCGGCGCGGCGAACGTCGTGTTTGGGTTGAGTGTGAAGTATCTGATTACGAAATAGTATACTATGCTCCAGACCAGGTGAATTGGGTAATCGCTCAGAAAATGAAGATTATTCGCGCGTTGTCTAAGAATGATATTGCCGATATACTGGCGGCATAAGTAAAGGGCTGCAATCGCAGCCCCGTATTTTTGCGCTCTAAGTTCTAATACTAGCCCCATATTCAATGCTTGATAGTTTGCCGTTCACATAATGGCCGGTGGCAATACGCAAAATAGTTCGTATGGGTATTTTGTTTAAGAACGTGTTACCCATAGAATCATCATCATCCGAATCCCCTGTATTTTCAGGGGATTTGTCTGGTTTCTGCGATTCATCGGTCGTGTTACCCGTAGAACCTTTCAGCTTGCTCAGTAGCATTTCAGTGACTTCGCCGGTAAAAATCTTGATCTCTAGACGCATCGACGAATCGTTAATTGGCGTCGCATAAATCTTATCAATATACTTATCAACAAACTGCTTGTCAATCACGCCGCTGCCAGCGTCCTTCTGAGCGTCCATTAGTATTCGTCTGATCTCTTTAACCTTCTCATTAAAAGAATCGCTATCATAGGTTTTCTCTTTAAGTTCAACTATCTTTATCCTGGCTTCATCCATTTCTTTACTGCATTCGCTCATCATCGACCTGAAATCAGCATCGTCAATCATGCCGTCAACATTGAGCTGCAACAGCTTGTCCTTTTTCCTTTTGGCATTGGTAACAATCTTTTCTTGTTCAGCAATCAGGTTTGGTATCTCCGAGTTTTTAGTCATTTCAGAGTACAGCCTTATATACTCATTGATAATCTGATCTGCGTCGGCTTTTGTGTCTTTAAACACGTCATAGAGCAATGGCTGAATGTCTTTTTCATAAATGGCGAACGACTTGCATGATTGCTTTCCATTTCTGATCTTGCCAGAACATACCCATCTGCTGTTTTTGTTTCCGTCCCTATCTTGTGATTCTTTTCTGTAATACGGCATATTACAGCAAGTACAAAATATCTTTCCTGTGAACAGATTATCGTGATTGCATATACCTTGCCGAGCCTTAACGTCCGCGCTTCGCTTATTTAGCACCTGATTGGCGGCATCCCACAGTTCTTCAGATACAATAGCTGGAACTATCTCGCCAGTTTCGTCTTTAAACATCACCCATTCTTCTTTAGGCAAAAACTTCTGCTTCTTGGTGAACATGTCGATAACCTTAACTTTGTTGCCGACGTAATACCCCTTATACTTCGGGTTTGAGATAATGTTGGACAGGGTAACGTGTGAAATCTTGTTACCCTTCGTGTTTTTATATCCTTTATCCCAAAGAATGTTTTCGAGCTGTTTTAAGCTGTACTCACCCGTTGCATACATTTCAAACAAAAGCCTGACCATCGGAGCTTGTTCATCGTCGATCACTAGCCTTTTGTTGTCCTTTTTATAGCCAACTATCCTGCTGTTGCCAAGCACGACCTTTGACTTGATCGCTTGCTGATGCCCAAACTTCACGCGGCTGGATAGTTTGCGCAATTCATCCTGCGCAATGCCCGACATGATGGTAAGCCTAAGTTCAGAGTCCTCATCCAGAGTATTGATATTGTCATTCTGAAAGAATACTGCAACCCCATAACTTAGTAGCTGCCTGGTGTATTGAATTGAATCCAGAGTATTTCTCGCAAATCGTGTGATCTCTTTAGTTATAACCAAGTCAAAGAGGCCATCCTTGCCATCAGATACCATGCGGTGAAAATTCTCACGCTTCTTGGTAGAGATTCCAGATAGCCCCTCATCAATATAACCCGGCACGAAAGTCCATGCCGAGTTTTTCTTGATTAAGTTTTCATAGTAGCTAACTTGGTTGCCTAGCGAGTTTAACTGTTCGTCACTTTCAGATGAAACACGGGCATAAAACGTCACGCGCAGAGGAATATCATAGATCGACATCGTTCTGAGTAGCTGCCTTGTAGAAAATATGTCCACGGTCTACACCTCACTTTGTTCGATGTATCATGTTTATATTATAATGTCTCATGCACACTCTTGTCAACTACGTTCATTGATTAACCGTGACATTCTGTTTCTTTCATCTTCGCTGATTAAGCCATTATCATATAGAACCTGATTATAGTAGTTGAGTAGCGCTGTCTTAGTAAGTGCGTTTTTCGAGCTTTCTTCCATATCCTACCTCCCCGAATAAAGCCTTGACCATTATCGTAGGATATATTCATCTTTGTTTATTGATTTAGCAGCTTCTCGATGTTTTCAATTTCAAGTTCGGTTTTCTTTTCGTCTGACAACATGCTTTGAAGTTTATCTTCCAGCTTGTTAATCATAATCTTGCGTTCAACCGTTTCGCGTTGTTCCAACATCCCCTTGACATCTGAAAGCCAATTCTCAAGTGTAAACTCGGATATTTTGACATTTGTCATTTCGACTTCGGCAGCGGATTTAATCAAGGCGTTAACTGCAACAAACAGTAGCCTTAACTGAGCATTGGTCAATGTCCTGAGATTGATCTTGATGCCAAACTGTTCAATAATGCAAGTTGTTAGCGGTTGGAATTTTGAAACCGCAGAAAGCGCTTTTCTTTCTTCTGCGATCTTCTTTTTCAGTTCAAGGATCTTCTGGTCATTATTCATTTCATGATCTCCCATCTTGCGTCGAATAACCTGCCATTTGCTAGATAAAATTCAAGTTTCATCGGTTTTAAAGTGTTGTAAATTCCTGCTTCATTTTCAGCCCAATTTAGCAGTGGTTTGCTTTTATTTATAATTTCTCTAGTATCACATCTGTAAGCATTGTAATGATACCTATCTATGTTACGAATCAATATAGGGCTTTCATAATTCTGTGAGTAAAATGTGCCACGATAACCTTTTATGAAGTCATGAAACTCTTCTGGTGTAGCCAGACGGTACTTGCACTTTGACCTATCGATAGGCGAATACTCTTGGCTGCTTTCCATCTTATCGACCAGTTCAGAATAACCCTCAAATGGTGTATCGCCAATCTGGTCGGTTACGATTTGTTTCAACTGCGATCTCGTCTGGAGATACCAGTTTTCATCAGCACGTTCGCGGCTCCAACTCCAATGTGCAAAATAGAAATGCTTCTTGCCGGTTTTCGTACCATTGTAGTTGTAGTAGTCGAATTTACCCATGTATACGATCTCACCATACTTAGACCTATACATGAATCCTGGACGCAGCTTCGATGGTGCAATACATTCTAGCGGATATAGTTCATCCTCGGTCTTTTCTTTGTTATTGTAATCCTCGGATGATGTAGGGACTAGGACGAGTTCAGTCCCGTCCCAGCCATATACAAATTCACCTTCAAGACCTTTGCCCCTGATGGAGTTAGCATATTCCAGAATGTACAGCAGATTAGGCACGGAGATTTCAAATTCAAAACCGCGAGGGTCATATACTCGAACATATGTATCACGCTGGTCGAAGTGGTAGCAATAGCCGCCGACCTTCTTGTTCAGAACAAATCCTTCTGTTGGGCTGTTGTCAAACTCGTTTGGCTCAATCTTATCGTCGCGCCAGTTATTCCATGAAGGTTCTTTCCTGAGCTTTCCATAGCGGTCATAGTAAATCACATAGGCCAGCTTGCCGGTATACGTGTCCTTGCGGTTTTGATAGCCAACCTTAATCTTTTCTGGAATATAGATCATAGTTACTTCTCCGAAATCTTGTTATCGTAAATCTGCCTGTGCATCTTGATAAGATCGTTGGTTAGGCTTTCCCATGACTCCTTGTAGGCGGCGACATCCGACTTTAACTTCACAATCTCTGCGTTTTGTTCTTCAATGAGCTTACGCGCACTATCCAAAGTTTCGATAGCCCCAGACAACATGCCAATCAACTCTTTGGCTGTATAATTCTCCATCCGTCATCCTCCATATCCATAGCAGCACCGCAATGATAGCAGAACTTTTGTTCGCTTAATGTAATGTCGCCATCCCAGCTTTCAACTGCATACGGCGAATTACACACAGAACATCTTCCATGCGAGTTCCATTGGCCCGGACGGCACGTAGTCCTAAGTCTAGATATAGCTTTCTTCGCTATTCCTTCCCAATCGTCCATATGTCTCTTGAGTAGCTTTATGTATTCTATATCATTTTCACCGGGCTTCCACTCGAAGCACTTCACCTGAATCGACACACAACCACCATCCTAGTTAAACTTTAATGTCACGCTTTAGATCGTCTGCATGGACGATATATGCCTCGCCCTTGTATTCGATCTCGTAAGCGTCATCCATGATATGACCAATCAGCGTTACTTCTTCACCTTCAGGAATCATGCGCTGATTTTCTTTTTGAATATCTCTCGCAGCGGTAATTCTAACCATGCTTCTCACCTGCCTTTATGATCTGCGGTTCACCCTTGAGATACTTTTTACAGCCATCTATCTGCCAGGGTTTAACTTCCCGTCCGCTTGATGAGCAAAGGTAGCTGACCGCGCCGTTATCCTTGCCATCTTCAAGGTATTTTGTTTTGATGCAATTCCAGCACCGAAAACAATTCTCAAGCCATGCATCCTTCTTTGGTCTTGGCATATTAACCCCGATCTGACACTCTCAAGCTGTCCTCGTACACCTTCTGTTGCAGCCGATAACCTTCAAGTTCCCAAATCTTATCTTCGATCTTACCAACGCAGATGTCGTAACCTTCATCAGCGTCATAATTCTCAGGCGACACACACGCAGAAGATTCGGTAAGGATGAAGCCATTAGGCAGCTCCGCGACTACGACAGTACACTTGTCGAAAACCGTGAAGGTCTTAAACTTGGTGTGTTCGATAATATCTTCAATGTCATCATCGGTAATGGTCGGCGCTTTACATACCGTAAAATACTTTTCTAATTCGTCTGCCGACATGCAGCCCAGATGCAAGCCGCCGCCAAATGTGAAATTAATTACGCCATCAATCACACTTTGTACCTTACACTTTTCGCCAACATTGGTAAACGCGCCCATAGGCTTACGCAGAATAATAGTATCTCCACTCTTAACCATTCTCATTCTCCTTTGATCTCATAGAAAAACTGCAACATGCGCCCTTCGTCGTTACGATCCATGCAGTAGATTTCCCACTCGTCACCGTGTTCCTTGCATAGTTCACCAATCGCCACATAGCGCGACAACTGGCTTTTCATATTGAACTCTTCATTGCTTACGGTGGAGCGCAAGAGCACATCGCCCTTGCACTCGTTAATAGCCCGTACCAATGCTTCAATATCTTTAATGTTCTTTAGAAGCATCATTTCCATCACCGATAAATTTCCTTTTCGTAATAGTTCCAGATTGCAATGTCGTAGGAATATCTATAACCCTCTGATTTGAGCTTCCTCTGAATGGTAAAGACAAATCTCTGCGTTCTAATACAAACTCGCCATCAACAAGTACATCGCAGTATTTTAAGATGGATTTGCGCTCGTCATTCTGAATAATATCTTCAAACGTATAACCCGTATAAATCCAAATTGAAATATCTGGCGCTTCTGTTTTCACGCGCTTGCAAATTGCATTGACCAAGCATATGTTGTCGAACGGCTCACCGCCAGAAATGGTCAACCTTTTTATATTTGGGTCTTGCAATGTTGAAAACAGTTTTGAAAGAGTAACAGGGTCTAGGGATTCGCCGCCATTGAAATCCCATGTTGTCGGGTTGTGGCATCCTTTGCAGTGATGCGAACAACCCTGAACAAATAATGTTACCCCAAAGCCAGTCCCGTTATTGATGTCGAATGTTTCTATACCAGCATATCTAAATTCGTTCATTATGATGCTTCACCCGCATTTCGACTTCCTGTTGCTTGCCCTCGTTAAAAGCTGTTGTGTAGTTTCCTGTGAGGTAGCCCGTTACGCGACGCAACCTTTGGATATTCTTGCTACCACACATCGGACAGTTTTCACCGATCTCGTCAGTATAACCGCAATTCATGCACATATCATTCGGCACATTCACGGCGAAATACGGAATGTCATGATCCATAGCGTAATTAACCAACTGTTCCAGCGCCTCAAGATTATTCTTAATGCTTGAACTAAGTTCGACGTAGGTGATACAGCCAGCATTGGAGTAGCCGGTTAATTGCGACTCAATGTCGATCTTTTCAAACGGATTTACATCAGCCCAAACAGGAACATGGATTGAATTTGTGAAGAACTTTCTATCTGAAACATTCGGGATTTCGCCATACTTCTCTTTGAATCGCTTCATTGCGGTAAAACAAAGATTCTCGGCAGGTGTATAGTAAACACCAAAGTTCAGATGATACTCCTTTTTGAACTCTGCGCAGCGGTCTTTAAACAACTGTTCGATCTTCTTCGCCAGCTCCATTCCCTTTTCTTCTCTATGGTCACAACCAATAAGAATTTGCAGAGTCTCTGCTAGGCCAAGCTGACCGATTACAAGAGTCCCATGCTTCATCGCGGATTCAACCGTTTTGCCATCATACCCGCCCATAACGTGATTTTCGTACATGAACTTAGCTGACTCTGGAGACTGAGAGCAAATGTACTTATAGCGCTCAATGAGCATATCCTTGGCTTCGTTGATCTTCTTGTCAAGTAGCGCCATAAACTTTTCAACGTTGCGGTCTGCTTCCATTGCCAGCGTAGGCATTATTATCGTGACAGGACAAATATTGCCGCGCCCATCCTTACGCTGCGGATTAACACCGGGATCGGCATTAATATCAGCACCATTTGCCGTGCGACATCCCATCGTGCTAAAATATGTTGCAGGATCGTTTACATCATAACCAGCATTGTTTGACCAATCAACATTGGCATAATTCGGGTAAAGGCGTAAGGACGTTGACTTCAGCGCCAGCTTGAATAAGTCATAGTTCGGTTCGCCAGGCTTTCGATTTACACCGGCCATACACTGGAAGATACCGCACGGGAAGATTGATGTCTTATGCAGCTTACCAATGCCCTTGATGGAAACATCGAGAAGTGCTTTAGTAACCATACGACCTTCTGGCTTTGTACATGTTCCATAATTAATTGATGTAAACGGCAACTGATTTCCTGAACGCGATTGGAGTGTATTCAAGTTATGGTACATTCCCTCAACCGCCTGATACACTTCCTTGGTGGTCATATCCATAGCGTAATCATATGATTTCTCATGTATATAGATACTCTTATCATCAATAGGAGTCTCAGACGGGAAATAAATACCCTTATCCTCTAAACCTTCAATATATTTCAGGCCATCCATATAGTGCTTGTAAAAGCTCTTCCTCACATACGGAACCATTGTATGATCGATATGGGTAGCTGAGACACCGCCAAACTGTTGGAGACTCTGCAATTGGAAGATCACAGCTACAAGCTGAAACGCAGTGCTTACCGACTGTGCAGGACGAACATCCGTTTGCCTTGTGTTGAACCCATTAGCAAGAAGATCGTCGAACGGAATTGAAAGACAGTTATGATCTCCTGCCGCGTAATGGTCGAGGTCGTGAATATAAATCTCGTTGTTGATGTGATTCTTTTTTGCCATTTTAGACATGCACTCATTTAGAGCATATTCCTTCATGACCTCGCTGCTGACAGCACCAATCCTACCGCCGAATGATCTTTCATCTACGTTTGCGTTCTGATTCTCAACTTCATCAGCCATCAGCTTTGTTCTCACTCTACGCATTAGATCGCTCTTTTGCTGCCGAATACGGCTACGATCATTCCTGTAGATGATGAAGCACTTGGCGACTTGCTTATACTCGCTTGCCATCAGCTTCTGTTCGATAATATCTTGAATCTCTTCGACGGTAATATCTTTATCCAGAGATTCAACATACAGTTCAATGCTTTCGGCTATATTTTTAGCTTTTGCATCGATCTTACCATTTACTTCTGCAAATGCCTTCAGAATGGCATTTGATACCTTGCCGCGTTCATACTGAACTACACGGCCATCGCGTTTAATAACTAGCAATTAAATCACTTTCCTTTAATACAAGTCCTCACTATACAATTCGTCAGTACCAAAATTGCCAAGCAGACATTGTTGGCCTATGTCATTCACATGTTTCAATGCTGACTTCCTGTTATAGAAATTGCCATGTTCATCAATAAAGCCCTGTTCTAAGATTTGATAACCTTTGCCTGGCTTAAATCCAAAAGCCTTGAGAATCAGATTGATGTCGCCATGTCTATGTAGTGGTATTACCTGAATTTCATCTATTTTATCAATGCTTATCCGGCAAGCTGCTTGAACTATCATGGATTTGCACCTCAGATAAAAAGGTATTGGGATATGTAAGAACACGCCGCTTCAATAGTCGGCTCAATCCGCAACATAGATAGTTCAATCCACGGATGCAGATTTTTGCCATCCCCTATACCGACAACATAGATATGCTTGTTACCGAACGTGTTCACAGCATCAACAAAACCAAGTTCAAAATGTGTGCCAATCGTGGAATCTATGCCATTCAGATTCACCACGACAATATCACAATCTCTGATCTGGTTAAGCTCCCAGGTCTTAATCTCGGCTTCGGTTTTGTGGAGGTCACATTCATAATTGAAATAGAGCGGAGGATGAATGAATTTGACCGGTTCATCTGTGAGTTTTAGCAACTCGCGTTCAACTTTGTTTCTCCAATCCATCTGCTGACTGAACGAGATCCCACTCATTTTGCCAGCAGTATAAATCTTAAACGCCATCTTGCACCCCGATTATCGCTTCAAATATAGCTACAAGATCGTTAATGTTGCGCATATAACGATAGTTTATGATATAATGATCGACTTCTTTCTTAATTCCGTCAAACTGGCCTACATCAGAAAGGTTTCTGCGATATGCTTCTTCGATGTCATCTCCGCGTTCAAGCATCTTGATTAACCTTGACCGTCTGTCAACATCCAAATATACCGAAACCAGAGTCCTATTATGACTCCCCTTTGCCGTGCGCATAAGTTCACGCAAGCCAGCGGGAGTAAGGACGGCAATCACGTTATCCAGCGGCCAATTCACACCATCAAGCGACGTGCCATAGTACCATCCGCGATACATGTTGTGTTCCACAAATTTGTTTTCTTCAATCATGTCCAGGAACTGATTTATGGAAACAAAGTTGTAGTCAACGCCATCCACTTCACATTCGCGCATTGGTCTGGTAGTATATGTAACAACACGCTTGTATTCTGGATGTTTCTCGCAAAATGCATTTACCAGCGACGTTTTGCCGCTCCCAGATTCACCAACAACTACAATCATATCCCACCTCCTAGAGTCGTTCCAAATGGCAATCCAGCATTTCAGCCATTTCGTCGATAGTACATTCATTGAACACCCTGTCTAAATATTCAATAGCACATCTTTCGCAATAGTCGCCATCGTCAATATGGTATTCGGCAGGATCGCCGCATGAATCACATTCAATGACTTCGACTTTGAGCAGCGGACAACCGCTACCCAAAGTACAAGTCTCACAACCAACGCATTGGTTTTCAATCGTTCTCATTGCCTTTTACCACGGAATAGAAATACTCATTAAACAGATCGTAACGCTTCTGAATATCCATCATCCAGTTTGGCTCTATGTCCTTGTTTTCGTTCACCCATTTCACAAACGTATGGAAACGTCCGCAGGTCTTAAACTCAGGACAGCCAGCACGGTAGATGCAATTAGGTTGAAGCACATCAGCTTCTTCCGGGTGTGTCTTATGAAGCTCAACTTTAAAGTCCTCCGCTAGTTCCCTGGCTTCATCGGTAGCCGCGCCGCAGAATCTCTTGCGCCAAGCATCAATAAGGTTCTGCATGTTGGCGTAGCCATCGAAGTTGACAAGGGCATCCTGCGGTTTCTTGCCGCGAGGCGTTTCATCCTTTAGCCTATCGTCGCGCTGGGTTGAGATAAACTTTTCGAACTTGTGGCGGCTCCATTCGGTTGACAGCCAATAAAAGATTTGTTTCCACGACCAGTCGAACTCAAGCAGACGAATCGGTGAATGTTCGGAGATAAGCAGTTTACGCTTAAACTCTCGCGTTGGTTCCTTCTCAGTGAAGTCTTTATTGTCGGTTGTCCGACAATGGTTCTTGACACGACGCCAGTCAGCGCCGATCCAGTTAAACAGTGTTTTTGACATTTTGTCGCCCTCTCTTGTTTACAGTAATATTATATCACATCAGGCCGAATCTGTCATTAAGTATTGATTATTTATTTTGACTTATATCATTTTCACACAGCAAATCCCATAAGTCGCTAATTGTCTTTAGTTTGATGTTTCGTCCATCGGTATCAGTGACAACACCGTCACTGTACTTATCACCGCAATCAAGTTCATATACCCAATAGCCAATCCAGTCATTATCGTCGCCGGTTGCCTTGCTGAGCAATTCAACGACATTTCCCGCTAGTGTTGGAAAAGACATTTCGCAATCAAGGTTACAATCGTAAGCCTCTGTACATGCATCCCATATCTTATCCTGTAATCGCATAATCCTTTTAATCGCAATCAGATGCTTGCGAAAGTCGCCATATTTAATGTACATCATAGTTCTACCTTCTTATATTCTGTTATCCATCGTTCTAACTGATCGGGTATAGGCTCCCAATCTCCGTTTTCGTTCTTTCGGTTTTTGTGCTTCAGCGGCGACTTGATTATCCTGATCGTATCGCCTAGCTTCAACTTGTTTTTGTTGAATGTTTTCTTGTCGATTTTGCAATCAATGGTTGTACCGTTCTTCATGGAATAGAGCTTGACCCTTGGTGAATACTTCGTATCAAGATCGACCACCACGGCCATGCCAGAGTATTCTTCACCAACAATATCAACATAGCCCAGGTTCTCAATTTGCGATTCAATGCGCTGCCGCATCGTGCGCTTTGGCACTTTAAGCGATTTGCAATACGCAACGATAAATCCTCTCATGTTAATGTTGCTGAACATCTTCTCGGTTTCTTTCTCTGCGTATGGTCTGACCAGTTCTTCGCTTATGCCATCCTCTGCGAGTTTTTGTTTCTTGATTTGCTTCTTGTCGCAGTAAGTATCGAACGCTTCTTTGCATTTCAGAAGATAGTTAGTATCACCAAATTCAGAGAAGAAATCGAGTTCAATGAGAATCCTGATCTGACGTGAATCTAGGCTTGTTTTTGCGTCCAAATCGTAGAGCAAATCTATAAACGTGCTGTATTCATTGTCCTTTAGCGTATTGATTTCGTTAGCTACATCTTCGCCCATGTAACTGATAGAAGCGATTCCTTTATAGATACTGTTATCCGATCTTGATAAAGAATACTGCCCCTGAGAATACCTGAACTTGATCGGTTTCAGTTCGATTCCAAATGCGCTAAGTTCGTTAGTTAGCTTCAACGTTCTTACACTGTCATTGGCATAGTAGTTTAAGGCTACCGTGTAATAATCTAGCGGATAGTGTGATTTAAGATAAGCACCATAGAGACTATCGTAGGCATATGAAAGAGAATGACTTGCGTTGAAGCTGTACCTTGCGGCCTGTTCAACCACAGTCCATGTTTCCTTGAATCCTTCATCGCGTCCTACGCGCTTCCTCCATCCATTAAGCAGCTTAGATTTAAGTTCTTCGAGTTCAGGTTCTTTGAACTTCTTCTTTGCTATCTTTTTGATAATATCATAACTACCCGTTTCAGGAATATCTAACCAGATGAGATATTTCATAATCAATTCCTGGTAGATCATGCGATGGTTGCCGTCAGTAAGAATATCATCCAGCTCTTTTACACCAGTCGTGTAGTCCTTGCGGTCAATAAAGTCTTGAAGCAAACTGGCGCATCCAGGTCGGATGATTGCCACAAACGCTGACATTTCCGCGACAGAATGTGGCTTATACTGCTTCACAAGCTCAGTAGCAAAGTCGCTATCTGCCTGATTTATAGTACATGTAAGTCCGTCCTCATAAATCTTGTATGTCTTATCATCAAGCAGCTTATCTAGTTCACGGATTGTAGGTATCGGTATTCCAACAGAATTGCAGACATCACGAATGATAGCCCATACCGTTACGGTAAGATACCTTTATACCGTTCCTTTCGGAATACTTTAACTCTGCTTTGCGCAGACGGAGTAGACTATACCTTGCACTTTATAAGTGCCGCCCATTATAGTCGTTGAAGGTTTCTTAAACGATGCTTTTGAATGTTTCGTATTTTCTCTCCATATAAACTGTGGCATCTTTATATAGAGTTTTGAATGACTCGATTATTGTTTCACGACAAGCTGAAACACATGTATACGTTATATCCGATTCTTTGACGGTCTTTGTAGTAATGCCGAGATACTCTTTGAAGAACTGAACGACATTTGGCAAACCTGTTAGACCAAAATGAAGTTGCGGCTTCTTCAAATACGGATAATTATATACACGAATACTGCCGTCGCCATCGAATAATCCACGAAGAAAATGATGCGTCAATGATTCTGGGACATTTCCTATTATTCTATCGAAATCAACATGATAGCTTTTTCTGTTATTGAAGCCTATTTCTTTCAATCTATCCGCTATTCGTTTACAGACAATATTCAGATAGTAATTGCCATGCTTATCTATCTTGATTGGCGCATCAGTATTTAGAAAAGATTTCCACTTTTCTACAACATCTGCATCCTTCATAGTCAGCATTATCGTGTTATGTTTCGATATATGGCCGTCAGCTAATAGCAGTCCAAGGAAATATGCTTTATGCTCATCGTCAATTACGTCAAAGCATGACAGATCAACGGAATACTTGCTATTATATCTCTCCTTGCGTATTTCTACGTTCCACCTTTTTAGATGCAAAAGAACTGTAGTGCCGTAACAACCGTATATTTTACCAATATCATTAGTGCTCATTTTCTTATCCAAGTACATGGATATTACCTTTTCTTTTTCTGAATCCCAGAAACCAAATCCACCATTACTTTTATGCATTCATTTACCTATGCTTGCCACAGCATTTATCGTTTAAGACTTCCCTGCTGATCTCCCATTGCACCAACACTTAGGTTTTCACCATATGCCATCTCTTTAATTGTTTCTGCTTTCGCTCCTGTTTTCCAGGCAAAAGAGCTTTAGGGGTTCCCAGCAATTTAGAGCGTTTTCACCGCCATGTCACCATGACGGGCGACTATTTTGTTAATCGTTCTTCAAGTATTTATATTTGTCGCAATTATACCCATCAAGCAAACAGCACGGCTTACCTTTTGGCGTTCTAACAAGACCCAACTCTTTTCGCAAAGGTTTATCATAAAGGCACATTGAGCAAGGGCTTTCCGATACACTTTCGACTACACCGACAAATCGTTTGCTTTCCGCGATGATGTCTTTCCATTTCTTATTGTCCGTGTAATCCTCAAGGTTCTTGGCCACATCATCATACTCAGAAATGTCTAAACCTATCCCCTTGCAATAAAGCCTAAACGCAGAAGAATCTTGCAAAGGTTTCCATGCAAGCATCCACGCGCAGTTTTCAGCACCAAGCAAGTCCTCTGTTGCTTTGATGAAAGGTTCTCTATCCGATGTGTTAAGGTCGATGTCCGGGAGGCTCCTGCTACCCAATATTCGTTCGACTGACATGAACCTAGTCGGGAATAGCGTAATTGGCGCTGCAATCCTATCAATATCTGTAAGACCCAGAATCTTCGTCACATAGAAGCTAGGCGCAGAACCACGGCCTGTGTTTGTGAGTTTGCCACCGTATTTCTCTTGGCCATCCTTAACCACGTTGTAGTCAATGAGGAAGTAGTTCTCCATGTGTGTATCTTCGATGATCTTAGTCTCATATCTAATATCTTCGAGATATTCAGGCCATCTTTCTTTGGGGATGTTTTCTCGCTCTGCTTTCCATCTGGCGTTGATAATCGCTTTCAAGTCATGCGCTGGATTATCCGATACTGACGGCAGCTTAATATCGTCATTGATGATAGTGATTTCTTCACACTCATCGAATACAAGCGTATTGTCAAGAGCATCTTGCACCTGGGTTCGAGACAATACATTTTGTTTCTTGTACCTGTCGAATATTGTATCACTATCAGGATAATCCAGTATCATACCGCTTTCTTCTTCATAAAAGCGTTCCTTGCCCTTTAGGAATATATCTCTATACTTTGAATCATCTGGATATATGTAATGACTGTCATTCGCATGAATTATCGAGATTCCTGAATCTGCGGCGAATTGGATAATCTCTTTGTTGACTTCTTTCTGTAAATCCATGTTATGAGGTTGAACTTCCAGAAAAAAGTTCTTACCGAATTTGCGATGTATTGCCAACATCAGCTCACGATCAGACCATATACCCGCAACACAGGCACTTGTAATGATGAAGTCTTTCGGATCTAGCGAAAACAATAATTCTCTATCAATCCTTGGGCGATAGTAAAAACCCGTTGTATGCGCTTCTGTCATAATATCATTGAGCTGCATTACGCCAGAATTGTTACGCGCTATCACTATCAAATGCTTGTTGCTTCTATCTTTTTCAAAGCGATTATTTACATAATACGCCTCCATACCATATACCATTTTCAGATCATACTTTTTGGCGTTTTCCATGCAATCGAATATATTGCCAGTAACGCCATGATTTGTTGTGAAAAGTGTGGTATGGTTTAGTTCTACGGCGCGTTGTGCGTACCCTTCCGGTTTAACAACAACATCCATAGCCCACGGATTTCCGTAATGATCGTGTTTGTGATAGTTGTTATATCTCATTCTCTATCATCATCCGCATACTTATTATAATCACAACTGTACCTATAGTCACATAGCTTATGGCAATAGAAGAAATCTGCGGTTTCTGCAAATTCTTCTTCATTCTCAATCTGATGAATCGTTTCCACGAACCAATTTAACGCACCTTGATAATCAGCTTCGTTGAATGGTATGTAAACCATCTCGTTTTCTTTAAAGTGGTTCCAGGCGATTACCTTCGGGAACTGGCCATACTGCTCATAGACATACTTGCAGTAAAGATACATCTGTTTTTCATAAGACCTAAAGCTATCTTCGCTGCCCTTCAAGAGCTTGCCGGTTTTCTTAGACAACGGATATTTCGCAGACTTATGGTCGATCAGTATAATGTCACCGGTTTCCTTATGTCGCACGAGAAGGTCAATAAAGCCAATAAACGGATAGCCGCCAATCTCAGTTTCAATCTTTCGTTCAACGCCGATTACATCAAAGTCTTTCATCCACGACAAATCCAACTCTGCAAAGTAGTTGGCGCAGCTTTCAAAGTTCTTGTCCATGATGCTTTGATTCGTAGTGTAGAAAACATTATCATCGAAATGATCTACATAATACTGCGCGGCATCGTCAACACTCAACTCTCCATTGAATATCTTCTCAAGGATTAAGTGAACATACGATCCTAGTTCGGCATAATAATTGCCCTCTGACAGGTGCTCGGATTCGTCGTTTTCTATATACTTCAAGTAGAACTGGTATTTACACTGTGCGAATGATGAAAGTCTGGAATACGACCACACCATCTTATCTATCAAATCTTTATATGGACTCAAATAGCGATCACCTTCCTTCTATTGGCAAGCAGCCGTTCAAAGATGTCTCTGCCGCAATCCGCTGGTGAATTTTTAGCTTCAACGCCGCCCAAGAGTTTTTCTCTATCTTCCAGAATAAACACATTCGTGAATCGCCTGAGTTTATTTAGGTTGGTTCTAACATCTTTTGACCAATAGCTGACATCTGAATCGTATGCGAATACGACATTGGTTTTCAATTTCACAAGGAGCGTAATCTGTTCATTCGTCAACGTGTGCTTCTCCGCTGAAACACAGTTGTCATAACCCCAATCGTATGCTTTCATCGTTGACTTGATTGATTCAAAGATTATGACCTCGTTCTTTTCTCTGATCTTTGGCAAGGCCATATCCAGAGATTGGAAATAGTCCATCACGCCTACCTGGAAATAGTTGATATACTTCGGTATTCGCAATGCCTTGTAGTTCTGGTATCGCGTCCGTGCCTTGACATTTATCAAGTGACCATCAATATCACGAACAGGGTAAACGATTCTGTTATGAAAATCATCTACCCTTATATCGAACCTGTCCAGCGTAGCTTGCGAAATCCCCTCGTCAAGCCATTCTTGTACAGGTAGTTTTTGATATTGTTCGTATTCGCTTTCAGGAAGGATCTTGTGTTGAAAAGGTTCACGCTTGTTTCTCGACCATGCCTTTAGCTTCTTTAGAAACTGGATTGTTTCAGAAGTACACATTTTAGACAGATCGACGTTCGCAAGTTTCGCTGCCTTTTCAACAGCCTGATCGAACCTCAACCCTTCGTAATCCATGAGCCAGCCGATGATACCGCCGCCCCTACCGCATGAAAAGCAGTAGTACATGTTCGATTCTTTGTTCAATGAAAGCGAAGCCGTCTGGTCAACATGCATGGGGCAATGCGCAAAGTAATCCCCGCCCTGTTTTCTTAGCTCCATCTGTTGACCGACGTATTCAACCAAATCGACGTTCTGATTTATTTCGTTGAGCATATCTTCATCGTATTGCATATGCTCCCCTCCAATCAGAATGTTGTATCAGCGGAATGTTGTGTTGCTTCCTGAATCGTCATGTTGTCGCCGCTAAAGAAGAAGTCTATGTATTCATCTTCGTCCATCATCTGTCTCCCCAAGCGGTTCACGTAGATTTTGGCAAACGCATTGCCGCACTCCATACCATCCTTGACGATGTTCTCTTGCGTCTTGAAATCCCATATAATGCCAACTGACAGATAGCGGTTGATCTTCATGCTGTCAGCAACTTCACCCTGACGGTTTAGCTGACACGCCGCTAAAACAGGCAAATCTAGTTCGCCAGCTATGTTGTTCTTGAGGAAGTCACACATAGCACCCAACAGATTGTAGTTATCGCTTGATGATGTGGCATTACTTTTGATGTAGTCATAAACTACAAACCCCAGATTCATCTTCCGCTTCTGAATCTTACAAATGGCATATAGGCGTTCCATCGTCATATTGGGATCATAGATATGAATGAACGGCTGCTCTTTCAACCAATCACGCCATCTTGCAAGATTGTCTGATTCCTCTGCGCTGTAATCGCCATTCTTGATTCGCCTTACGTCTACGCCGCTAAGATGCGCAAGCAACCTTTCAACGTATAGTCGCGTCGGCATTTCGCTATCAACGACCAGACAGGAAACACCGTTTTTGAGCTTATCTACAACCTCATTCATCAGGAACACGGATTTACCGCGCTTGTACTTTGCCTGAATAACTACAAGTTCGCCAGGTTCATAAGTGAAATACTCGTTGAAACTCTTGTACTTTGATGGCAAACCGTAAATACCGTCTGCTGTCCTTCGGCTTACGATCTCATCCCAAATCCTGTCGATGTCGCTGCCAAGCGTTCGTACATCCTCAGAAAAGAAATACTTCTCTGTCAGCTTGTCGATGTCGCGGTATACATTGTTGTTGAGTTTTTCGAGGTCGGTATCGCTGTTGTAGCAATCGTTCTCAATGGTATTCAGCGCCTTGACCATATCGCGTTTAAACGACATGGTAACAACCCTATTCACCAGGAGCCGGTATTCTTCAACAGAGTTTCTTGCGGTTTCCTTATATAACTCAATGTATTCGTGGACGTTAATCAGATTCTTTTCTTCAAGTACCCTTTGGACGGCGCGGTTGCTCTTGATCTTATTCGTGAGATTGAAAGCGTCGATTGTGGTAATACCTTCCTTGTACAACTCGCCAATAGCCCAATAGACCGCGCCATTTTCACGTCCGATGAAGTAGCTTGCTTTTAGGTAGTCAGAGTACATGATAAACTCTGGGTGATAGATTAATGTACCTATGATACCGCTTTCTGCTTGAACGTCTGAAATTTCATTTATGTCTCTCATGTCCCACCTCCAAGAATGTCTGCAAAACTTGTTACTCGCTTTGGCGTTGAGCTACATTCTGGCTGCGGAATGTCCTGCGATTCGGCAACTTTAAACTGATCTGGATTTATCTTAGGTATCTTTGATTTGGCATAGGCAGATTGGATTTCTTGATCTCCGACGTAATACTTCAATCCTAGCGGATGGTTCAGTTTCTTGTGATGGTCAATGATATACTTCATGACAAACACAAGATAACCCGTTTCAAAGCCATCCGCAACAAACCCGTTGAGCACCTTGTTTAGCAAGCTCCATGAAACGGTTTTGTTAACATACTTCGACCAGAGATCGCGGACTAACTGCAAATCTGCCCTTGCCTGATGCTCGTTAGTCTTGACTCCCATGTTACTCTTCCTTTTCCAGCAGATACGTCGCTTCGAGGTCTGCCTCATGGACAGCGAGAATAAATGGATGCTTTTGAATGGCGGCGCTTAACGTATTCCATTCTTCTTTAGGCAGAGTGAATCCCATATGGAACAATATGCCATAGGTTTCGTTAGGAACCAGCTTTATGAAGTTCATAATCATAATTACTGATTTCTCGCCATGCCCCATCGGGTTCTTATCTTCAATAGAATACCCAGGAACAGAAACCCAATCATAGCGTCCGTTACTATCCATTTTAGTGCCGGTTTCGCTATATACCTTTTTGTTCTTCATCTCGACCACGTAGAAATTGGTCTTGCAGAGATCATGAAGCAAAGCGGTAATGATGATGTTTTCGTCGGTGATATTCTGAAAGACTTCTCGCCATGTCTCTGAGTTCTTCTTGGCCATAAGGCATTTGTATACATTTAGCGAATGTTCAAGAAGTCCACCTTCATGACATCCATGATACTTTGTACTTGCTGGCGCTGTATAGAAATCAGTCTTGCGAATGTATTCAACCAGCTTTTCAATGCCAGGCCGCTTTGTTGAGAAAAGCAGCCTTTCAAACTCATTGACCAGATTATCGTTCATGCGGCAACCTCCTGTTAGAACGGGAGTTCATCTTCTTCTTGAGGTTCTTCCTTCTTGGCGGTCTGCTGGGGCTTCGGTGTTGAACCATCTGCCAACTCGAAATCCCAAATAGTGATATACTTTTCGTTCGCTCGACTACGGACAAACTTTGTAAGCTCATCGTTGCCGTTCGCTGCCGCCATCAGACGCTTGTACTGATCGGGATTATAATAGGTAGTAACATCAGGCGAACCCTTGATCTGGATGCTGCGGCTCTGCGGGTGTTCCCTGTCCATAGTCGCAGGTAAGCCAAGCTCGGCTACCTTCTTAGCAGCTTCACCGGCAAAGTTCACAAAGCCCGAAAACTGTGTCTTGTATTCGCCGGTTTCCTTATCCTTGCGGCTAATGCTCATGTTGACGGAGTACGAATTACCGTTGCCCTTCTTCGCGCTCCAAATCTTTGCAAATGAATTATCTCTCAGTCCCATGTGTGCCTCCTATTACTTGCGAACGGCAAGCAACTGCCGCTTCAGTCGTTCCAGAATCTCGTTGTCATCAATGTTCTTATAGTTGCCGGTGATTTCATCATCGCCGTAATCGGGATGTGCTTCCTTTTCTGCCGCCTTGCAAAGTTCGGCAACCTTCTCTTTGGCCTTGTCGGAAAGCGCTACCTTCTTATTGACCAGGTTGCCAACTTCTTCTTGCAGTTCGTTATTACGACTGACTTCCTCTGCCAAATCTTCACCTTCAAAGATGTGGGTAAACGCACCGTGTAAAGCCAATGCCTTGACCAAGCAGCGCATTTGAGCCTTGTTCGCGTCAAATGAAGTAATCTGATCTGCGGCGATTGACTGGTTTCTGGCGTTCATAATCGGAAGTGTAATACGCTGTTCAACACCTTCGATTGTTACACCAACGTCAACCCAACCAGTCTTACCATCATCATGCCAGAAGCGCGTGTTTCCATAATCGTCCATCACCTGAGGATAGACATTAAATGAAACATCAGGATATACCTTCTTAACTTCTGCCAGTGCAGACGCCCAAGAAATATAGGAAAGGTTCTGCTTCTTCTTGATCTTGCCAGATGCGTCAATCGCATACAGTTTTTCAAATACGCTGGTTTTCTTTGTTTCTGCCATAAACTCTCCTTAATGCGCTGCTACATCGGCTTTATGTAACAGCATTACGTCGTTAAACATCTTCTCGCCAATGAGTTTCTTGTCTCTCTCCATTGACTTTTCAGAATCCTTCCAAGCCAGATATGGCCGCATGTGGTAGAAGATCATGTTGATAGCATCAAGAGTCTCATTGACGGGATAGCCCGTGCTGTTCAGTATGAAAGCGGCGACATAAGCCCCGACACATTCATGCTGGTAGTAATGCGCTTGACCGTCCTTCTCGCCTTTCGCGTTGACATAGGTCTTAGTATAGAGCTTGCCAACGTCATGAAGATAAGCCGCCGTTTGGAGAACGCTGTTTTCTTCGTCCCACTTTCTGCAAGACTTAAACGTTTCAAAGCAATGATCTCCCAGCGACAAAGCGTGGTGACTGTTATCCTGATTGAACTTCTTCATATTGTCGTAGTTTGCATCATGGACATAATAATCAGGATTAAAACCATCGCTGCAAGGGAAAACAAGCCAGATGTTATCAAAGCCCTCATGATAGTGCGGAGGTTGCCAGTTCATAAACTGCCGCTTGATAACATCTTCGGGAACATGACGTTCGCGTTTGGCATTGTTCTTCTTGCAATCTTCAAAGGTAGTCATTACGGCCAAGCAATACTTGACGCAGTGAATACGTCTGAGTTCTTCAAGGAAAGCGATCCTGCGCTTCTTGTTGAGGTTGGTCGCATCATAGATAACGTTATGGCCAGCCGCCAAGTCGCGCTTAATCCTTCGATGAAGTTCAATGAACAGCTCGTCGTTTTTCTTCTGATTATTCACATCACCAAACAATTCAGCCCTGAGATTATCGGAAGAGTGAATAACGGGATCGCCGGTAGCGTTCGGCTCTTCGCGGATGTCAATGTTGCCATTTTCATCTATGTACAAATTGCTTGCAAGCGTACTCTTGCCGCTGCCGCTCAAGCCCATCATCATAATGAAAATCGGATAGCTGTTCATAATATCGCCTCATTTCTTACTGATAGATTGTCTCTATTCGATAAAAGGTTTCAGCAATGGCTTGAACCTAGTATCTGTGTTTCCAGGAAGCCAAACACACCACATCACATCCATCAACGGCGCACCCTTTCCCCTGGTCTTAAACAGGAAATCAGGTCGCCAAGTCAACGGCAAAATCCATGTAGGCGGCTGCTTGTTGAAAATTGGATAGCGCTTTCTCGCGTTCCAGAACTGAGCTTTTAAAATGAAAGCAAATGGCAATCCATGATCTATACTCTTAGAAATGAATTCAACCGCATGTGAGAATGGTGGGTTGGTAATAATCCAGTCAACGCCATCCGGTTTGTTAATCTCTAAGTAATCCTGGCCTTGATTTATGTCAGTGCTAATCACGTCATAGCCATTGCTTCTGAGTGTTTGAACCATATGACCTTCGCCACAAGCTGGTTCCCAGATTTTGCAAGTCTTAGGGATATGTAAGAAGTCTAAAAGTGCTTGCGTGGCCTCGGCTGGCGTTGGATAAAAGTCAGATTTTATCCGTCCATAAGCCGTGTTTCCACCAGCTATTTTACTGCCTAAAAGTTTGTCGGTCATTCACACACCTCTCATTTCCTAACGACTGATTCAGTATATCAGTTAAATATTAAGTTTGTGCTGATTTTATGTATTAAATTCGTTAAGAAAATACTCGGCCTTGCAAGCATAAATGCTTCCCCAAGGATCGCGAACAATATAATCACCGGGTTCGACCAGAACATCCATCCTGATTCCGTTACGCCATACCACAAGAAACAGATCGCAAGGCGGCGAATCCCGGTTTACGCTACCGAAGTAAAAGTCGCCATCGTTGAGAGCTTCAACCGCCCACTTCGGCACGTAGTATTCACCATTTGAATACATGAAATCTCCATCAAACTGAAAGTAGGAATACTCAATCGGCTTCTGCGTCGCTATCATATTCAGGCTCTCCTTCTTCGTAATGCATGTATGCTTCTTCTGCTCTGCTGATCTCCGAACTTATGCTCAACAAAGAGTATATAAAAAGCAGGAATACGAACAACACAGCTACAATCATCGTTACAACCCAATTCATTTCTTCACCTCATGATACGGTTTGGGTAGCGGTTGCCACGCCATAATGTCGCGTCGAAGCATGTTGTCAACTACCCAAATGCCGCAGCCGAATACTTCTGCGTACCAGCCAAAGTCAACATATGTATAAGGCGTGTCTCCGTTTTCGTCTTTAACCGTAACTAAGACCCAATCATCGTTAGGCGGCAGCTTATCCTTGACGAGAATCCAATCATCCATCTTGATTACCTTCCAGCTTGTCCAGTTCGTCACGCAAATACTGCATACGCTTCTGCTTGCGGCGCTCAAAGTTTTTGTCCATGTACTCTTTATAGATACGCTTATAGTTTTCGTAGGCAGCAGCAGCATTTTCAGGCGAATAATACAGCGAATGATTCAGATCGTCAACATATTCTGGTTTCGGCACCGAGTTCTTGATCTCTTCATAGAACTTTGAGAAGAAGTCGCTGTCGTAATCGTCACCGAAAATGTAAGGGCCTGTAGCAAACCAGATTTGCATAAGCTCGATTGGCTTGTAGAAGTTTACCGTGCTATTCGGAATATGATCTACTCTTGCAATGCCAACCCAGTCATCGACCTTTGAAATGTTGCCGGTGTAGTACACCTTGTCGATCTTCCACTTTTCATACCATTCGCAAGCCCTAATGAGATGGTCAATATCACGATTGATGTCGCCGCAACAGTCAAGCTCCATATCTCCAACGGACTTTTTAATATTCTTGAAGTCGTGGTAATACTTACAGATTTCGCTAAGTTTACTCATGCTTGCCTCCTATGAAATCCTGACAACCCTGGTCAACTCATCTTCAACCTTATAGCCATGCGCTACATGAACATCGGTTTCAACTGCAACCAGCACTTCACTGTCGAAACAATCTACAACCTTGGTATCAGGTGGATGCTTGCTTAGTTCGACAATCAATTCCCAGACCGTCATTACCTATCAACTCCTTATCGTCGTATATGTTACCTATGACCTCGCAGGATTTGTTAACTTCAAGAAGCCCTCTCTGGAACTCATATTCAGGAGGATAATACTCTGCATCATCCTCATACATCCAGTCGGGCATAATCATTCTTTTGGCTTCGACATACCATCCGAGACAATCTGACGCGCCATATTCACCGCCGCTACCATCCTGTTCGTATCTGCCATATTTGACCACACATATGTAAATGATACTTTCGTATTCGTGCTCATACTTGATGATGTCGCCGTCGAAGATCATGTTGCCGCGTTGATCTTTAATGCCGCTGTACTGACCTACCGTACCACTCTCAACATCAACTTTCTTGTTGATTATTACCGTCCTCTGACGATATTCGAACGGTGTACATCCAATGATTTGTGGCTGAGAGCCTTTATGAACCAGATCTCCATAGTACCATATATCGTTGCTACGACCCCTGAAAAGAATCTTCATGCTATACCTCATTTTCACCGCATAATACAATCAAACTGTATTTTCTGGTGAAAATATGTCGTTCCCAAAGGGGAGTCCTAATATGACTCCCCTACTCCCATCTGTACAATTCGTAACCCATGACTTCGTTAGCCATCTTGAATACCGTACCCAGGCCAATGCCATCTTTGCTAGGCACGAATATCTTTTTCGGATTGTAGTTTACCCAGCCCATTTCATCAGGCTCCATGCTGGCAGTAGGATCATAAGCAGGATTATCTACCCATTGACCACCGCCAATGCAATACTCATACTGTCGTGGATGAGTTTTCGCAAGACGCTGGAACCTTGTTTCGCCTTTCTCTAAGTGAGCGCCGAAACCGCAGTATATACACGGTTATTCTTGTGTTTCCACAAGCCCAGACTATCTCTTCATCTCAGTGAGATGTAGTGCGCTTCGGACAGTAGCTCATCATCTGTCCTACTGGTGCAACCACCATAGTCGTTACACCGCAAATAATGTAAAATATATTTGACATTTGCTTGTTTAGCGTCAATAAATTTAAGCATTATCAACGGCACGGTATTACCCCGTGAAGGGCTTCACCGTTAGCAGCTTTCGCCACACCCCTGAGCAATAGGGTTCACACTATTATTATATGTAATGTCGCCACTACACACGGCTGTATTACCAACCTGTTCTTGTACACTTACTGCAAGCCCACTTGCAACCTTCAGGCATACCAGCTTCGTCGGTTTCGACGATATTGCCTTTACTATCTACAATGTTGATGTCGCCATACACTGGCGCGATTTCTAATTCAAACAACTTGATATAAGTGAGAACATCCTGTTCAGTCCAGAAACTCAGCGGTTGACTGGACGCTTTCTTGCTATCAAATGCATTGCAGCCATGACGAATCCACGCTTGCTTTCTCATTCGACTTTCTTCGGTCATGGTTCCAATAATAGGTTTACGACCAGTCTCATGCGCGTATTTGTTCATGACCTGTTTCTTCATTATATTGCAGCAGTAATGAGAAATAGGCACTGGCAGATCACGCGCTATCGGCAACCACTTCTCCTTGTTGAACATGCTCTTCTCGCCAAATTGTTTTTGTGCGTTGCAGAGACATGCACGTCGCCAGTTAGTCCAGTCTGTACTTGGGGGGGGCAGCTTCCGAGCAGAACCATTCGTCGCCAGTCGTGGAGCGGAGGTTGAGCAGGTCTTTCCTTCGACGATCCGTTTCGAGATGCCCCCCCCCGTATTCCGAGTAGGTCTTTGCGTTTTGCTGTTGCTTCCCTGAATCCTCTCGCAATCCCTGGAGTTCTGTACGTTTCCGGTTTGTAGTCTTGAATACCCCCCCCCGGTATTTTGAGGCTTAATTCTACGTGCATAGTAAATAGCTTCAGCTACTTCCTTGCTGATTAGCGGATAACCATATGTAGAAATAACCTCACGGAAACCGATCTTAGGATAGAGAGTGATGACGTTATCAAACGATTTTACGAATTTCTGCAATTCAGGATATTCAAGACCTGTGTTTGAGAAAACCGCTGGCACATCCGGGAAAATGCTTCTTACAAGATGTAGCAGAACTGTACTATCCTTGCCGCCTGAAAAACTCACGTAAACGTTGCCATTCCAATACTGATACCATTCAATGATTCTTGCCGTTGAAATGCCAATCTTACGTTCTAGCGGTAGAGCTTGCAGTTCTTTCAGGCGTTCAGCGTCATGGATTAAACCATCTGATGATATTCTACTTGCCTGATCTTCGGTTAAAATCAATCAACATCACTTCCTTTATACACCTTGTACAATACTTTCTTACCGTCAAACATGCCGTATTGATACCCTCGCCGCTTCAAGAAATGTGCATAAACATTCCGTCGTTTCGCGTCAAGCCATGTGCATGAAACGTGTTGTTTCGTGCCGTATAAATCTATGTCTCGTATAATCTGGTTTTCAAGTGAAGAAAACATATCCCTGGCAATACGAACCGTCGCAACAGGATCGCCACCAGTGATTTCACAGTTATCAAAAACATGGTCGATGTGTTTACGCTTGTTCACAACGCATAGCGCGATATTCCAATAATCCGTGTCATACGAATTATCGTAGTTTTCAAACGACATGATAATGGTCTGGTTGTTTGGTAGCTTATCTTTGATGAAATACAATCCATTCTTTCTGTCATAGACAGGATAGTATTCTTTCATACGTTCTATTCTCGCTGCTATCTACACGACCTCATACTTATAGCGCTTCGTGGTGTTTTTGCCTGTCAACTGTATCATACTGCCGACGCTACGTTCATTCAGCATTTCGATTAGCGCAATATCGTCATCCGTGGTATACACTTTCTTGGGATGATCCCGCATATACTCAACACAAATTGGTCTGGGCTTTCCGCGAAAATCTGTATGGCGCTTTGCAAACTCTTCTGGCGTGTACTGATCGCAGCGGGTATATGTATAACCATTAGGAATCGGCTTCATTATCCTTCTCCTTCCGTAGTGCTTCGATAGCCATTTGACATGCTTTTGCGAGATGCGGTCTTGCGCTCCAATCTCTGCCATCTGAGTTTGCAAGCCTAGATAATACGCTGATAGCTTCGGCAGTAGTCATATCCTTTACATCATCCCAGGTTGTATGATGGTCGAATTGTCTGACTTCTTCTTTGGCGTTGGCTATGATTTCTCTAAGTTCGTCCGGTGTTTTCAACTGAATCGCCTCCTATACACATTCAAATACTATCTTCTCTGGCAGTAAATTGTGGCAGACATATACGCTACTAAATGGAGGGTTTAACGATGGTTTCTGTTCTGAATAATCTTTGAAATAGGAAACACGCTTATTCAAGTACATAATCTCAAAAGTGTTGTTTGAAAACATTTCAAACCTGCGCTTGCTTTCAAACAACCCGACAACGCCAACAAGCATTGCAAACGGCTTATCTATTTCAAACAGACGTTCTAACACTTCCGTTTTTAGCGAATAAGGCGGGTTACTGATTATGTAATCGCACTCTGGCACTTCCATATCAAAGAAATCATCGCCATCGCTTATATGAGTGTTGACAACTTCATAGCCTGATTCTGTAAAGCATTTCACAAATAAACTGTCTGAAGTATCAAACGGACACCATATCTTTGCGGGGGGGGCAATGTACTTCATAATTGGCCTGATCGCGTATTCTGGTGTGTAAAACTCGTCGTTCTTGCTGTCACATACTTTGTCCATCTTCATTTATCAAAACCTCGACTTGTCATCGTATACCAGATATAAAACCTCACATCCGTCACTACGACCCGATGTGATAGAAATTATCTGTTCTCTGGATATGCCCCAATACTTTATGTAGCGCTCTAGTTGTGTTTCTGGTAAATCGTCATTAAGAGAAGAGCGCCATCTAAATGCTTTTACTTTAATCATATCTGATATGTATATAAGGTTCGTAGTAATAAGGCATCTTATCTCTGGACGTTTTATACTTCTCATAGAAGCGATCCAGATAAGCGTCTGCGTCGGCAATTCTGTCCCAACTACGGGTACCAGTGTGAACAGTGTCCAATGCAGAAGCCCATGCCCTCATATCATCCAGCCGAATCTTATAACACTCGGCTTCGTGTTTTGCTGCGGCAAATCTTTCAGTGAACCTCTTGCCACATCCTTCGCACTGATATGTCGTAATAGTTCTCATATCGGTTCTCCATTCTCCAGCATATGGTTGTTCACTTCATCGAGGAAATCTGCAAACTGTTCAGCGCGTTCTGCTTCAAGATAGAAGCGATAGCCCTTGTTAGTGAAGTTGCTAAACACGTAAAAACCGATTCTTGCAGCAGGATAAAAGCCACGTTTTATGAAGAATAAATGCCAGTCAGAACCATCTTGACCCGCCGTTAAACAGCGTTTATCCTTCTTTTCTCTGATGCACTGGCGTATTACTTCGGACAAATCAGTCAAGGCAGAACACTCGTCGCAGCCAATGCTAAACAACGGTTTTGCAGGATGTGGCCCCTTGGTTTTCTCTATCGCCCAGCAGTAATAAACCTTGTAGACTCCCTTGAAAGTTTTAGGAGGCTCATCGTGGAAGCCATGCATGTGAGATTCTTTAGGATAGAATACAAAATCAATGTCTATCGGGTACTCTCTCCATTCATCCTGATCTTTGTGAGAAAGATTGAATACCATCTTTTCTTTCTTCATGTCGCCGCACCCCCCCCCCTTATATCATAATGAGCTTATCGACGTATTCTCTGCCATCACCTTTGAAATCCGGGATTTCCAGGTCGATAACCCACTTTGACCTACCCATCTTGTCTGCGTTTTCTTTCTTCACACAACAGCTACCACGTTTCAGATGTATAGGCGTATCATTCCAGTTAATGCCCTTCTGCGAGAAAAGCATTTCCTGGATGTCGTTGCATGATTTGTTCTGCAATTCCTTATGGCTGAAATTTGCTTGACCAACCATCTGAATCGAGTTCCTAATTGCGTCTAGTTGTCGCCATAAGAGGCAGTTACAAACCTCTTCTTTGGGGAGATTGAATGCTCTGGCATCAAACATAGCACCCTTTTGTGCGGCCTTTTCGTGAACGTCGTACAATTCAGCATCTTCGCCAACAAGCCAGATGTCATTACGCGCAGAAGTCTTTTGAATAGCATAATCGCTATTAACCTTCAAATGGATTCTGTTGAACGCCATGGTCGCCATACTCGCGGAGATGCTTACACACTTTTGGATGTTATAGTCAAACCATGCGGCGCTATTTATATTCTTGTAGTCAACGAGAACCAGCGTGATTTCATCCGATTGCGTATAGCCTAGGACACAGCCCTGAATATTCTCGCAAAGGTATTTCATGGTCTTTTGCATAGTGCTGACCAGGATTTCATCGAACGGCCTTTTGAAACCGCGCGTGAACGTATGAAATGCCTTGCCATCAATCCTGATAATCACTGGCGTTCTTGGAGTTAAATGAGTGCGCGTTATGTACTCATACTTTTTCATGCGCTTGCCTAATTCGTCGTTTACCATGCGAACGCTCCTTAGATTTTGGGCGGTGAAAATCTGGAAAGGTAGGTCGGCTGAATTGATATATCGGTTCTTACATCTCTATATCCGCGCCCTACTTGCCAATCTGCAATCATCAGAGGATAGCCGGGTTGATAGGCGATATACATTTGGTCTGACGTATCATGAAGGCATCTGTCTGGCTTCAGCCATTCCGTTTCTTCGTTCAATAATTCATCTTTGTACTTGTTGACTATAGAAGTAGCACATTCAAGGCCATAGTTATAGCTTCTAGCCGCTTCTCCTTCGTTTGTATCATCGAAGTAACTGCCGATTTCTTCAACCATTTCAGTCCAGATACCCGACTTGCTCATGTGTTCACCGCCCTTAAAAGTGTCGTTTCATTCCTCATTCATGGTCTTATCAGGCGAAGCGCATCCAGCGCCTTTAGCAGAAAGTCTATGGCTTTAAATTGTGCCTCCAGGAATTCAATCGCGTCATGTCGCAAATTGTAATTACACATATAACCATCTGGATTGCCCCAGAAATCGGTTTCAGGCCCTTCGTAATAAGGGCATTGTTCTCGTCTTTCTTTTGTGCAAGCATCCAGATCGCAGATTTTCAATCCTTTAATTACTTCGTCTATCTTATGCATCTTTTCTATTCGATCTTTGTATTGTGCCAACGCTTGGCCTGGCAAATACTTTTCATCCATGCACTCACCCTCCTGACATTTATTGAACACATCGGTTGGACATTGTTTGATTGAATCATCGCAGCCTAAAGCTCCGTCATCGCATACCATCTTCCCTTGTTCAAGCAAATCCTCGTATGGGCAATGAAATAGTTTCATGACAATCAGACCTCATTCAGAATCGATAACAACACGCCCGTAGCCATCCTCATAAATAAGAGCGTCACCAATTCGCAAAGACACGGTTCCTTTTGGTGTTTCTACCACAAGAATTTGGTCTGGACTCTCCTGCTTAAACGTATCAAGCAGGTCAACCATTAATCCGCTTGCAATCATGCTACAAAATCACTCCATTTGTCGGTAAGCCGCCGTATGTTATAGTGACTCCATCGGAATACGGTATACCAGAGCTGCGCACATTCGCCAATATCGGTTGATTTACGATCTCGCCGCCAATATAATCGCCGCCACCGTCACGATACTGAACGACAATATCCATATCTTCTGCGTGGAAATCCACAATCCAGTCAATCAATTCTCTGCCGGTCATTCTTCGTCATCATCCTCTTCTTCATGCCATATGCACCCTTCACAATCATGCGTACAACACGGCGCTTTTCCATTGTTATTAAAGTATGTACACATTTACATGCTCCCATCTTCTGGATTATAAGTCGGTTCATATCGTTCGCAATACTGAGCCACTTCAACAGACGTTTCGTAATCGTGCTGTTGTTCACGCGCTTTGAGCCTGTCAGCACAGTATTTGGCATAAGTCCGAACTTCGTTGATTAATTCACCAAGGCCATTTGCAGTTCTATAACCATCAAAGTCCATGCATATGTTGGCAATATTCCCCAACGCATCGACGGCATCCATTTCGTCTAGCCATGCCTTGGTTTCATCTTCAAGCTCAAGCAGTTTCGGCTCTACCGTTAGATTCTGCATTTTCAGCGCGTCAATCGCCATATCAAGCGCGACCAAATAGGAGTCGTTAAACGCATACATGGAATCGTCCATAATCTTTACTTCTTCAAGAATTTCAACGGCTTCTCCTATTGTCATTGCATCTACTCCTAATCAATGAAATCGCCTTTCGAATTGTTCAGTCTGTTTGAATTGCCGCCCCATACTTTAGGACAATACTTGCTGGTATGGTTTCTTGAGCCGCAGTAAACGCAATACAAATTTGCACGGTTAATCTGGCCATCCCATGTATGTGGACAATACTTTGTATCGTGTTGGTCGCTGCCGCAGTAGGTACAGTATTTATACATCTGTTTTACCCATCTTCGCGCCGCAGTTCGGGCAATAAGGTGTTTTCACCAAACGCACATCATACCTCCATGCCCCATGCAAAGTATCGCAATGTAACCTCTGCATTGCAACTTCGTCGCAGACTGAGCATACAGGTAATCCGTCACTATCAGCCTCCCACCGCCCATGCTTTACCGGCACAGTTTCCACAGCGGGAATCCCATTAACCAAATCCGTTATGATAGCTCGTTTTTCATCTGCGTCATCAACCGTATAGCCGTCCTCGTCATGCCAGTTCATATTTGTCATTAGATAATCAATCGCCGCCGCCCTAGAAATTAGATCATCCATTACGCTTCACCGTCCATCTTCGCGCCGCAATAAGGACAATAATCAAATTGCACGTTCTTCCAAACGTAGAAATCAACGATTGTAATTTCCTTACACTCAGAACATTGGTGTTCATCTTTGTGATCTATCCATCGCCCATGTACCACCGGCGCGGCATCTACGGTAGGCAACTTTTCAATCTCACCGCGAAACACTACGCTGTTTTCATCAAGCAAGCGTAGCACCGCCACTCTCGAAATCAGATCATTTTTCAATCGCTTCACCCCTATCGCAGAATCCATCGTCCTTTGTGTTGTCGGTATACCCGTCATCGTATTCATCCCAGAAATACATAGGACAATCCTCGGTTTTGCGCTTTACGCAATCACGGCAGCGAACAACTTCAACGGCATCAATACCCTGATATTTACTTATCGCTCTTGCCAAACAGACGTACATGCCGTGATAATCTCCGTCTACTGCCAATTTCTCTAACCCAAGCGATTCTGCGTATTCGCACACCTTGTTAAACGAAATCAGTCTATCCATAAGCCTCACCTGTTATTATGTAGCCGCTCGATTCATAGCGTCATTCAACAGCTTACGATACATATTGTACGCATACTGCATTGACTGACCGCAATAAACATGCTTGTCACCATCCCAAACATGATAGATCGGAAGCCTACCGTGCGGATCTTCATTGCCAATGCAAGGCCCCGTATGGATAACATCTTTGGTGATGTACAGCCGAATATCACACGATTCAAGCGGATATAGCGTGGTCTTGCTGAGATCAAACGACTTCGCCCAATTGTCTCTTGCGCTCATATGTACCTCCGTTATCCTGAAACAACGTCAAACTTCTTGTTAAACTCTGCCATGCTGTAGTTGTGCCACCAGTCATGAGCATCTTCCACAACAAAGATCGTGCCGAATTTCGCGGTTTTGTCGTAGCTGCCGTGAAACCCATACTCGATACCATCATCTGTAATTCTGGCGTACTGGCCTTTCTCGTCATCGCCAAGTTTGTATTCCATGAAGTCAAGCAACTGCTCGGCGTTCTCTTTGGTTAGCTGGTAAGCAACCCTATGCTCGTTCTTTCTGTGACAAATGATTTTAGGAATCAGCATATGATCTCCTTATATGTATCGTCGCCTATTGTGCTTGTCGTAGTAGTAGCCATACTTCATAATGTCTGCAACTGCCCTATCATATCCTCTATCACTGAAATGCCGTAAACGCGCAGTATCGGTGAAATAAAAGATGACGATACCGGTAATCAGTCCAACAATGAATCCGATAAACATCAAATCCACTCCGTTCATATTACATCTCGCTCAGGATTTCTTCGTCAACCTTGTCGGCATCAGTGTTATCGGCAATGATCCCAGAGAGGCATTTGAAGCTAAAGTTTTTATGCTTATACGCTTCAAATTTTTCTCGGTTCTCGATTCGCACAACCACACCTTCACGGATATGCGTCTTGCCAATCGGATCGGGGCCATCGTAATACTTCTCTACGCGCTGCATGAGATCGTCCCAAGTCGTAAAGAAGAACTTCTCGAAGATAGGCACGAACTCAACGCCCATCTTTTCACACAGCAGCTTGCATTGCTCCGTAGGAATCTCGACGGTGAATCCATCCTGATTCGTCATGGTCATGCGGTAAACGAAACAGCGACTTTCACCAGGTTTGCAACCATAGTGGAAAACAGTTTCTTCGCCATACTGCTTGACGAACTCAGGGTCTTTGATGAGTTTGTTCTTGCAGCGACCCATGATAGGCGTGTTCTCGTCAACCCACCCGACGATCTCGTAAAAAATTTCTGTATTTTTAGGAAGTCTTTCAGCGAAGAAATCATGGAATCCCTTGCGGAAAGCGTCGTTGCCATAATAGCCATGGTCGAAGTCTCTGAGGACTGTACGCCGTGTTCCACTGATTACATCATAAGAAAGCTCATACTTCGGAGGTCGATGCAGAATCTTATCCATCAGGGTTTGCTTCTTCTGCTGAACATGGATGGTGTTGCTAGTACGCCCAGACGAATTATGTACAAGTATACCGCCTACAACATAATTATTCGTTTCTGTGTGCAGATCGAATTTATCCATCTTTCTATGTGTCTCATGTTCACTTGAATCAACCTTAACAATGATCGGCTTGTAGCCATATTCCAAATCAAACGGGGTGTCTATATAATCCCTGTTACGATATTCTTCAGGAAGTTTATACCTCATAACTGCCGGTATATATCGTGAAATCATGTCGAACAGTTTTATAGATGCTTCCCTGTTTATTCTTATCCTATTATAACCATCAGGGTCTTTAAATAGAACATTCTCAATCCCTAGATTACTTATACATTTGCTTATAAGTGTAGCATCATGATCGTCATAATCGCAAATGGCAATTGCCGCCCTATCTGTTTGTATTGATGAGTGTGACAAACTACCATCATCCATATACAAATATGCTAGAGATATTTCATCGAAGTAATCCAAGATGCTATCAGTTAGTTTGTGTCCTCCGGTTTTATTAATCCACAGATTGAAAAAGTCATATATGTCAACGCATTCTTTTGTCTTTGCCCTCATCATCTGTGTGCCATATCCAGATATATATATTCGATCTTCGACTTTAACCAAGCCGTTGCACATTTTTTCAATGTATTCTAAATATGACGAATGATCTATTTTATGAGAAAACTCAAGTTTTGAAACACGGTTTCTTTCTACATAATGTCCATCACCTAAGTACATACCGAGCAGCACAGACTTTATTTCTCTTGATAGGATTGGTGTCTGTTTGACCATCATTATCTCATCGCCAGCCCTTATTGAGTCTGCGCGAATATATTTTTGCAATTTCCAATCATAGAATAAATGATCTGGTGTACAAAGGATTTTTGAATACTTTTCGCCGTTCATTCCATTTCTTTCTATGATTATCTTTTGCCATTCAGTTTCCTTGCCATTATTATACTTATCAAGAACTTTAGATGGCACTAATTTACCATCTTTGAAACCTATAACGATGTCGCCAGGTTGAACTTGCGACATAGTTTTCGATCTTCCACCAGCCCATAGATTAACCCTACATCCAGATGAGAAACAACCATGCATCTTCAGCGTGATGTAACAGGTATCACCGGGCTTAAATGCGCTCTCATTATAAGCAAGCTGTTCAGTCTCGACATGCTGCTCAAACAGCGGCCACTCCTGCTTATCACGTTCTTTGTTGCTCCGCGTCCTGTTGCCGCCAGAGCCTCCACCGCTATGATCGCGTTTAGGAATGTACTTACAGCAGATTTCATGCCCGTTGAGAATGGTGATCTGGTCGCCGTCCTTCAACTCGTCTACGTTGCAATACTTTGACAGGCTTTCAATCGGTAGCGCCAGACCCTCGGACTTCTCGCCACGCAGCTTGATTGCCCTGATGTTACGCTTATCAGGATCGAGATAGCCGCCAACCTGCTTGCCGCTTTCGTCCTTACGCCTTACCAAATCGTTGTCCTTGCAGAACTCTTCGCTGAGCTGACCATCAACCGGAAAATACACGACGCGCTTACCAGGTTCATATGTAAGATCGACAATGACATTGTTGCCGAAAATCGTCGCACAGGCCAGCCTATCAGCGTTTGAGTGTTTATGAATTTCTTTGATCGTCGTGATATACCCGCAGTACATCTATGCACCTCTATATCTTTTCGTGTCATTGCATAACGACAGATTTTTACCATACAAAATAAAAGGCGTGGGTTTGGATTCAGCGCCGCATATAGGACACTTGTACAGTTCATAGCTCGTTTTGCCATTAAAGCGCAGGACACGCTTCATCGGTTTGATACACCTTGAACATACCATGTTTAAGCCCCTCCTTCATTTTCTGATATAGATTATACCACAATCGGCAAACTCTGTCATTAAGTATTTACGTCGGTTTTGTGAATATTTTCTGTTCATCGACAAACTCTTTGCCACAATTCGGGCAGTAGTTTGCTTTCAGTACGTCGTATTGACCATTAGGAATAGGAGGAAATGCGCTACTGTATAAGATGGTAAAGCAGAGATCGCAGCGCACCGTTATAACATCACCAATTTTCTTGATGACCTTTTGCGCCCTCATGTCTCTACCTTCTTTTCGCAGCATCTCAAACGCCCGTTTAATGTCGTTGCCGTTTCTCAGGTAGCGTATAAATGTACCGCAATCCCGACATACGATCTCGGTATACCTTCCCGCCTGTCTTAAATCGAATGATGTAGAACCACACTTCGGACAGGTAAAAGAATTACTCTTTGCCACAAATATCACCGTTTACCTTTTCTACCAGTGCTTCAACCTTCGACATATCTGGAGAATCAGGAAGGTCGGTATGTTCCTTCCAGTAGGCCAGCTTGCTGTCCAGCTCGTCAACCAGCTCATAGAACACTTTCTTCGGCTGATTATTCTCATCCAGGAACTTGCCATTGCGAATGTCCATCAGCATGTCGTGTTCCTTCTCACGATAAGTTACAACCTTGCCGTCAATCAGAATATCGAAGCACATTAGATACAGCCTGACCAGATGCATCATGTGTTTGGCGATTTTACCATGCGTATACGCTCGGTCATTGCGTCTGCCGCATTTGTTATACTGCCTGATGATCGACTGGTACTCTGAAATCATACCGGCGTAATCTCTCAGCGGATAATGATGCAAGACAATATCCATGAAAATCTCTTCTTCAAATTCATCCCGTGAGGATTCATCCGTATAGAGCTTGATCGCATCGCTTGGAGCATCACTGTACCTATCCTTAAAGCTATACGACGCATTTTTGAGACTTTCAAGAATGTGCTTTTCGCGCTCTACCTGGTCGGCATCCTTTGCCGCCTTGTTGTCCAATCTCCGCAATTGAGCATTGGCATAACCGCCGAATGAATGGATTGCCCTCTTGCTCAAGAACATGGAAGCATGATCTACGATATACTGACCGACATCCGTGATATACAGATAGTGTTCTGGTTTTAGCCCGACAAGCTCAATGCAGTTAGGATTACACGCGCACAGCAGCTTAATCATCTTGTCAAAGGAATAGATCGTCGTGTCCGTCTTAACATCTACGACCTGTTCAAAATCTTTGCCAACCAGAATGTTATGCCTTGTATTTGTTGCAATCCCGCGAATATCCAGATCACTTTCATCTGTGTTTGTACCGTAAGCGTGGCTTCCTCCAAGCCCAACAAGAATCAGATTTTCGCAAAGGTTCTCATTGGAATAGAGGAAACCATACTCATCCGACGTGATCTTCTCGGAAATCTCTTTAAGTGTCACTTGCTTGTACTCCCGAAACCGCCAACGCGCACACCGTCTGCATCATCGTCAACCGTTACGCCAAACGGCATGAAAATACCCTGAACAATGGCATCGCCCTTCTCAACATACAGACGCTTGTCACCATCGTTGGTCAGCTTGATAAAGATATGCCCTTCATTGTTGGCACTGAAATAGTCAGAATCAATAATGCCAACCGTGTTATTGAGCTGAAGCCTGTACTTAAAACCCAGACCACTTCGTGGGAACATCAGCAGCGCCCATCCATTGTCGATCTTCGCGCGAATACCCGTGGGGAACTTTATAATCTCACCAGGAGCCAGCGTAAACTCCAGCGGAGAATAGAAATCATAGCCAGCCGATCCCTTCGTTGCGCGTTTCGGCAGCTTTATTTCGTCATACGGATTGTTGTTATAAGAATCGTAAGTCATATAGCCAGCAAAATTCTTCTTACAATCTTCCCAATCCTTCTCAAACTGCTCTCTGCTTACTTTGAAAAACTGCATCTCATCATCCTCATTGCTTTCTTAATTTGTCTGCGTCTGCCTAACTCTTTGGGTAGCAGATTGCCAAGCAGCGCCCTATGTAACCTGATTAAGCCGCGTTTTGTACATGGAGAATCAAACGTGAATGTGCCGCTTATTTCCGTGTTGAATGAAATAGGCTTATGCTGCTCAACTTCTGGGTTGATCGTCGTAACATCGGTCAAATCCATCAGCTTAGTTCCGTCAGCCATAAACAGCGTACCGCCCGTAAACTCTACGCCCATTATGCGGCCTCCACCCTTCTCTTGTTCCAGCGATTCCACGCTTCAATGGCTTCACTCTGCGATTGCGTGACATCGTAGTTATAGTGGCGCTTTGCCTGAACGATTCTGTTATTCTTGATTTCAAGAGTAACCAGCGATTCATCAGGCGCGTTCTTGTACCGCATGAACATGATATGACAGTCACCGTCAATCACACGCTTTATGTAGGAAGCAACACAATTATTCTGCGCAACCGCTTCATCCTTGATCTCCTGAGTTGACTTCGGATAGATGAAGATGTAGTCGCCATACTTCCATTGCATACCCTGGTCAATGCGCTCCGCAAACGCATTTTCATCGAACGTCTGTCTGAGCCGGTTGTAGTTCCTTGACGCGATCATGTGAGTAGTCAGCCAATGTCGCGGATAACGGTCAAATCTGCCGCCAATGCGCTGCATCATCGAAGCGTAGTCATAAAGTTCCCTGACCAGATTCGACATTCGGTCTATCGCTTCAAATGTTTTCAACCGGTCAACATACAGCATGAGCGACTTTGCGTTGTAGCCGTAATTGTCAATGAGGACAGTGAAAATGCTTTTGCGCTTCCAGTTAGTGCTATTATCGCAAATATAGGCGGTTGTGAAGTACAAAACATCTTGCCAATCCAACGACTCATACTGCAATGAATACGCGGTGTTGTAAGCATCTGGGTTCGACTTATAGAACCTGACCAAATCGTTATCCAGCGTTATATCGAAATTCTTGCACAGCTTGATAAGTCCAGCGGGAACCTCTGAAATGTAATAGCCGAAATCTGCCCTTATATGTTTAAGACCAGCGGAAAAGAATTGCTCAAAAAGGCTGTATTCACTGACGTGCTTCAGAATTGTACCAACATTCTTGATGGTACATCCTTTCATTTCGACTAAATTTTTGACAAAATACAGAAAGTCCGCATAGTTCCGATCTGTGCATGAATCGATCAGCTCATTAGGCTTCAAACCTGATAACTGGTTATTCAGGCTCTTGACGTTGCCGCCGCGCTTGCCAATCATCTTCTTCTGAGCCAGGTCATACTTACATGTATTGCCATCCTCAAAGTCAAAAACTATGAATTGTTTATCCTTTTTAACCTTCAAGAGAAGAAACCTCCGCCATATAGCAAACCAAATTCAATCACAAACGCAATTAAACGAATTAGAAACGCCTGAAATGGTGTATACCCGTCGATCTTAGTCATCGTAATACTACAAAAAACAATCACGCAAAACAAGATTTTACAAAACTCTTTCATTGGATTACCTCTAACGACGATCGAATATCAGAGGGGATGTTGTCGCGCCAGACAAAACTATTCTGCAAGATGTAGTTGTTATAAGAACTCGCGGTCTTGTTCGCCCTGTTCTTTGCCTGATTCGCCCAGCTTCTTTCTTCGAGGTTGTCACTTCCGATATACTGTTCGTACATCAGCTTGTCCGCTTCATAGCTGGAAATCATTGCCCTGGCTGTATCTTCGACCTGTTTCAGCGTCTTGTAGCTGGTCGCGTCATCGACCTTCTGGATTTCATAGGAATGGCGGTTGATAATCCCTCTGCCATAAGGCGTAAAAGCCCACAAAAGGAATAGGGCGATAACCACCGTCAAAACGATTATTGCCGCTTCTCTCATATTAGCCTCCTATATTGTACGTCACAACAGGATTTTCGACTTCAAACGGAATGTCTGAATACAGGTAAATGCCACTCCACTCTATATAGCGATCATCGGGTGTGAAGAAGAAAATACCGTTGTCATTCTCGCCATAGCTGCCATCTACATCGGCAATCCATTTATTGTAGTAAGTACCATAGCCGCCATAAACAATTTCAAAGTATTCGCTATCAGGTGTAAGATAGCTATTCAGACTTGAAACCTTGCCATCGACTTCAAAACGACCAACTACACCGCCGCTCTCAGTCAGGAGTACGACATAACCCATCGGGACATCCGCAATCGGACAGGGTAGAGTTCGCGCTTTTTCTCGCATGCCATTTACCCAATAAGCACGACGAGTTAGATTATAGCGTTCAAGGCTGTACTGAATATCGCTGGGCGTAGGCTGTCTCTCTGCAAGGCTGGAAGCAACATTCATGGTCTTGTCGACATCCGCTCTCGTATTATACATTGTGGCATCATCAAGACCATCACACGCAGCAAGCGCAACACACAGAGCGACGCACATACATGCAACCAAGATAACCTTCTTCAATGTCATTCCTCCCCGTCAACGATCAGCGTTTCAGGCGAATACGTTTGGACGCACATTCTAGCCAACACGCGAACATCCTCCGCGCTCTTGCACTCAACCTTCTTGTTGAGCTTCCGTTCACAGGCGCGAATCCAAGCCAACTGCACAGCGTTCCAATTTCCCATAATCAGAACCTCCTAAAGTATTTGTTGATATAATCTCGACGGCGCTTTGCCGTTGAAATCCTAATTGCGACTTCTATTAATACGATCACCGCAAAAGCAATAATAATAGCTACCATTATTCATCATCCACCCCAACGACAGGATTGATAATGGCTTTCTCTTTGATCTCGTCAATGAGCTTGTCGAAACAATCACAGCAGAAACTTGCTTTTAGATGCATGAGGTCATACTTTGAACCATAGCCAACATGATAGTCAAAGCCGAATTTCTCTTGCAAATCCAATTTATCAAGCCGCTTTCCGCATACGTTGCACTTTGGAACTTCATTGATACCGTCCATCTTAGCACCACATGCAGAGCAGAAATCACCAGGATTGCCTGCTATCGTGTTTCCGTAATACGACTTGAAGTGTTTCAGGCGCGTGGCCTTGCAGTTACCGCATTGCCAGAAGTCGCCCATATCCGTCCATTTGCTATGTATGATCTGCTGGTAATTGTCCATCTTCTCGCCAAATCCAGCACCGATTTCGTTGAGCTGCGCAATCGCCGTGTCGCGTTCCCATTTGACTTGATCGAACACATCTTGCGAAACCCAACCGGCAGAACGGTCAAACTCGCTCATAGACATCATCTCCTAGCATGATAAAGTTTTCATAAATAATGTCGAACTTACCCATTATGCGACGATCAACATGATAGTGACCGCAGAACCAATGGTCAAACTGTAAGCCGTTTTGAAGCAAGCTATTGAAATACATGGTCAGCTTGTCCGACTTGTACAGCCCCATTGAAAATGTTGACGCAACTTCCTGCGGCAAACAATGCGTAATCACGTAGTTTACCTTGTTGTCGTGCTTTGCCAGCGTATAAATGCCGTGCTGCATTTCTGCGTCGCTCGGTAGCTCTTCAGGCCACCAGGAAACGCCTTTTACCCTGAACTGCTGCCTGATTCTAACCATCAGATTGTAGTCACGCTTGAAATCTCTGGGGTTGTCATACTCAGCAGGATCAAGAATACCATCTCGGATGTCATGAGAACTTGCGCCGCCGAATGTGAAGAACTTTTTGCCATCAATTTCGTATACTTCACCGCGCATCAGATGCAGGATATTGCTTCTTATCCAATGAACCTGACCACCGGCGAACATTTGAAGTGGAAAATCATGGTTGAGCCTAAAATGATGTTCGTGATTTCCATCCACAAACAGCGTAGTAAACGGCTTATCGTTCAGCCAGTCCAACCAATAGCGTTCTTCCGGTGAATCCTTCCAAACGCCGCCGAAGTCACCGCAGATGATGACGAAATCGCTCCTGGTCATTTCCTTTTGAAGCGGGAAGCGGGAGGTTGAGAATCTTCTGAAATCACCATGCGTATCGCCAGTTACCAGAATCATATCTCATGCCTCCCTTCGATTACTTCAAATCATCGGACTGATACTCACGCAGCGCTCGAACAAACGCTTCCTTCTGGATCTCGATCTGCCGTTCACGTTCCTTCGCGGCCAGACGTTCCTTGCGATGCTGCTTCTTCTCGCAGAGCTTCTTATAACGGCGTTCGTTTTCTGCTTCTTCCTGTTCTACCATCTCGTCATACTTGCGGTTGGCTTCATAACGCTTCATTGCGTACTTGACCAGCTTATTATAGGTAGAACTTCCGCAGCCGTTGGTTCTCATGTCCAGCAGCTTCTTCGCCAGACAGATCGTGATACCACTTTCAATATTGAAAGAGTCTTGGTCACGGACAGCCGCGCTTGTGGTCGTACCATCAACAAAGTCAAGGTAAACCGCGCAAGGTTTGCCAGCGTTGTTGTTGTAGATGCGGACATCGTTGATGTCAGGGATAACGTTGTAATTGTCTTGCTCCACGCCATCCTTGAACTTGGTAACTTTCAGCCAGAAAGCATCGCCGGTCAGCTTCAACTTCGTTTCCTTTGATTCTGTTGGTTCGTCCACATGCTTCACGATGTCAGACAGACAATTGCACACATCACCAGCCTTGATCGTAATGTTGCCAAGGTTGGATGTGACCGAATTGCTTGGCGCTGTTTCCCAGCTATAGTCGCAAGAGGTATTGTTACTATAAACCAGTTCCATAACTATTCTCCTTTGATTTTGATTATATGATCGCATATGCGTAATAAAGATGTGGTGGCCGCGATGGGACTCGAACCCATAAGCTCTATGGTGCTGCGTTCTAAGCGCAGTGCGTTTGCCTATTTCGCCACGCGGCCAAAGACAAAACCCATAATCAATCCGCAATATCTCACACGCTACACTCTGGCCTTGACTTGTTTCAGAGATCAGCCAGAACCACTCCACACCATTGGGCTGCTACTCCGCGCAGAACTGTAATGTTTTTCTTTACGCCTCGCGGTTTGTTATCGGGATTGGCTATGGGTTCCACGGCACATTTCAGGTAGTGCGTCCGTCATGTAGATCGCTGCCGTTCAATTCAGTAAAGAGACTACCTACTCAAATTCAGTAATGTAAACAACGTCCTACCCAGATGGTTGACCTGTTTCTAGTGGCGAAGCATCTGGCGTTGCGCCTACACTCCCATGACCGAGTGAGACTTCCCTGGTCGGGCAAACTCTCAGATATTTGCACTGTCGTCGCCTTTGTGTATAAATATATGAGAGGTTAAGGATTTTCGGGATATATCATTTCACCCGATGGTCAGCGTGGCGAGATTCTAACTCGCGACATCTTGCTCCCAAGGCAAGCACTCTAAACAAACTGAGCTACACGCTGTTATTCCAGTTTAAGTTCTATTGGATGGAACTTGCCTGTCTTTATCATCTCGTAGAATTTCAGGTATTCGCGGTCAACCAACTGCAAATCGTTGATCTCATCCTCAATGAGTACACGATCTTCAATTTTGTCGCCGTACTTTTCTTCAATGGCTTCCTTTAAAGCATCTGCATCTTTCTTGGTTCCAGAACTTTCATGTCTATAAAGTTCTTTGTCTATCCGTTTCCCGCATAGGACGCAAACATATGGTTCATATACTACGATTTTAAATCGCTTCTCACAGGGATAATACTTGTATTCAACATACCACGGAAAGTCTTTGAACTTATGCGTACACTTTGGCGGCTCCTGGATTTTAGGAGGCTCAGACTGCACTTTTTTCTTGAAAAATGCCATTTTAAAAGTACCTAAATTCCTGCTTTTCTATTGAGATAAAATCGTAATTTTATAACGGTCTTGCCTACACAGCAGCCATGAGGACAACCGAAGCCCAATCCGTTTTCAATGGCGAACCTTGCTTCATGGATTTTAATAACCAATCAGCAGTATTCAAATCCTTCAATATTGAGTATTAGTGCCGCCAACTTTTTTGTTGAATAATCTTCTATTCACCCTATAAAAAGAACGCGCGGCATATTCAATATTCAGTCAATCAGTAAGAAATAATCAATTTTCAGTAATCAATAAATTTACACTTACGCCATAGCGCAAATCAAATTTACTTATTAAGAAAATATCAATTTCTTCTGTTACCGTCTGTTTAACTTTTAACCTCAGTCATGACGGCATATCGACGGAGGGAAAGCGGGTTTACGGTTTTCGCTGCATAGGCAAGCAAAGGCTTAATACTCGATCACAATCGTAGTAGTAGCGTTCGCAATCTGGATGGCAGCGTCCACGCCAGACTTGAAGTTGGAGATTTCCTCGTCCAGCTTCTCGATCACATCACGGATCTTGAGCGGGTCAACCAGCTCCATCGCGTGTGCGGTCTTGTATGCTTCCAGGCCCTCGAGGTAGTCATCGCTGTTCGCCTTTTCCTTTGCACCGTAGATGCTCTCCATAGCAGCTTCAGCGCGGCGGTTAAGGTTCTCGCCGTTGGCCTTTTCGATGTTGGCGTTGCAGGTGTTGTACATCTTGGTCAGACGTTCGAGCAACTGCGTCTTATCGGCTAGGTCGTAGTTCATATACCAAATCGCCTGAGCGATGGTATACTCCTTACCGGCTACGGTGACAACCTTGGAAGCGTTGTACTTGCTGATTGCTTCCTTAATGGCCATCCAGCGGTTAATCAGGGTGGTCACGGACGCATAGTCGCTTTCCGCGTTCTTCTTGAACTCGGCAACGTCCATGCCGTCAACCTTGGAAGAAGCATGTTCCTTCACGGAGATCGGCTTAATGGTCTGGATTCCCTTCTGAACGCGCTTGCTCAGCACCTTCAGTTCGCAGAGTGCCTGGTGGACAGTCATTTCTTCACGCATGATCTTAGTCTCCTTTTCCTATTCAATATTAATGGTGCCCGATACAGGATTTGCACCTGCACACCTAACGGTACGGCATTTTAAGTGCCGAGTGTCTGCTATTCCACCAATCGGGCATGATGGTCGGGAACCAGAGACTTGAACTCTGGACACACGGCTTATTGGTGGAGCGTCTAAGTACCGCCCTTACGCTACTAGACTCTTGCTTTTCTAGTGTGCTCTTTACACTACCGCCCCAAGGCCGCTGCTCTAACCTACTGAGCTAGTTCCCGATGGAGCTTCCGATAGGATTTGAACCTACAACCTGCGCATTACAAGTGCGCTGCTCTGCCAATTGAGTTACGGAAGCATAATCAAAAGCCGACAAACCGCATGAGTGTAAATTCGGCTACCACTTCGTTTGTCCTCGACAACATCATCGACACCTAATCTCCGAAGTCAAGGTAAGTGGCTTAACTTGCTACCCTATGAACCGGAAGGTGCAAGCGGTTTAACCGACATTCTGCCTTGGTTGCAACTACTTCCCACACCGCTAGGCTCTAAACACTCTGTCCCGCGTATGTGTTCCGTCAAGACAAGATAACATTCTGGCTCACTGTGTCGCAGCGAGATCGTCAGGGCGCGACCCTGAATGTGGCGGCTACTGTAGGATTTGAACCCACGGACGGTATTACCCGTCAACGCATTTCAAGTGCGCCGTCTTAAACCACTCGACCAAGTAGCCACAGCGGGAATCCCCGCTTTCGATTTTCTAGGCTAACATCGTGAAACTTGCCGTTGGTAGTCCTTGGTGGTACTGCCCCACCTTCCCATGGGTCAAAGCCATGTGTGCTTACTTCTCTACTAAAGGACTTCATTGCTTAACGACTGATTCTCATATCGCATGGTTTAGACTTATCGGATGATCCTGCCTTGCTGATGTGCGCATCACCAGCCGCCATCCAAACCATGCGCCGCACTTTCTTGGGCGAGATCAGCGCGGGAACTGCCACCGAATACTAGGAAAACCACTCGTCAGCCTCATGCCGTCATCTCCCTTCGACATTATGTATTTTACCACAATTCCAAGAATCTGTCAATAGGGATTGACTGATTTTCTCTGTTAAGATTTTGAGTCGGTTAGTGTTGCATCACCAGCCCATTGTTCTGCCATTGCACGGGCAATTCCAGGATATGTTTTACTTCGCTCTTTGCCGTGACCACCACCCAAATACCATATTCGAGCACGTTCTTTGGGCGGTAGTGTCATCATATAATCATAGACGTTATTTGTTTCTTTTAGCGGAGGAAGTCCTTTAAGCCAAAGGCATGTTTTCTTCTGTTCTGGATCACCAAACTGCCATGGATTGATGATGCAATCTGGCTTTCTGTAAGCTGTGCTCATTACTCCTACCGGATTTTCAATGGCGATACGATCACAGTCGGCCATAACAAATTGATAGAAAAATGCTATTGCTTCGCGCTGAAGCCGGTAATCTTTTTTACCTTCGGTGAACCATCTTTGGCCGCTCGAACATAAGTGTGTGCATGGTGGATGTGCAATAATCATATCCCATCTATCGGGTATGCTATGTTGCACACCATCCATCGTCACGAAGTCACAGCCCCCCCCCTAGAATAGATGTGACATCACCCTGAATATGCCATTCGGGATGACCTCCGCTACATTCTTGGAGGTCGCAACTGTACGCTTCATGCCCCAATTTCCGCAGTTCTTTTGTTACAGCCTGGGATTCTTCGCAAGCAACTAAAACACGCATTTGCTAACCTCTCATACAATATAAAAAATCAATTTTAAGCCAGTCTTTGTTTAGCTATCTCAAAATACTTTTCGTCAAGTTCAAAGCCTATGTATTTACGACCCAGGTTCTTCGCTGCAACGCATGTCGTGCCGCTGCCCATACACGGGTCAAATACTACGTCGCCCTGGTTTGAACTCATTTCAACAAGTTTCTCTATCAGCTTTTCAGGTTTTTGTGTAGGATGCAGCCTGTTCCTGCCGCATGGAAATCTCAGCACCGTATTCTCGCAGAAACCGTTAAACACAGCGCCCTTCTTTCGCGCATACACGCAGCATTCGACCCCACTAAGCCAAATATGCTGACCATTTACAGGCGAAGGATTTGTCTTTTCCCAAATGATAAGCCGAGTTGATAACTTGTGATCTACGAAAAACTTGCGGATACAACTTACCTGCTCTGTTGAACAGAATATGTAAATGCTGCCCTTCACAACCCGAAGCAGACCAGACAGAAAATCCTCAAGATCGAATGTACCCTCGTCGGCTTTCCCCTTGTCGAAATTCCTGATACCGTTTGAATCGCGATTGACTACATCATACGGAATATCCGTAACGCATAGCTCAATGCCCCCCCTATAGAGGGTTCGATCTCGCCCATGAGCTGCATACAATCGCCGCATTTAATGTAACTCTCCAAGCGTTTCTCCTATTCTCTGTTGAGCCACTTCAAAATAGCCATCATCCAATTCAAAACCGATGTACTTCCTGTCCGTATTGATCGACGCGACAATCGTGCTGCCGCTACCCATGCAGTTATCAAGCACGAGGTCGCCGGGATTCGTATACGTCTTTATCAAGTATTCGCACAAAGCAACGGGTTTCTGCGTTGGATGTAGCGCGTGTTTCTGAGTGTCTTTTGAAAACGTGATAATTGAAAGTGGATAACGGTCTGTGCTGTCATAATCAGTCAAACCGTGTTCGCCATAGTCCATCGTTTTCTTGCTGTTTACATGATGTGCTGCCGTGCTGACCTTCCGTGTATGGCCGTGGGTCATTTGCGGGTTATATGTAGGCAAAGACTTATAGAATACGCATATATCCTCATGGCTTCTCATAGGCATCCGCTTGGCATTGAGAAATCCTGTTGGCTGCGTTTTCTGCCAAATGAGATTATACCGCCATAGTTCGCGCTTACTCGTCATTAGGTCTGCGGTAAACATGCCCTGGCCAAACAGCACAATCGCGCCATTGGGTTTAATCACTCGCTCGTAGTGTTCCCAAAGTTCATCAAACGGGATGATCTTATCCCAATAGTTTCGCGCTGTCTGACCATAGGGCAAGTCACACAAGATCATATCGACAGAGCCATCGGGAATTTCGCACATCAATTCTATGCAATCGCCTTGCTTGATGTAGCTCTCGATAGGATCACCGCCTAATGATAACTAAATCGTGCAATGGTGTTCGGATGGCGAGGCATAACTTCATGTTCCATATCGCTGCCGATGTCGGTATGATCTTCATATTCAACTTCAACGAAAACGGAACACTCGTCCAACCTCATAGAGGTTTCCTTCATCCACTCATCCAACATATTTTGAACCTTATCCCGACCTTCATCTGTGCGATACACATAATCCCACGACTCTGTATAAGAATAGCCTTGCCTTTGAAGAATACGCGCAAGCTCATATTCAACAGCAGGTTCCTGTTCTTCTCTGAGTTGAGCTTCAACATCTTCACGGCTCATTCTTTTTGCCTTGCCGACATCTTCAAGCAATCGTTCAATGTAGCCACCCAGCGGTGTGTTATCTTTAATCTCTGAAATAACGGATTTTTCGTTGTTGAAACCGAGAATAAAACTGCTGCTGCTTGAGTTGGTTACAAAATCCGTCCTGATCTTCATACTTCGTCAACTCCCAGCAGAATGAAATCTTCGTTGTTCATGGACAGCTTCTCAATAGCATCTGAAAGCATTTCGTCACCATAGGCAACATCCTTCAAAGCTATCTTGTAGCCCTTGTCAAGATACTCCTTACACTTTTCATACAGCTTCTTGGCGTATTCATCATTGCACAGAGTCACGTCGATGTTCCAATCACGACAGCCGTAATTGTCAACGATGTAATACTCAAGGTCTTTTTCGTCCGCGATGATGTCTGCCGCGCGGGTTTCACCCCAATCGCTAGTCATATCCAGCAGAAGTTGCACGACGTTGCCGACATGCTTCAAAATCGGATATTTCCTGAGCGTTTCATCGTCGAACGGCTGGGAATCACGGTATGCAATCACGAATGAGCTGCTTGAGCTGTTTGTTACAAAGTCTGTTCTTACCTTCATATAGTCACTCCTTGTCTATTGATTCGGCAACTCTTTCAAAGAATTTGGCGTATGCTCTGGCTGAATCGCTACTATTAATGACGATACCCATTAGCGGCTCATAGGTTTCATCGCCACTTAGCTCAGAATGAAGATCATGTTTCTCATCTAATCGGCTTATTATTATGGTGTAACCTGCCTTATCCCTGTTTTTATGCGCTCCAAGCCTGGTATATCCAGTCGGAATATCCAGAACAGATACGATCTTATCCATGTTATACTGCCGCTCCGATCAATAGCTGGTTGCTGCCAGCGTTCAGGAAATAGTCTGGGTTGCTCATGACCTTTTCGTAGGCTTCCTTGCCCTGGAAGTTATCGACAACAGTCTTTTCTTCTTCTGTCATATCGTTATAGCGCTTTTTACCGTACATCGGAGGCAACCAACCCTTCTTCTGGGACGCGAACACGTTGAATTTTTCAAGCAAGTCCATGTCCTTAAATTCAAGGTGACAGGTTCCCTTCTTGTAGAAGGTCGCAACAAAGTATTTCGTGTCGATCTTCTTGGCGTTCTGCGTTCTTTCGACCTCGTTCATGATGTCGAATACGTCCCTGTCGTACTTCGTGCGGCCAGCATCCAGATAATCGAACGTCTTTTCAATGTCGTTGAATTTACTCGTCACTTGGTAAGACTGAAAATTGCCGCTCCAATCGCTATAGGCGTTATAGAAAGGCACGATAACCTTCTTGCCTACCCTGAAGCAATCGTTGGTTTTCCAGCCATTGTAATAATGTCGGTTCGGGCTGTCCTCATGCCAGTAGCTTGCTGTCCAATCGTCGAACAGCTTGATAATCGTTTCTTCTACGCCCATGATTACCTTGCTGTTCATCTTGATAATCAGAGTGAGAATGTTGAACACGGAAAACTCGTAGTCTGCCAGCTTTTCAACGCTGTTGTCAAGCTCCTGAATCAGATTGGACGTGAATTTCTCGGTTATCATCGGTTGACGGAAGATCATGCGCCAATATTTGAGCCTAGTCGAACGAATAAACGTGTTGATATTCGGCGCTCTATCCTTGCCAGCGGTCAAAGACAAGCCAAACCCAGCGCTATCACCGTTTGCCCCTTCGCCCAGCACTCGACTCATCGACTCGTATTCTTCAATCAGGCGAATACCGCAAGCCACCTCGAAATTGTAGCGGTTGACCCACTTCTCAATCTCGTTATACTTGACCAGCTCTTCAACACCTTGCGGAATACCAGCGGATTTATAGGTCGGCGCTTTCCGCATATCGTCCATGATGGTGCTATCGACTTTGACTTCTGGAATTTTCAGCGTGATAAGCGCGATTTCAACATCCGTCTTGCGTTCAGCGTCAGAAAATCCGTTCTCAACGAACCGTACCTCGGCATCATACTTTTTCAGTTCCTTCATGAGTTCCTGCCGCTTGATGGTGTACGGATTTTTCAGCGTTTCAGCGTTCAGAATACAGGCAATTGTGCCACCATGCTGCATCAGGCCAATGGCTTTAAGCAAATGTTCCGCGCCCTGGTCAAATGGGGGATTCATTACGATCAGGTCATACCTCTGCTGAGTTTCATAGGTAAGAAAATCATCATGGATAACGCGAAAACCTTCACTTTCAAGCACATTACGGAGAACAGGGTCGATTTCAATGCACTCAATGTTGACTCGCTCAAACGCCTTATTCCAATCGAACTCATCCTTGGGCCAATGACCAGCGAAGAATTGATCTCTCCAATAATGTGCGCTTGTTTCTTCAAACGCTTTGCCTATGACGTACTTCGCCAAATCACCCTTGCCAGCGCTGGGTTCAAGGATGTTGTGAAACCTATGAACCTGGATGTCCTTCAGCAGTTCCTCGGCAACCGAATCAGGTGTAGGATAGAAATTCTTCTTTGCGCTGCTGTTCTCAACGACTTCAATCAGATTGGTCACAGTAATACCTTCTCCTTTCGGTTGCAAAGTACGATGTCACGGCAAATCGGACAGCCACCGGCACAAGCAGATCGTTCAGCACATGAACCACAGGACAAGCGGAGCGATTGCCTAAACTTGTGGAATACGTCGCTGTTCCACGCTTCTTCAATCGTGTGATCTCTAAGGCTGACAAACCACTTCTTATCCTGATTGCCGAAGCTGCAAGGCATCGCGTTCATGTTCGCGTCGATGTACATTGAAAAGCGGCCACCCTCACAGAAGTCGATGCTATCCATGTCCACTTTCTTGCAATGATTCAGGATAGCGGGAGCCGTACAGCTATCAAAACCGATCTTATGCGTACACTGGTTGTCATCGACCACGCGGAAAAACTCTGCCAGTCTGGGATCATCGGGCTTCAACACTTTTTCAGGCTTGCCAAGGCCAATCGGCTTGTACAGTAGGAAAACCAGGGCGTTCAAGTTACCATAGTAGTTACTGCGTAGCCGCTGAATCGCAGGGTCAATGCTTTCATTGGACAGAACATAATGGATATTGGTTTTCACGCCAGCGTCAAGCAGCATTTTAACGGCATTGTGCGTGTAATCTGCGTTGTGTTCAGAAACCGCGACAGCGCCAGCGTAATATCTGCAAATCTTTGCTTTCTCTTTGTTGAAAGCAATGCCAGATGTCGTGAAATTAGGCACAATGTCGTAAGCCCTGGTCATTTCCATGATCTCGCGGAAGTTCTCATGAGTATCAGGATCACCACTTCCTCCAAGTGCGCATTGCCAAATCTTACCTTTGCACTGTTCCATGATGGACTGATAGTCTTTCAGCGACATGTTATCGCCGGTTCGATCAATCGCCCTCTGGTAACAGTCAACCTTGCACTGGTTCACGCAAACACAGCGAGTCATGATACCAATATCAATGAGGTTTGGGAAACAGCGCATGAAAGGATCAATGCCAGTGTCTTTGTTTTTTCTGTCAAGGACTCCGCTGCGGAAGTATTTACCCGTTTTCTTCGAGAACCCCTCAATGAAATTGTTATAACTGTCATAGAAATATTTCAAACCTTTCGCCTCCTGACATTGTTATCATAACTCCAGCGCAACTATTTGTCAACACATAACGACTGATTTCTGTGTTATAAATTTGAGTCTATCTGTATAACTGATACTTCCTGCTGATTTCGTGCGCCACATCATCAGGCAGCGGACAAAACCAAATACCGGTCAGCGTCGTGCCGTTCTCTTCCTCTGGTTGCAGTTCAGTTAAGCATTTGTCGTAGATCAAGCCGAAATCGGTATTCTCTACCAAGCCCAGCTCAATTGCCTTGTCTTTGGCCTTTAGCAGATGATTCTTGTTCCTGGCTTCACATATAGTCTTGACGAATGACCCACAAATGTAGTTTTTAAAAACCGATTTTTCTACATAAATCGGGATTTCCAGAAGGTCGCCAACCTCAGTGACATGATCTGAATGTGAATAATAGGAAATGTCCCGCGTCCAATAGGCTTCCGCGCAATGTGCAACCTGTGCCGCCAGCTTTCCAGGCGACATGTTCAGGTCTTTGCGCATGATAAACAATCTTCTCATTTAACCACCGTGTACTTTTCACCCGTGATCTTGCGATGAGGGATAACTTCTGGATGAAGCGAATAAGCATTGTTCACCGTCGTTAGCTCAACGCCATCTTCATTGACCAGAATACTCACCTCGGTTGAACTGCCGAAGCGCGAAACACATTCATTGTAGATCATCTTCAAAAATTCGTCCATGCTATTAGTCACCTTCTATCTTATGTATCGGAGCGCTACGTGTTACACAATTCACGGGCTTACTAACCATGCCAAACGGTTCATCATCGCGCTTGTGGTATTCCGTAATCGTCCTCGTTACTTCTTCATAGCCATCTTCAACGTCATAGCTGACGTAAAAATCGCACTCGTCGTAAACCCTCTTCTTGATCTCTTTGTCGGTCAGAGCGTCATCAACGTAAAACTCGAATTTGTGCCGACCCAACGCTCTAACATCAATATATCCAGTTACTTTCTTCATATTGTACCTCAATCCAACATCCACCACATATCCAGCAGCCGCTTATACAGTCCACGGCTCAACGCTTCCTTCGCCCTTCTGACCTTCCTGTTTGACCAGCGTTTGCAGAGCTTCATGCTATCCGAGTTATCGCTATGTGAATACTGTATGTAGCGTCCCTTCCTGTCGTTGAACCACGCGCCAGCCTTTTGCCGACCCCTGGTTTCTTCACACAGCTTTTTCAGTCGCCGGTTATCCTCAATCTTTCTGAAGTGGCTGTTCATACATTCACTCCTTTATAGGCCGTTGATTCTGAGAATAGCGGCGACAGCCAGTAGCAGAGTTGATGCAACGTAAGCGCCGCCAATGATGTTACTCCCCGCCTTGAAACTGAAATAGGCCAGCACAATGTCGAAAATACACATGACCAGCCAGAGCGCAACCAGAATAAAGTCCTCCATCAAAAACCTCCTAACTCCATGCGATTACAGCCAGCACAATAGCCACCACCGCGATACCGATTAAACCACCCAAGCTCAGATTACATCACCTGCCTTGCTTCTACCTGTTGCTCTTTTGTGGGTTTGTCCGACCAGCAGCGGAAACGCTCATCAAAATAATCCAGAGAAACAGAAACACCGTCGCCACTAAACATTTTATAAATCATGATCGCCGTACTATCAATGGGGACTTGCCTAATTCTGTACATGTCATGCAGCGTTCCGCCTTTGCTTTCAAGCCAGACATATGGCGCTTTTACTGCCTCTTCTATGGTTAGAACGCGCGGTTTAACCATCTTGGAAAGCTGTTTTGCAAGCCACTTTTGGCGCTCCTTGTGTGACTTATACTCGCGATTCCAATAATCAAAAGTATACGAATCAATAGCCGTGAATCTAGTTGATAAACATGTTGCAATTACATCACTTTCAGTAAGTAACTGTTCGACCATTTTCTCAGGCGTATCATCACGGTGGATTTTCTTGTAATCCTCAAACGTCATTCCCACTTCACCACACTTCCGCAGTGTCGGCAACACTTGTCAAGTCTATCTATTTCACCGCCGCATTTGCCGCAATAGAATCTCCACCTATATCCATTCTTGTCTTTCGCCATCAGTTTTTTTGGCTCCACCGGCTCCTGCGCTTTCAATGCCGGTTCCATCTGGACAGCTTCTTTGACGATGTTGTAATATGGCAGATCGACTTTGCCTTTTTCGTACAATTCCCTGACGCGCTGTATCATGGCGCTTCCGTCTATGATCTTAGGCATACAGCACAACCTCCAAAGAGTGGTCAAGCGGAGATGCAGACTTTACGTTGCAATCGCCCCATTTTGCTATAATCTTCAGCAAATCCAGACCTTCATAACGACCCCAAAGGTCAGTGCGAAAGTATTCGCCACGCACATTGCAGAACGCAAGATATACAGTGTCTGTTTTGATTAGCTGCATGAGATTCTTAAACGTCATCAAGTAGCACACCCCCATCAAATTCTTCTTTTATGTCTCTCAATTCGTACACACGCGTGAATTGAATCTTAAGCGCAGTAGTGTGTTTTCGCTCTTGCTGACTCTCAATCCACACACACACACACGAATTGAATCAGCCGAGATCACGAAATATCACGAGCTTCTCCAGCTCTCAATTCGTACACACGCGCGAATTGAATCGGCGAACTGGAAGAGCGCTTGAATGAAGCGAATCTCTCAATTCGTACACACGCGTGAATTGAATCCGCAGACATGCACAATCACGCTATTCAATTTTTGCGCAAGTATGATTACCGAGTGTATCACTTCCACATTTTAAAGTTACTATCTCGGCTTATGGACGTGAGATCGCCCGATTCCAATGCAATTAAATCATCGGAATACTTACAATCTGGTGCGAAGGTATCAGGGATTCTATGTAAGCTATTCGTTCGCACCAGTGAATGTTAAGCAGCGTTTTGCACCTTCAACTGCTGTTCAATGAGTTCTTCGATATTGCTAATCGAAATGTTCATCGCCGCATTGTGGTCGGCATTTTTCATGAACCCGCAAGCCGTACACTTGAAAACCGCCTGTGTCTTTCGGTTATCCTTTGAAATAAACCCGCATTTTGAGCAACGCTGGCTGGTGTGCTTCGGGTTTATCTTCCTGACCTCAATGCCGTTCTCGGTGGCAATTTGCGTGATCTTTTGCTGCAAGCTGTAAAAAGTCCAGCGGCGATTACACTTTTCGCTGTTCGTAATCCCCGACAAATCCTCCATCTGGATTACACCGAAGCCGTTTTCAATGGCTGTATCAACCACGAAATGCGCATAATGCCAATTTTTGTTTTCCATGAAGTTGTGAACATACTCGCCTTGCTTATCCACAACTTTCATTGCGCATTTTCTGCCGTGTCCAATGGAACCGCCTCCCCTTGTAACTCTGCTCATCTGAAGTTCGCGCTTGCGCTTATCGATGACGTTATTGAACTTTTTGAGTTCGCTGCCAGGAACATACTTCTTGAAGTAGGGGTCGCCGTTCCATCCGCAGTAAACTACATTCGTTTCGCCCAGGTCAACGCCAAGGATTTTGTTCTTATCCAATTCTGGATTCGACGTGTCTTTCTCGAAGGAATAGCCGATGCAGAAATACCAGCCGAGAAACTGCTTCGTCCTGCGATTCTTGCGCGGGTCATATGCAAGCTGACATTCGGTTAATTTGTATTCGCCGCTGACAAGCCGATTCAGGATAGCGCGTTCACTTTCGGTCTGATCTCGCAGAATAAACTTGATACCACCGCGATTCATGCCGAGTTCTTTTTGCAAACCAGATGAAAGCAGCGAAGCGGTGAACACGTAGTTGAAATCGTCCACAAAATCCAATTTGCAGAGTTTCGCGGGAATAGGTATCGGCTGATCTTTGCCGTATGTACGCAGCGACTTTTCGCCAGATACAATTTGCTTCTTGTCGTTTTTGTACTCACCCCAAATCTTACGTGTTAGGGAAGCCACAATTCCTTTATTGATATTGACATAGCCGCTTGCAAGTGAGTCATATATGAACCCATCAAAGGTTTTGTACTTTGAAAAATCCAGCGGAGTTACAGATGGGAAATGCTCTGCCATTACTTCGGCCTTGCAGCGTTCGATGAACTTGTAATAATCGAACTGCGCCTGGTCGTAATCGTAACCCATTCGCATGGTACGGTTCTTGAGACTTCTGACATCATACTGCAATCCACGAATTACCGAGGTCAAACTGTCCTTACCGTAGAAATCTATATTACAAGGCTGCGACCTGTCGAGGTCTGCATAAATCTTGATAACTTTATTGAACTTCATTTATTATCCTTTCGCGTACTGCTGGTTCAGTTGGTCGGCGAGTTAAAAGCCGACATTACCTACAACTCACACCTACGTGCAAGTTGATGCCAGAATGAGAGACGTTAATACACTTACAGATCGTGCCTACAACTCACACTTGCGCGTAAGTTGATGCAATACTTTATCAGATCGTTCCTACAACTCACACTTGCGTGTAAGTTGATGCCGCAAACACGCACAATTCTGATATTCAACTTTGCACAAATGTGATTTACCGAGTGTATTATACTTAACATTATGTATCACTTTCTCGGCTTATGGGCGGTAGGTCGCCCAATGTCAGCGCAATTAAATCGCCAACATTCCTGAAATGCTGCGCGAACCTCCCAAGAATCTATGTTTGGTTCAGATTCGCGCAGAGTCCTATTATGACTCCCCTTCGTCGGAGAATCCGTTCACGTACTTTCCTTTATCTCTGACCTTCACCAATTCCAGCGTTGCAATGAGCGCGTCCGCTTTGTCCGTGATGTGATCCATCATTTCCAGCAGACAGTCAACCTCATAGGCGGGATTGTCACAAGTTGATATGTAGTCCACGAACATTCGCCTTGCCACTCTTTCCACGATGCTCGGTGGATAAGATGACCTCGGTGACAGCGTTTGTTCACACATGAAGTCGATCAGAGCTTCTTCCCTGGGTTTATCACGGCGCTTCATCGCGTAGATGAAATCTCTCGTCATGTTCTCCATTCAATCACCAGCCCAGCTAAACGAAAATGGAATACCAGCGCGACCAGGATAAACACAGAACCAGTTATCCATGCCATCCACGATGTTGAAACAATGCGGACAGCGGCCATCCTTCGGGATTACAACCTTGCCTTTGTTGCCAAACATCATTTCGATATGACCGGTGGAGTACCTTGTGTTATTCTCGACCAGCGTCAATATGTAGGACTTCTCGGTTTCCTTCAACCTGACCTTGTAATCCAGGGTGGGATTGCCGCGCCAGTCGGTGTTGCAAACATACAGACCGTTCTTCATGTTCTCATTCCTTAATGACTGATTCTGCCTATGCAAACAAATCAGACAGCTCCCGTGGCTTGTACATTCGATGCTCCAAGCCCTTGATTGACTTGCTCACATTGTTCAGCGAAACATAGTCGATCTTGCTGCTCAAAACGTTGCCAGCGATCATGATTTCATCCTTGATTGACCGGCGCTTGAGCAGTTTCTTTTGCAGTAGCTTGTACACGACCCAGCCCTGATAGGCGTTGAGACATTCAAACTCTATGAAGTGATGAATGTCCGAGATTTCACGGTCAACCTTGCTCAGTTCATCATTGAGGATTTCCTGCCGGGACTGTACATATGTAGAAAACCGGATCATGTCCTCGATCTTGCGCTCAATCTGCTCCATGCCGCTTTCGTCCGCGACGTATTCAAGCAAGCTGCGATCAATCTTGTTGACCTTCTTCCTGGGCTTCTCCACGACAGGAACCATAGTCGGTGCTTCGACCTTGGTTTCAACGCTAGTCGGTTCATCAACCATAGCCGGTTGCTCGTCCTTGGCTTCCTCAATCTCGCTGACAACGACGGAATACTTCTTCTTGAGTTCCTTCGCCAGTGAGTTCTTCAGAATCTTGTTGGCCTTGGCGCGATCATTCCAGACGAACCCCGCTTTCTTCAACGGGACAGGGACGTACTTGCCGGTTCCACCATCGAACCTGATGTAGTTTCCGCGACCATCCGATAACATGTAGCCAATCAACTCTCTCGCCTCCCTTTCTCTTGACTACGGTTATATGATACCACAAGTCCAAACGTTTGTCAACACCTAACGACAGATTTTTATAAACTTGTTTTGGAGGCCAACTAAGTGGCCTCCGCATCGACAAATATCGACATTGCGCGTTTCAGCCTTGAGGTATCATACTTACTTCCAGCTTTTCGTGCTGCTTCATTGAGAATCTTGTCGCTCTGTCTGTCCTTCCTGCTTGTAATCCTTTGATCGGCTTCTTCCTTCCCAAGTTCTTTCACTATCCGATCATACAGCCCAAGGCAATAGACAATGTGATAGTTGAGATTGCAGCCACATGCCTTGTTGATCTGAGAGGTGATGAACCTATGGATGGAATTTGCAACATACACCTCGTCCATCGAATTAAACCTTGATTCAGTGTACTTCGTGGGAAAATGGAAGTAGCTGCCATTATACGCCACAAATTGGTTCACCTGGAAATTCTCGCCGGTAAGCGACTGTATACCATGCATCTCAATAAGCAGCTCATAGCACCTGTCCGTAAGCTGAATCATATGATCGATGGCATAGACGCTTTTAGACTCGTGGTTAATGTTCGCTTCCTTGAACGCGATTATCTCTTTCCCGTGCGCAAAACCAGAGTAGAACAGTAGAAGAATCAGTTCAAAGTATTTCGCGCGGTAAAACTCCAAGTTCTTATACAGACTGTCGATAACGCCAATCAGATAGGCCGTGTTCAGGTGTTCGCTGCCCTCGTTGATTTTCTCAAGAAGATCCTTGCCGCGAATCTTGTTCCACGGATTCACTATCGGCGCGTAATGCTCAGTGTAGTATTCAAACATGGCCCTGAATCGCCAAGTTAGCTGCTGGTACTTTCCCGAATAGCTGTTATCAACTATCTTCGGTGGTGGGAGCAGGACATTAATCAGCCCAATCAATTCATCCGCGTTCATCTCGGTAATCTGTTTACCTAGTTCCGCTTCGTATTGACTGATTTTCTCAATGTCCATTCTGGTTTTGTCGTACTTTGCCGTCCTTCCAGTCTGAGCAGCGAAATACTCATTAATTAGCTGTTCTGTCGTGCATAGTTGCATATTCAGCCCTCCCTATCTTCGCTCATTATACCATCACGGCTAAACTCTGTCAAGCGACGCTCACAGATTTTCCCGCGAACATGGAAACTATCGGGAACTGGATGCCGATTGCATCAAAGATCATGCTGAGAGTACAATCGTCCGTAATTTCTCCGAGCTTCACTGACATGTAATCCGCAGGAACCGTGGTGATCTGCTCAACGAGCATGGTGCTGGGTCTGCTCAGGCCGTAGTCATCATACCTGGACAGATACACATGGATAGGAAGCCTTTTCTTGCTCATCCTGGACGTAATCGGGATGATGTTGATCGTTGGACTATGTTCGTTGTTCAGGTTATTTGACGCGACGAACACAGGCCGATACCCGCTCTGGACGCTGCCGCTCCTTTCCAAGAGGTTGCACATCCAAATTTCACCAAATCTAGGCTTCAACTATAGCCACCCCTTTCGCTTGTTATGTAGCGTAATTCAGGCGGCATAGCATCGGGATCGACCTATGTTTTCATAGCCATCGGAACACACACCCTTTCAATTATCATTCCTGCCGCCGAGCGAATGATACGTCTTGTCTTGCTGACAAGTATATTGTATCATAACTATTACAAAATGTCAATGCTTAACGACAGATTTATTTCAAATTTATTACAGAAACCTACACGTCCTGAAACATTCTAACTCTTCCAGCGTTTACCCTCGTATAGTAGCGTTCTTTCATGAGCTTGATAACCTCGTCACCGTCAAGCCCAGTCAATTTGCAAAAATAATTCGACCTCATAAACCGTTCAAGATACCGCTGATGTTCTCTGCTCGTCATATCAGAAGGGTATTTTCGGGCTGTGTCAAGGCATTGTTCGTATTCTTCGCCTACTACCCGGACGAACTCGCACAACACATTGATACAGCCCTCATCGTTAAGGTCGTTTATCGTCAACCTTTTATATCTCATTGTCACTCCTTGATCGCGTCCGATACCGCCTGACGGATAGCGTCATAAGCGGCCAGATGCTCATTAACGTCGGTGATTGCGGCGTTTTCCATGCCCATTTTGTAGGCCATGCGCAGGATCTCGTCAAGCCGCTTGCTGTCAATGGAGATCGTGGGAGTCTTGGAATCGAACTCAGGCGTTTCGCTGCCGACAACATACTTGGCCATCATGCTGCCAAACTCGTCGTAGCATCCGCGAACCTTTTCATGGGTGAGGTCGGTGTAGTTCTCGGTTACGCGCGTGTTGGAGTGATTGTACACGACAGACAGCGTTTCCAACATGCGGGGATCTTTCGGGTTGTTCTTCATCAGCCACGCACCAAAGGTCTTGCGGAGGCTGTGCGTTCCTACATTATAAGGAATCCCTAAATCCTTGCCAGCCCTCTTGATGGCATTGTCGAAAGCCGCATAGGAGAGAACGCGACCCGCATAGTTGCCGGTAAGCTGCAAGCAGATCGGGTTTTCGTAGTTGTTAGCGGCGGGATTACAACCGGACTTCTCCACGTAAAAGTCAATAGCGAACTTCACCATCTCATTGATGTCGGGTTCAGAATACTTGCTGGTTTTCTTCTCCCTGAACGACAGAACCTTGTCACGCAGTTTGCCGGTTTCAGGATTGAAGAAGTGCTTCCAGGTCAATGCTCGGATGTCGCTGTTACGACGCGCCAGATTGGACGAGATCATGAACAGGAAAGCGTACAGCCACTCTTCACGGTCAATGAAGTAATCCAGCATCAGCTTGGCGTCCTCCATTTCGAGGTAGCGGACTTCGGCCTTGACGCCAGCCTTTTTGTTGTTGCGGGTCTGCTTGGGCTGTCCATCAGCGCGGAGCTTAACCGGCTTGAACTCGACCACATTATCATTGTTGTAAGCACCCCAGTTAATCGCCATCTCCATTGTATTGACCTCCTTGCCTTTGATGACTAGATTATAACTCCAGTCTCAGGCTTTGTCAATACATAATGACAGATTTTCTCCAGAAAATTTTTGACCCCTCGTCGTGAGACAAGGGGTCGCACGATCAATGCTGCCAGGTCTTAACGACATGCCGCAGGTTGCTTGCCAGCTTGCCTTCATCGTCACATTCAGCGGTGAACAGCATCAGGGTTTCGCCTGTCGGAAGGGTTGCCGCCATCTCTTCGGCCTCGGTCTTAGCCTGTTCGTCGTTCTTGTACATGATAATCTTGCTGCTGCCCTTGGAAGTTACTTCGATACCGTACTTACGCATATTCTCTACCTCTTTCTGTCGTTGATTAATCTATTTCAACATGCTATGCATGGAAATTCTATAACATGCTCACGCCCAGGACTTCAAACACGGTCGGGCTTTTACCTTCAAGAAATTCATCGGTCGGGTACTGGGTTTCAGATTCTATCCAAGTGATACCATCGTCTATGTAATAATTCTTTTCATCGTCCAGAGAGTCACCAATAACTTTCTTAGCCTGATCGTATGACAGCGCCGCCCTGTCCACTCCCGTCCAGCCTTGTGAACACTGGTCGATGTGGTGAACCCACCTGTCACGATCATCTGGATTGTCGAAAATCGCAACAGCGCACGGGCAGTAAATATAGGTCGCGTAATACATGCTGACACCTCCTAGCCTGGTCGTTATAGGGAAGCAATCGAACATCTGTTCTTGCTGTGTGAAACAATTATACACCCACAAGATCAAAAAGTAAATCGAACGCTGAATTAAATTAACCGTGGACGGGTATGCTAACCGATTATGGGCATAAAAATGTCCTCCCTGTGTATAATAAATTCTGCTTGACAGGGAGGATGAAATGTAGTAGAATAGGAACTACAGACTAAAACTCACCTGTCTGTGGATTTGCCCTAATGCGTTTCTGCCGCCAAGCTATCTACGCGCTAGGGCTTTCTTTCGTGGACAATATTATAGCACTTATTCTTTATCATTGCAAGCAAATCGCTAATTTCGATTTCAATAACTTTGTATGAACATCATTTCCAATAGGTTTACGAGTTCTAACATTTTTGAAATATACTGAACTTTTAACATTAATCCACTTTGAACGGCGTGTTCTCCCTACAATACTTCTCGATGATCTCAATCATCTCATCTTCTTCCGGGAAGAACGGGTCTTTGCCCTGACTTGCGATCTCTGAGAACACGTTGTAGATCAACTGGCCAAACCGCATATCAGGCACATAGCGCCACGCAGCCGCCAGCCGCTCACAAAACTTACCAATCCTTTGAATATCTCTCATGCTTTGTCCTTTCCCCATAGATATGTACAGCTTACCTTGTATAGCGGCGATTCACCGTGTTCAGCGACGTAATCCGTGATCTTCTGCTTGAACGCTTCGATACCGCCAGCCCTTTCGATGTCGCTGCGCATATTTTCTATAGCTTCTTTTCTAGTCTCACCATAACTCACCGACAAGCCGGTGTGCAGTTCAGTGATGACGTATATCTTGACTTCTTTATACAGCCTGTCCTTCCCCATCTGCTTGTAGTGATAGCCGATGCCCAGGTCAAGGCCATAATCATTCTTTAGTGTCTGCCCTTCCTGCTTCCTGAAATCCGCTGTATCATTGCCAGACAATCCAACGCGGATATAAAATTCCTTCTTAGCCATTCAACCATCCCCAATCTGCCCTCGGAGCCTTGTATTTCGGCCTGTCCTTCACCATCTCGAAATGCTGGATCGCCGCTTCCTTGCTGCTTGACCACCATTCCAGCTTATCCACGCGCTTCAGATCGTAATTGCCCTTCTCCCAGACCTCATAGCGCTTTTCACCATGAGGCCCAAATCCTTCACACAGATACCGCAGCTCATTCTCACGAATATATTCCATGCTACACCTCGTCAACAACAATGAATCCTTCGGGACATTCAGCCCAATCATTCCACGATTCACCCTTTTTGAGCGTTCCATTCTGGTTCAGTTTAGGAGAATACCGCACCATCGAACAGACGAATTTACCATTGCCAAGGTAGAAGTCAGCGTTAATCCGATTCTTCCTGGGAAACGCGATTTCTCTAACCTCGCGGCCATGATAATGTGCATGAACACCCAGATGTACCAGTTCATTGAGCCATGTTTCATAGTCCCTGGTTTTCCATGCAGAATTTTTATGAAACGGACATTCTCTATTGTGTTCGCAGACCCTTTGATGCTCCATCCATGAATCGAAATCCTGATAGATTGGCTTATCCTGCGGCCACTTCGGCTCAAAGTGTTTGCAGAAGTGTGCGCCATTCGGGTGGTATTCTTCCGTTACACGCATTTCAAATCCGCATTTGTCGCAGACACCATAGCTTTTCAGTCCATCGGTTTTCTTCTGGACGTGGGCGCATCTGGCACAGTTCGGTTCATAGCCCTGATCCGCGCGGTGGTAACAGTCGCAGCCATGACACAGAAAATCAAACCAGCGTTCACCGAATTTCTGTTCGCAGAGTTCGCGGCCATCCTTACTATACGTGAACACGTCAAAGATATTGAACACGTCGTAAATATCCTTGTAACCGCCCTTCATCCTGCCATAGAGTTCAGGGTCGAAAACAGAACGCTTGACGGTAACATTATCGCCGTCGATCTCGGTAACAATGCCGCAATCAATGAACGTGTTGAAGCCGTTGACACTCCGTTCAGGAATATAGCACAAGCCGCCAACCTGAATGTTGTGGTAGATTTTCTGCATCTCAGTCACGCTTTTACCTCCAAGTCAAACCAACCGTTCAGGCACTCGCCAGGCGTATCACAGGTCATAGAATACGATTCATAACCATAATATCCATAGCAGCGGAAAATCTGATACTTGCCATCCGAGTTTTTAGCGATTACAAAATCCTCGTCATCGCAGGTGAACTCAAAGACGATTTCTCCGATGTCGTTGCGCCAGCTCATTTGAAAAAGTCCTTATACTTCACATAGGCGTTCTTATTCTCGTCGCGCCTGTTCTTACGTTCCTGCATCACCCCGCCAAGGTCACGGCCAAGCTGACCCAGCTTCCGTCTGACTTGCATGTATTCGTCGCATTTCTTCTTATAATCAGCCCATTCAGGACAGGTAGAACGGCAATACAGGACGCGCTTCGGACAGTGCTTTCCGCACGGTGGCATTGGTTTACTCATGTCGTTACCTCCCGACTGATTTTCCTATGGCAACAAAATCCAACCCATATCGATCATCTTCTGAATGCAGACGCTCAGATCACGGTATTTCGCCGTGGATTCATTCGTTGAGCACCTGCCCTGATACATTTCACCATCAAATTCGATAGTGCCGACACCGAAACCGTGCTTTTTCGTGAACTTCTTAATCGTCATTCTAATGCCCTCCTTATGCCGCATATCGCGCTTTTGCTTTGCACATCATCCAGGCAAGCGTCTGGTTTTCCCAAGCCTCAATCAGTCCTGCAAGCCCTTTAAATTCCATGTCGCCCAGGTCATAGCGGTCGGTGATGTCCTCTTCTTCATTGGTTTCAGGGTTGAAATACGATACCATGATCTTGGTCTTGTCGTAGCCCTTCGGGACTTCGATTTTAGTATCATAGTGCGCCAGAATGATGTCAGCAGCCATGAGCGAGGTCTTGAGTTCGCCGTCATTCCAAGCATAGAACGCGGGATTTTCAGACCACAGGAAGGTCACAACGGGTTCACCGTCAATGATCGGGTATTTCTCAATCGTTTCTTCGATGAACTTTTTGCCATCCGCGATCCTCTGGTTCATCTCAGCTTCAGCGGCAGCACGTTCTTCCGCTTCCTTCGCTTCGCGTTCCTGCTTCTTCTGGATGCGCAGAGCGTCAATCGCTTTGTAATCGTCCTCGGTAGGCTGACCCGGATTGACCATGCCGTCGAAGCGTTCAATGCTGGACTTGTAGGAATCAATCTGCTGCTCATAGTAGCGGTTGCCAGTCTGAGCCAGACGCTTTTCGCAGTAGGCCATGTTCTGCTTAGCACTCTTTGCAGCCGCAGCACAGGCGTAATAGTAAGCTACCTTATAGAGAGGATGTTCAGGAGTAATCGTAGCGTGGTCATACTCAAAGTAATCGGTCATACTGTCCGAATAGTTCTCAACGTCGAAGTAACGGCCAGGCAACTTAGAATTGTACTTGCTTGCATACATACGAACGTTGTCGCCGTCGATGCCGTAGGTGCAGGAGATCAGCCGACCACCATCTACCTTGATGCCGTTCCAGTAGAACTTAATGCCGGTTTCGACCTTCTTCTCAGGAGCGGCGCACTGGTTATCAGCAGCGACACGCTCAAAGGTTTCAGCCAGTTCAACGAGGTTGCTATACTCGGATTCAGCCCAACCGCGCCGCATCCTATCATCTGCCAGTTCACGATACTTGGCAGCTTCTTCAGCGAACCAGCGGGAAACATCAAAGGAAGGAATATCGCTCACAACCTGGATGGTGGCGTTGGCCTTGTTGTGCTGATTGGCGGCGACGTTCTTCCAGTGATCGCTACAGTAGGACTTGAGCGGCCAGAAGCAAACCTTTTCGGTAACGCTGATTTTGCCGTTCTTATTGATCTTGCGGAGGGTGAGATCAGAATCAGAACGAGTGACGAACCAGTAACCGGAGTCGGTCTTGAAATAGGAGTTGTCGATCTTGACGATGCTACCCAGCTTGATGTCGATACCGTTCATGTCCTTCATGGTGGTTAATCCCCTTTCGTTTGCTTGTGTACCAAGTATAACTCCAGATCATCCAAATGTCAATAGCTAACGACAAATTTTTTCTAACTAAATATTTGAGTTGATCTCGTTCCGAATACGGAGGATGCTGGTGTACAGCTTGTCACGGTTCAGCCGCTTACCTTCCTTGATGCTTTCCAGGATCGCGTCCAGTTCATCAACAGTGCTATTGAGCATCTGGTAGTAACCATCAGAGATACGTTCATAGTCATCATTGTTTACCTTTTCTTCCCTGAGTGCCAGCTCTTGAAAGAGCTGGGCGGCCTCAAGGCCGCACTTATTTTCAAGAATATCAGAGAACCGATACTTGATTTCATCAGTAGTGCTACCATATACAGCTTCACTGGAACCGTCAGGAAAGTAAATCATACGATTCATTCTTCAGTACCTCTCTTTTTTCTATGGCTGTATTATACACCCTGATTTGTTAAATGTCAAGTATTAACGACTGATTTTGACGCCTTGAAATATTAACTCTTTGTTAAACCTGGTCTTTCAAATCTCCAGCGTCCTCCCTGTTCCTTCACCAGCATTTCAGAGTACCGCTTCAGCTTCTTATTATAGGCTCTGTACTCGCCGTTGTCCTTAGTGATGACGTAGTTCTCGGACAGATACCAACGATTAATCATCTGCTCCAATTGTTCCTTGCTTCCCGCGCTGCAAATCAGATTCTTTCCCATCCTGATCTCCTTTAATAGTTTCTCACACTGTAGGTCTTGCCGTTGTGAATCACGGTCAGATGCCGCCCCTTGCCTACCAACTGTATCTTAGCGTTCGGATCTTTGTGGCTCAAGTTCAGATAGTATATCAGCTTTTCCATGGCCTCATATGGCGTTTTTGCATCGAAGTATAGGGTTCTTTTCGTGTCTAAGCAGAATACACCGATCATGCGGATTCCCTCCAATCCACTTCGTAATCATGCCCTACGTCGGGGAGAATATCGGGAAATCTGCCGACCTTCCCTTCAATGTAAGCGTAATACTTCCGTTGATGAGCATTCCAGTTCAGATCGCTATATCGCGGGAGTGGAATACCAGCCTTGCTCCAAATCTCATGACGCAGTGCCGCATAGGGTATGTACTCTTTGATCTTATCGTTGAACCTCGGCTCATGGAAGATGCCGTTTTCATCCATGCCGCCAATCAACACATTGGCGTAATACAAGCCCTGGTCTTTGACGATTTCTACAAAGTATTTCATTTGTTCCTCACCTTCATGATAAGTTCGCTTAGAGAGTTCGCAGCGCTATCGAAGCTACTTTTTCTCTTGGATGAAGTCTGATAGTGCCAGGTAAAAGCATGGTCGTTGATCTCGACTCTTTTCAGGTTCTCGCGAATCCAGCCCTTGGTTCTGCCTTTTGGCTCGACACCGTATTTCTGCATCAGGTACTCAATCATCGTGTAGCTTTGACGTTCCCATGTATACTTTCCATAGATGATGATGGGGTTGTTGCTAAGTTCACCTCCGTTGATAATCGTTTGTTCCGCTGCTTCGATCTCCTTCATGGTTTCAGCATTTCGCCGTGCCGCTTCTTCTGCGTCCTGCCGGTTGCGCTCGTCGTGCTTCCGCTTGAGATTTTCTTCAAATGCAGCTTTTGCCGCTACTGCATCATTGGCCAGCTTCTTGTCGATGTTCTCCAGCAGCAGGATCTCCGTCAGGCGAATGTGGCTTTCATCCTTGATCTTCTGCTTCATGGATTCCACAAATGCGTCAAGGCTTGCCATATCCTTGATTACATCCCACTGTTCCATACCATTGATCTCACAGCGTCCGCTAAAGGTGTTCAGCCAAAGCGCAGGAAGCCCAGGAAACTTAGCGAACACATCAAAAAGTTCGTTTCTGTAGTTGTCATAGACAGGTTCACCGACGTAAATACAGCCGTTTACGCATGATAAAAGACGGTTTTTATACAGCGCTTTCGTCTGGTCGCGGTTGTACATAATCACGCGCTGCTTGGTATAATTCTTGGTGCATTCGCTGAGTTTCAACGTAATTCCCTCCTTTATCCTTTGTTGTGTCCGTTCGCGTATTCCTGAAACGACTGAGATTGAACAGGCTCACGATCATCCCAAATGAACGTGTAGCTATCAATGTGATACTTTTCACGTTCGTTTGGTCTGTCCCATTCAATGGTTGTTATCTCACCATTCGTCCGGCCACCAACGCCAAAGGCAAGGTCTGCCATAGGCTTGTAACCATCCTTCAGGTAAATGCGTATGCCGTATACGTGTCTGCGGTTTTCCGTCATGGTTTCACCCCTCTACTGTATCAAAATATCCTTCGCGCTTAATGACCCTGTTGTATGCCGCCAGCAGCGTTTCCTTGGCCTTGATGATTTCGTCGATTTCAGAGCCTAGCATTTCAGTGTAGCAGCACATCCATTCTGCGTCACCGATCTGAGCGTCCAGGTGGTTGAGTCTGCCCATCTTTTCGCTCCACAGCTTTGAGTCTTTCTCCATGAGTATGACTTCGTACATTGCGTTCCTCCTATGAACTATCGTTCGATATATGCTGCATAGCCCACTCCATGCGCTTCCGTTTTGATGCCACATTTGCTCAGCACGGGCAGAAGCTCAGATTCAATGAATGTTGCCATACCAGATGTACACAACCCATTGTATATGTCAATCAGCACATCCGCCATATATTGTGGCATCTTCTTGGCTGGCGGTTTGCCATCCCAAATCCAGGTTTCGATGATGTCTTTGAGCTTGTTCATGCTTCCACCTCGCTTTCAATGTGCTTTAGTTCATCCAGCCATTTGCTATCTGGATCGTCGTTATGCCATGCTACTATACATCTTTCGGGTGAAGCGCCAGACTTTACGGCAAACAGCCAGTTAGGATGATGCTTGATGGCCAGAAGGTAGGCTTTATCCATCACGTCGTTGGCAGCGCGTTCCAGGATTTTCTGTTCTTTCGACGTGTAAAACTCGCTCCCATAGATCATTCCAGGAGTAATGTCGTGCCATCCAGCCTTGTATAAACTCACAGCCGTATTGTAATACGTGACGTATTTGCTCACTCAAGCCACCTCCATTAATCCCAATTTTCGTTTACGCCATACGTTATAACGCCAGATGTAACACCAAACACCTTAACGTCATTATGCGGCCTGTTATATTGCGCGACGTAATCAACCATTGCCCTATACGCAGCTTGCTTATCCAGGAACACTCCGAGAAAACAGAACTCGTAGCACGGAGCCTTTTCCCAATAGTGTGGAGGTACTTTATATCGCGTACAGAGCACGTATACCTCTGGATTCTTCGCCACTCAGGCCACCTCCCTGAATCCGATCAAGGCTTTAATGCGCTTGATGATTTCCTCGTCTGAGCCGCCATTGTGCAACCTTCTAGCCACCATGAAGGGCTTGGCCTTGGTCAGCAGATGCAGGAACTCCACACACGCCCGACCGGTATTGATGTACCAGTACAGCGTGGACATGTCGCGCTGTGCCGCATCCACACCGTAGCGGTTCATGAGAGCCTTTTCAACCTCCCAAAGGAAGTTGTCGATCTTGGACTTGCTAATCATGGTTCAGACCTCCTTAGAACTCGATTATGGTGACGTAAGCCGGTTGATGGTCGCCGTACACGCTGCACTTGACGCACAGGTTTCCAACTCTGGCAAGGTAGCGCATCCCTCTGGCGTTCTGGTATTCCTTCTGCGTTTCGCAGTACCGCATGAAGATTTCAGCTTGCTTGCGGGAAATCCGCTTGCTCTCGCACAGCCCGAAGGATTCCACAAAGCACTTGAACCAGTCGTTGCGGCAGGACTTGTAGCCCAACCAGTAGTGACGGCGGCTGCACTGAGAAATCCGATCATCATACTTGGCGTCGATGGCGTCCATGCGGGAATACCATTCTTCATCCTCCATCGGATTGGCGATGTCCTCGGCTTCCAGCCTGTCTTGCTCCGCGCGTTTCTCAGCCCTCAACTGCTCCAGGAGCTTCCACTGTTCACGACGCTGATCTATGATGCTCTTCATTTTCAAATCCTCCTTTGCTTGCTGACAGTTATAGTGTACCATAGATCATGCGCAATGTCAATAGCTAACGACTGATTTTCTCAAAAATATTTTTCTAGGCCAGCTCAGCGTAGAAATAGTTCTCTACCGCCAGTTCAAAGGCCATGCACTCGTCAAGAGATACCGCGACCCGACCTTCAAAGAATTTCCAGAAGGAGTCCTCGTATTCCCTACTCTTCATGTTGGTTTTAAATTCCTGCATCACGTAAGGCTTGGTGTATGTATCGCCCTTGGCATCCAGCCAGCGGATAAAGGATAGCTCAGCGGTGAAGCCTTTCCTAAATTCGTTCATGTCAAACATGGTGTACCTCCTTGTGAGTTCCTACCTATTTATATGGGGCAGATTAGGCTCTGCCCCTCCGCCATTCAGGTTAGCTTGCGATTGGAGTTTCCTCGACCTCGCCGTTGTAGTGTGCCAAGATTTCTCCGGTTTTGATCTTCTTTTTCTCGCAGAAAGCCACCGCACACTTGATTACTCGCGGCCATTCTTCGGGCTTGATGAGTTCAACCATCGTGTTCGCGCTGCTGTTCATGGCGCGTCTTGCCTTGACGCAAATGTGCTGCTGGTACAAAAGCTCCTTGTAGAAGCTGTTCCATGCAAGCTGCATGTTGCCCTTGAAAACTCCTGCACCATAGGCGCGGATGAGGGCGCTCAGGACAAGCCGGTCATCCCATTTCATGATCTTCTCCGTCAAGGCGGCATTGGTGCATTTAAGCTGCTTGACCTGCTTCGTAGCATCCGCATAGGCTTTGAGCATACCCATTGCATACTCCGGGTCTTTCAGCGACAACTCCAGAAGCGTCTTGTCCATGTACATGCCGTGCTTACGGATGGACGGAATCACGTCCTTGTAAATCCAGTCCTGAAAGGCCAGCGCGTTCGGGAGGCGGGAGTTCATGACCAGGTTGTAAATGCCCTGTTCGTTGATGAGTGTGATGTGCTGCTCCCCGCCATTGGAAGTCATGACGTAATCGCGCTTGTAGTTCGGGCTGACCTTGCGACGGACAGCGGCGACAACCTGTTTGAATCCGAGACTTGCGGCCACGTCACGGCCAACAAACCACGGTTCGCCGTCAATGGTCATGGTGCGGATGTTGCCAAAGGTGCTATTGTTGAAAATCTCGATACTGTTCTGCATTATGTAACCCTCCTAATAAATGTCGAGTGTGTCCAATCCGTTGGCCTCAATCTCGTCGTACATGGTGTTCAGTCGCGCTCTGAGTTGTCGGGTTTCAGGTCGTTCTTCCAGCATGTCCTCTTGAATGATCGTGAAGTATTGGGCTTCCAGTTCGTGAAGTTCCTGCATAAATTCTTCGGGCATCGCGTTTACCTCCGTTTGATCTTGGTGTGCACCCTTGTTAGCTGGTATCTGAAATCATAATCACTCCCCTAGCCCGTATAGCCGTTAGCCCAGCTTGTCGATCATGCCATCTTGTATTGTTCGATGCTGTACATCTGCATCATGCTGCCCTGTCCGTCGAACACCCAACGAGTGTCAACCTCGCCGCTCTGCGAAATGTAGAAGTGAACCTTCGTGAACCTGCGAAAACCTTCCAGCAGCATGTCCACGCTGTAATGGGTTTCGTCGGTTTCCATCGTGCCGCCAGGGAAAGCGCTGAGATTGCAATACACGATCTCATCAGAGTAGCCGTACTTCCAGCCATCAACAGCGTCGCGGAACATCCTGAGCAAGTCGCCATCGGTGTAGATTTCCTTGAACTCCTTGACCTGTTCTCTGGTGCGCTGCATCTTATCGACGGTGGTCATCTTCTTATCAATCGTGATCTTCATTGTGGTGTTCCTCCTTCCGTTCACGCTTTGCTTACGTTGTAGCCGCCGCAAGTACCCTTTTCGATTCTCGCGTCAAGCCGGTTCGTCCACTTCTCCACATCGTCCCAGGTGTTCAGGGTCAGGCGAATGATCTTGCCGTTGCGGTTGGTGTATACGAGGTTAAACATTTTCGTGTTCCTCCTTGATTTGATGTCTCAATTATACATCACTTGTAATGCATTGTCCATTGACCCTTTTCACAAAAATGCATCACTTGTAATGTATGTTATGTACATTACTTGTAATGTATCATCCCTTGACGGTACATTACATGTATGGTATAATCCATTTGTGGAGGTGATCTTGTGGCTCCGATAACAGAAGCGAAGCGCAAAGCGGATTTGAAATACAGGGCTGCGAAGCGGAAACAAGTTGTCCTCGACTACTCAATAGAAGATTTTGAAAAGATCAAGGCGTACTGTCAGGACAAGGATATTAAGGTAGCTACTTGGTGCAAATTGGCCATTGAAAAGGCTATGAATGAAGGTCTGTAGAGGTGATGTTGATGGGATTGAAATATAAGTTCGATATTCTGGAAACGCTAAAAGACCGTGGCTATACAACGTATAAACTACGGACTGAAAAAATCCTGAGTGAATCAACCATCCAGAAGCTCCGTAACAATCAGATGATCGCCACAAGCAACATTGAGATTATCTGCGGTCTGCTACACTGTCAACCAGGCGATTTGATATGCTATGTTGAAATGGAGGATTGACTATGTATTGTTCCCATTGTGGCCAGAAGCTCAACGACGATGCAAAGTATTGCTTTGCTTGCGGTTCTCGTGTCGTTTACGATACGGATTCTCGTACCGCTTCTAACGATACAGGTTATCGTGCTACCGGCGCGGTTTCTCGCGCTGCCTCTAATGGTGCGGTTTCTCATGCTCCGACCAGCAGGAGTTATTACGAACCTGAACCACGGTATTTAGATGGCCATAATCCCTATCTAATCGCCCTTGTGTGCTTCCTGCTAGGCGGCATAGGCGTTCACAACTTCGTCATGGGCGAAGCTAAGAAGGGCATCCTGCGGCTTTTGACGTGCTGGATCGGCATTGGAATAATCCTCGCGCTCATTGACTTCATTAAGATTCTTTCAGGAAGCTATCGGATCAATCCGCACAAGTTCATATAATCAAAGGGGAGTCTTATTAGGACTCCCCCTTCCTTTTATTGCGACAGCCGCATGAACTTCTCTTGTTGGCCGTCAATCGCCTGGATGATACCATGCAAAAATTCCCACAATCACATCGACACTTCCAGACCACAGACGATCCTTCCCTTTGGTTGGTCGCTTCGACAACGGTCAGCCGGTCAAATCTTCTGCCGGTCAGGTCGATCATAACAGGCATTGTTTGCACCTCATATCACTATGCATTGAATCTTGCCGCCAACGGTGTGCTGTACATCTTCCTTGCCGATCTTCCGTATGAGATTGGTTAAGCGATTCTTCATTTCATCCGTGGACTTTGAAGCGTTGATTTCACGTTCCAGCAGCTTATTGAAATACTCCATCCTATCAGCCAATGACGGCGGCAAGGCCAGCACATAGGCTTTATCGTATTCCTCCGGTGGACGATACACTTCACGATCAAAGCCATGTTTCTCCGCGTTGAACTTCAGGACAACGATAATATACTTTCCGTCGCTCTCTTGACCACATAAAATGTAGTTGCGCGGATAGTCATAGATATGTAGTATATTGTCCATAGCATACTTTTCCAGAATATCCAGAGCGTTATATATGTTCATGTTGTTGTAACCAACAAACGGTGCTGTCATAACTTCATCCTTCCACAGCTTGCCGATTACACCAAACAAAACATTGCCGATCTTGAAAATCTTCTTGGCATCGTCGCTGTAAACTTCCCAGCCAGCGTTATCGGAATTGACAACCATCCTGGAATCAGCAGCCATGAGGCAGAAATTCCCGCTACATACGGCTATGATCGTGCTCATTTCTTTCACCGTCCCAGGTAACATTATACGCATTTTATCCCCTCATTTCAAGTAGTGCAACCATAAAATACCAGATGATTCAGCCCCATTTTCAGCTTTTGCTTGTGCTTGTTCCGCGCGTCAAGAAGCGGTTCCACCTGCTCTTTGTAGTATTTTCTGCGGTGTTCGATGTCCATATCCTCCATGCATTTCAGCAGCTTGGAGATATTTTCTTCGATCTTCTGCGCCTTGGCATCATTCTGCCAGCGTCCGATAAACTCCACGTCATCAGAGGAAAACTCGAAGCAGTTGGTTTCAGCGGTTGCACGGCTGATATTTTCGTTCGTCCATGCGTTGCCATGCTTCGCCAGTTCATCGATCAGGGCAGCAGTTTTGTCGTAGCGGTACATGTACTCGGTGATGTTCTCCACATTCGCGCCCTTCAAAAATTCTTCGTGTCTCATCCTTCGCCCTCCGTCAGTTCGTCCCAGTTGCTTTCGATGCTCAGCAGCAGCCGGTATAAGTCCTCGCCGCTGCAACAATCGCGTTCGTAGTCTGCCAGCCGATTGGAGATCAGGGAATGAAAGGATTTTCTGAGTGCTTTAACGTCCATATGTACCTCCAAATTTTCCTTATATTGTTATACGGTGTATTATGTATAATTATACATTTACGAGAAATGATACCTTTCCCCACGCTGTTTAAGAGCTTCCTTGACATACTTTCTATGATCGATTACTTCCATGATGCTTTCAAATACCACAGCCACAAGCCCCATAGGGATAAACAACGCGAGAATACATACCATAATATTACCTCCTATAATGTCGAAAACATTCCTTCGATATACGCTGCATCGCGTTTAAATTCGTACTTCGGTTCAGGCGAGAAGAACCATTCGTACCTGTTGTAGATGTACGTCGTGAATCTGAATCGGTTACACAGGTTATGTCGCTGCATGAACTTGTCACTAACGCTGTATATTCGGCGTAACCTTCCGATGTAAGAACCGCCGAAGTGGTGGATGTTCAGGTTCAGAAATTCGATACACCGAGCGCGGGATTTTCCGTTCGTACTGTCCAAAAAATTGGACACCAAAGTCGGGATGTTGTCGCGCGTGGTCATTACAGCAGACGTTCCGTCCTCGTAGTGAATCTTGATTTTCCGATCAAACATGGCGTTTTACCTCCTAAATTCCTGCTTTATATTTTCCTTGGCAATCAGGCCGCTTTGCGCGGCTTGCGGTGGCTCATGCGTTCGCTGTACCAGGTGGAAACGATGGCATAACCTCCGACAACCTTGATGATCTTCTCGTCGCTGTGCTTTTCCAGATTCGCCAGATGCTTCGTCGGATAGATGTTGTGATTCATTATAGTTACCTCCTATATGTTGTAATGTAATTACTGTGTAACTCATTTATAACTGAATTGAGATGGTCGCGTAACTGTAAATGCCCTTGTGATTCTTCTTCCACGCTTGCCAGTCAGCCGCCAGATTTTCCTTGGCTTCATCCAGCGTGTTATATTTTCCGATAATGCTGAATCGTCGATAGCTTAGATCAGGAGAAACAATGTTGACGTAGTTCATACCATCATGCAAGCCGTCAAAATTTCCTTCGATGTATTGCATGGTTACACCGCCTTATACATAGCAATGATTTGCTGTATGTGCTTGGGAGTTACGCTGTATTTTTCCGCTATGGCGTATTGTGGAATGTGCTGATTACAATACATGTTGACGATTTGCGCGTGGTCTTTGCGGGTTAAGGGCTTGCGGGACATGCCGTAATTTTTCCTGATTGCTGATATTGTTCCAGGTGTTAGATCAAACGCAGCAGCTATCTCAGCGTTGGTGTGTCCGCACTTGACCATGTAGAGGATTTTCAGGTTGCGCTTTTCCTTGTCTGTCATGTTGCCCTCCCATCAATAGCCGTAATGGACAACCCACAGCGAGTCGTTACCTCTCTGCGTGGCTTCTTCCCATTGCGATTCGTCGAAGCCCTTGAGCAAGCCCAGCAGCGGAGCCAGTCGGCGGTAGGTTCCCCACTCTTCGCTGTCCGTCAGTTTTTCCAGATACGCGATCACGTCAGGCAGCTTGAGCATGGTGCAGTGGTTGCCATAGCAATCTTCCTTGGTTTCCACGCAAGCATCGCCCTGGTTGACGAAAAGCGGAAAGTCGATTTCCTTGGCATCAGCGAACAGGTCAAAGAAGCTGTGCGGCATCCGGGAGCAGTTGTATTCAGCGATCATGTTGCCGATAACGAGATTTTCCGTGCCCTCTTTGCGGGAATAGAGTTCAGTGCGATGGACGATGAAAAGACGATGTTCGTACATGGTGTTTACCTCCTTCAAATTTTCCTAGGCTTTAGCCTAGGGTTTTCTAATGATTCATCGTTGGGATTTTCCTAGCGTTCAGATGTTCAGTGCGTTAATGAATTGTTCGTCGGTCATCCTGCCAATGGTTCTCGGTTCAGCCTTGTGCGTTCCATCGTGGCGCTTGCGGTAAGCGTTCTTAGCATCTTCCAGGGTCTTGTAAATATTCCAGTCGCCCAGCCCGAAGTCGTTCAGCAGCACCCAGCCGCCATAGTTCGGACAGATTTGATGGTCGCGGAAGAAATAGCATTTTCCGATTTTCCTCATGGCAGTAACCTCCTTGCTTGAATTTTCCAACGATTTATCGTTGGGTTTTTCCTTATTTCCACTTAGGGAATTGACAGGCCATCTAAGCGGGTCAGATGGCTAGTCAACTCTCTATGCGCTTAATCTTCCTCGTAGTCAACGGAGTACCAGATGCAAGGTGAATCGGTTTCACGTTCCAGCAGCCAGCACTCGATCTCGTACTGTTCGTCACATTCCTTGGCGTAGTTTCCGTTCGCATTGTAAGAGAAAGTTTCCTCGAACTCAGAACCATCAGCGTATTTAGCTCTTGCAACCCACATGTTATTATCCTCCTTGTTTGTATTTTCCAGATCAGCCAGGCGCGATTAAGCGCCCAGCTTTTCCAGGATGGTGTTATAAGCGCGTTCCGAAGATTCGATGCTGGAATATCCGCGCGTGTTGGTCAGGCGCTCGTAATCCTCGAACAGGCTCATGACGCTGTACAAGCCGCCCCAATCCAGCTTGCTTGCCACGTCCTTGACGCTCTGGGCATCAGTTGCGGAGATCAGGTCGTTCACAATTTCCGCTTTACGGACGGCGATCTTCCTGCGGAGTTCCTCAACCTTGGCGGTGTTGTCCGTCAGCAGATAGGCGTTCTTCGCGCGTTCCTTGTGGAGATTGTAGGCGCGTTGCTTCAGATTTTCCTTGCGGATGTCAACGATGTAGCCGCTCTTATCCAGCGTGTAGGTGCTGGAAGTGGCGCGGAATCCGTTCCATGTGCGGCGGTGCGGCGCGGTCTTAAATCTTCCGTTCAGGTCGATGGGCTTTTCCTCGTGGGCTTTGATGAAAGCGCGGGACTGGACGATCACGAAGGTTTCAGCATTGCGGGACTTGCGCATATCCTCGAAATCGGACTTGCGCCAGAAGTTGCCCAGGCCATACGCGCGATGCTCGACCTCGATTTTTCCGTGGTTCAGCGTGGCCAGCCGGAGGTCTTTGTGCCAGGTGGAGTGCGGCTCGTGCATCAGGAGCGCAACGGCGTCATTGCGGCTATCCATGCCAGCCTCGTCGATCAGATTTTCCAGCTTGCGAACGGTGAAGTTACCGTCGATGCGGAACAGGGCGAAGGGCTTTTCAAAGTCGAAGCCGACCTCTTGACGCAGGGCGCGGAAAGCCTTGGGATTGATTTTGTTCAGGGCCTTGATGTTCTCGTTGTTCTTCATGGTGTTATCCTCCTTTTATATTTTCCTTAATTGTTCCTTGTTAGGAAACTGGTACACTATCCAGTATGAACCGGATAGCTAACCAGCGCCCTAATCAGCATTTTCCGCTTGCATATCCTGCCAGATTTCGGTTGCCAGCTTGTCGGTATCAGTGCCAGGATTTTCCTTGGCAATGTCCAGCGCCAGGTTTACAGCGTCTACCCATGACCACTTCATGATTTCTTCCTCCTTTACAGTGCTACTTCCATGAACTCGTACAGTTCAGCGTTGCGAATGTGTGCGGGGAACATGTGCCAGCGTTCGCCGTTCGCCAGATTTTCCCCGATGTACTCGCCATATTCGTTCTTCTTGATCTTGAATACCGTGCCAGATTTTCCAGCGTTGCTAGGCATCAGGGACTTGACGATGATGTGTCCGAATGTGCGCGGGATAACGTTGTGTTTCATTGTTCCTTCCTCCTTTACATTGCATTTTCCTCGTCATCCACCCACTCGGAGCCAAACTCAGCAGCTTCCAGAGCGGCTTTTGCGGAGCGCATCAGGTTATAGCGATTCATGACATTTTCCGCTTCCCAGGGGCGATCAGCTTCAATGCAGCGGGTGTACAGGTCTTGCATGTCCTGCATCCTTGCGGCCAGCGCGGTGATGGCCTCGTTCAGTTCATCCGTGGAGATTTCCGCTTTGTAGTAGTGTTTAAACATGGTGTTTACCTCCTTGCTTGTACTCATTGTAACTCCAGCGGGTTAATCTGTCAATAACTAATGACTGATTATTGATTGTAAATTTTCCATTAACCGATGTACAGCCCTTGCTCGTACAGGTCGCCGTCAAGCTCGATCAGTAGGCAGGTGTCGAAGTCGTTACCGAGCGGGTCTTGCCACTCGTCGAAGTCCACGATGTAGAATGTTGAATCAGCGATTGCGTGGATTTTTCCGTGGGATTTTCCAACCAGGAAAGCGGCCAGGATCAGCGCGGCGACGATTGCGATTTTCAGAATCTTCATTGGATTTTCCTCCTATTGTTTAGTAGTGCTATGCACTCTATAGAACGTCGGAGTATAACCCCGGCGCTCTAACAATGCATTGCAGATTAGGCGGCGATATTTTCCACAATGGCGGGATTTTCCATAATCACATTCTCGTTGTAGTCGATCATGATAACGTCCTCAACCTTGCAGCCGATGCAGTTGGCTAAATCTTCCATGATTTCATCGTCGCCCCACTTTACAGAGTAGGTAGAACAGGAATCGTCCAGATTTTCCGAAAGTTCCTTCACCTCGTCAGCGGTCAACTCGACGCCAGCTTCAATCTCAACGGGTTCCATGTAGCAAATCCACTCGGAGCCGGTATTGAAGTAGTTACCTTCCAGCCAATCAACGTCCACGGAGTCAACAGGCTTGCAGCACTCCACCCATTCGCGTTGACAGCAGCCACGGAGGGTAATGATCTCGTACTTCTTGCCGGTCATGAGTTCAGCAGCGGCGACAATGAATTTTTCCTCATCGTCGAAGTCGGCCAGGATTTTACGCCAGCGCTCGAACTCGTCAGCGTCATAATTTCCGCTGGACTTCTTGAAATGGTAGTTAATCAAATCTTCCAGATTGTCGAAGTAGCAGCTTTCCGGTTCTTCGGTCAGCAGGTCGAAATCATCCATGGCCTCGTCCAAACTTTCCTTAATGTCGCCGTAGGTCGTGCCTTCAGTGTGTTCCTTGTACCAACGATTGCCAAAGATGGCAATGTCGTTTTCCGTCAAGATTTCGTCATAGCCCAGCCAGGAGAACTCGGATTCCTGATATTCGGGATTGACCTGCGCGGCGATGTACTTCTTAACCTTCATGATTTTTTCCTCCTTGTTGTTTTGTGCTCAATGCACATTGCAAGGGGTTTGAAGTTTTCCAAACCCTATGCAACATGTACTAAGCGGTTAGGCGGCAGAATTTTCCTCGTCCTCTTCGTCCTCGTCGAAAATTTCCTCAATCTCGTCAATGTCGAAATCTTCCTTGTTCTCGTCCATGTACTCGGCCAGATCATCCAGGTCGATGCAGCTATCCGAGATGTAGTCGAAGCTCACAACCTCGCCGTATTCATCCCAGGTGAAGAAATTTTCCGTCACGTCGAAGTCGGAGTCCAGCTTTGCCACGATTTCAGAGGGCTTCAGGCCATACATCAGATCATCGAATTCGTCCATGGTGTAAACCATATCGTCGAAGTAAGAGACTTCATCGCAGTAGCGGTTCCAGGCGCTAACTACCTCGTAGCTGTCCAGATTTTCCAAAACCTCATGAATCTTGTCGAAGCGCGTCATTGTGATTTACCTCCTTCAAATTTTCCTTGTGTGATTTTGCGCTGCTCTGCGTTTACACGGGCTTGCAACCGTCCTAGGCCGCATTAGCGCCGCCATACCTCGATTCTCTGTAACTATCGAAGCTCTCATTATGGCGTGAATTGCGCTAAATTTTCCAACGCTTGCGTCAAGCGGGGATCACCTTCTTAATCGGTTCTACCTGCGCCATCGTGAAGAAGTGCGCTAACTTCATGAACATCTTCATCTTTTCCAGATTTTCCTCGGGAGCCTCCGGGTTCGGTTCACCTTTGCTCTTGCCAGCTTTCCAGATCATGAAGGAGGCCGCAGCCTTTTCACCGCGCTTGACCTGATAGCCGAGGGCCTTCCAGTGCGCGTAGGTGTGGATCTCTTCCGGTTCGGCCAATTTTTCCACGGTTCCGTCCTTGTGCTCTACCTCGACATAGCGGCCAGTCGTGCCAATTTTTCCGTCCTTCATCAGCTGGACGCGCTCCATCAGGATAATCATGTTGTTAGTCATTGTTTTAACCTCCTTGCTCTTGATGGCTTTATTATACACGATTATTCGTGTATGTTCAATCGGTAAACTACACGATTATTCGTGTATGTTTTTGTGCAGGTTGCCCAAATTTTCCTCGATGGGATAAAGCCTAGGATTTTCCTAGGCGGCGGTCGTGTACTTGCTCAGAAATTCCTCGGCGGTCATCTCAAAGATATTTTCCAGAATCCAGGCCAAACTTTCCAGCTTGTTTTCGTTCGCGCTGGAGCCGTAGTGCCTCCAGTAGATGAAGCGGGAGTCGGCGGACAGGACTTGCCAGAAGAAAGTCCCTCCCAGGCGATGGGGCAAATTTTCCCCAAACACCTCGCCAGCGTTCAGGCGGTCGAAGAGTTCGCGGGTCGCGTTGGTGTACTTCATCGAAAATTCCTCCTTTGTTGTTTGAATGCCCGTGCATTCTATGGAAGGTCTGGAAGTCCAGGCCCTCTAACAATGCGCCAGCTTTTTCCATACTTTGTAATATTCATAGGTGAAGAGCATGTAACCGCCCTCCACCTTTACCACGACTTCACCATGTTGTCTTGCGCGTCGTGCCTCGCGCCGGGTCTCGTAGGTATATCCTGCCATCACTTAACACCTACTTCCTCGAAAGTCACCTGCACCATGGGGCCGTAGTAGTCCACCACGTTTACGGTCACACAGTAGAGGGCATGGTAGATGTGACGGATCGCATCGACGCCCTCGAAGCTGGTATAACAATTTCCGTGCTCAATCTTGTGGGAGATGAAGGAATTTCCGTCAACGCCCATCTCACGGAAGCCCAGGTAGAAAACCCGCTCGAAGCTGGAGTCGCCCACAAGGATAGAGTCGGCGCAGGACTGGATCGCGTCATTGATCGACTCAATGTCATACAGCAGGTCGGAAGAGTAGAAGCGGCACTGTCCAGCGGACTGGATCAGCCACGTAAAGCCCGTGGACAGGTTAATGTCAACCTTGCCATTGCGGATCTCGCCTCGTTCGGTGTTGTGGCGCACGATGTTGAGGGTCTTTACAGCCTCGTCAATGATCCTGATGTTGTTATCCATGGTATTTAACCTCCTTGTGTTTTGTAGCGCTTAACGCTATGGGACAGTCCAAACGGGTCGGGCTGTCCTAACCGTCAAATGCTATCCCATTTTTCTATCATGGACTTGTGGCCTGCTTCAGCGCTCGCCATATCGTTATAACGAGCACAATCAACTTCAGTGTAAGAAGTGATAAAACCGTCACAATCGCAAGGAAAAACCATTGTTTCATACTCGTTATCGTAGACCTCGCGAGTATCAACAACATAACCATGTACCATATCGCGCATGTTGTTACCTCCTTAACCGTTAGATACTCTTCACTTATATTCGATGTGGGTGAATGCTATGGGCTTGCGTTCAGTCTCCCACATGATGCTTTCCTGGTTGAACCTCGCGCCCAGGTCGTGGATCATGGGCAGGATGATGGCCGACTCCACGTCTGCAATTTCAACGCGGATAGAGGGCTCCAGTACGCGGGTGCCGTCGTCGTGCTGGTATACTCCATAGATGCCCTCGGTTAGGATCGTGGCACAAAGTCCACGGGAATTGATGGCGTCAATTATGGCGTCGATGGCTTCAGGCTTGCTAATCTCCTGCTTGTGGGAGTCCTTGTCATACAGGCCAATTGTGATGATGTGCTTTAACATGGTTTTTACCTCCTTGTGTTTTGTGGCGTTGTGCGCCTTGCAAGCTGTACAGAGCTTGAATTTACCATTTTTCGATGTAATACTCGGATCGGGCATCCGTTGAAGTCCAGGCTTCAGTCTGGAAGAATTTGCACTTTTCAACTTTACGGATCGGGCATCCGTGAACGTCGGCGGTGAATTCAACGTCCATCCATACAGGGCCGTTTACCTCGTAAAGCATCGAACCATCAGCAGCGAAGTATTCTTTGTGATAGCGGCCGTATTCGTCCATGCTGGAAGTATCGACTTTCTCAAGTCCACCGTGGCGCTTGAGGTATTCGTTTTTCATCTTGTAAAATTCGCTCATGCTCTTCATCGTGGTTTACCTCCTTTTGTTTGTGGGTCGTGGTGTATTCTGTACAGCTTGCAAGGCGTACACCGTCGCCGGTGTATTGCCTCTTCTCTTCAAAGTCCTTTTTCTCACATCCGTGTTCTGTGTCCTACTTGCAACGCTGGATCATTCATGCGGCTATTACCTACGGAATAAGCGGTTGCCTCTACCCTCCTTTTTCGCTCTCGGATAATACACCCAAATTTAGCTATCCAGTCGCCCCGGCGTCACCCATTGCGTTTTCGGCCGTGTTCACGGTGGAAGGACTTTAAAGAGTATTCATTTTTCAAGTTGCGCGTCGGTTATGCGGCCTAGGAGAGCGTCGGTCGTACGGTCGGAAGTCGTGTTCTAAAGTCGTGGGAGTCTTTCGCGCTGCCGGGGCAGCGGTGAGTCGGTCGGTCGTTTGTGCTCTTCGGTTCGGTCGGTCGTGCTTGCGTTCTTGACTATGGCTGTATTGTAGCACTGTCAACAGTGAATGTCAACAGTGAATTTGATGTTTTAACCGTTTCTTTACACTGTCTACAGTGACAGCATTATTCACTGTCAACAGTGCGCATTTTGCACAAAGAAAAACAGTCCTGGGCTTGTATCGTTTAACAAAAGTATGGTATAATGGGCTGGAAGGGATGCAGGCGACAGAGCAACCGCCTGCCTGCTGCCTGCCACGGTCGGAAGCTGGAAGGGATGCAGGCGACAGAGCAACCGCCTGCCTGCTGCCTGCCA